TTAAAACTGGAGTCGTTTTTGGAATGCTGTCACTTATAATCAATGCACACATTGTGTCCTTTGCAATTTCATATCTGCGTTGTTCCCAAATATCTTCAAAAGAAGTAGTTGTAATTTCTACAGGAGAGTTTTCCCAAGTTATTTCTGGAAATTCATCATTATCTATGTGTAAAAGTTCATCTTTGTTTTCAAATATATGTTCTACCTCATCTTTACGAGGTTTTTCATTATAGATACATAAATAACCACTTTTATCTCTTGCTATCCACATAATTACTTATATTATTTATTTCCACCATCTGTAATATTCTGGAGCTTCGTCCGTAGTTCCGATAAGGTGTTTGGTTTCCTCATTATAAGGAATACAACAATTTGATATTGATCCTACATGCTTACATGGAAAGTCACCTTCTTCATAATCCATATAACCAAAGAAAGAAGGTCCCCATTTTTCATTTGCAAAATCCCTTACCAGTACTTTATCAAATGGTTTCAGTGTATTTGGATCAAAACATTTCTTCTTTTTCTTTGGACACTTCCATGTACTCCAGTCTCTATTCTCTTTAGATGGAAATAGAGTACATTCTGCGCTTTTAAGATCAAAGTACTTTCCATTAGGAGAAAACACTTCTACTATATCATTTGTCGTAGCTACTCGTATCCTATTTGGGCTGAAGTCTACAAATTTTACAGGACCAAATAAAGGAGACCAAAGACTTGTATCTGCTGGACAACCTTCAAGGATTTTTACTAAATTTAAATTCTCATTCATAATATATTTTTATTTTTTAGTGAATAAAAAATCTGCCCAAAGATCTATAAACTGTTCTCCACAATAACTTGCAAGCTCTTCAGTATTAAGGCAAAGTTGATTTCCATATCTTTGTGGAGTATTTTCAAATGGAAAATCACTTTTTAAGAAACGCATTCCATAATAAGAAGTATTATATCTTTCGATGTTTATAAAAATTTTTCCTTCTTTCTTATAATACTCACACTCATCTTCATATAAAAGCTCAAACTTTGGATAATACATAAGATACTCTGGATCTAGAGTAGAATTTTCATTCAAAGCAGCACAAATAACTCTTAATTTTAAATAAGCATTTAAACAATCATCTCCGGGAAATTCACAACTATCACAAGCTTCAACTAAAGGGTGTTGATTTCCAAGAAGTTCTTCTGCATCTTCAAAAGTCTTAATTCTATCAATCATACTTTTTGTTTTTTTAATAGGAATAAAAGTTTCTTTACCTAAAAGTTTTTCTAAGGCATTTGTTGTATTTATTTCCCCAAATTTAGTAGCTATTCTGTACAAGTTTAAGATTTCTTCTTTCTTTATATTCATAATTATTCAGCAGTGTAAGTATTACACCAGTTTAATTTATCTTGTATATATTTCTTGTAATCTTCTTTCCATTTAGTATCAAGTATAGTAACTTCTTTTCCTTTTTCTGAATTTACTAAAACAGTGATGTTTCCATATACTTTACTTAATTCAGATTTAACTTTTTCTAAAGCTCTTTCACTATTAACTAAACGAAGATTATCAGTAGAATCATAGTGCATATAAAAAGAGGATTTACCTATGTCTTTTATCAGAATATCATAGTGTAAATCCCCTAGTTTTGTTTTATATGTCATTATACGAAAATATGTTATTTATGTTGTAAATAAGAAAGTGTATAAGTACCCTTATCCCCAAAGCCTCTATGAAATTAATAGTAGGAAGCCCTATAAGCATAGGGAGAAGTGCATTCCAAAGAAGCATAATACACAAGGCGTAAATAAGTAGGATTATAACTTTTAATCCTATTCTAAACAAATTCATTTTAAGCATTAAATTTAGATTTAAATAACCAACGATTTAATTTAGTATCTTTAAGTACGGCAGCATCTGTTTCCAAATCAAAATAACCTAAAATGATTATAAATACAATTGGTAACAGAGTGTTTATTACCGGAACAAAAAAGTTCAAAGCAAATAAAGCAAACCAAAACTTATCTTTAAATGTAATGTTATTACATATATAAAGAAAAAATATAAGGCCTATGATATAAAAGAAAATCATTTTATTTTGTTTTATAAATTAAAGTCAAATTATTAGAAGAAACCTCTACGATTGTTCCTATAGGTAGTTTCCATCTAAGTATTTTTTTATAAATACTTTTCAGAGAGCAAGTAGCTGGAAAATAACAACATCCCCACGTTTTTACTATGCGTAAATCATAAAAACTTTGCCATTTATCTGTTTTTTCATTATAAATGAAGTTTTTAATACTTACATAATAACAATGGTATTTATTTCTTTCCAACTTACCTTTTTTAGAAATAAGTTTTACTTTAGTAGACTGAGAAGTATCAATAGTGTCATATTCAGAAACTCTATTCTTAATTGCTTTATAAGAGTCTCCATATTGTTCTTTTAGACGATTTTGTATAATATCTAAAGGACAATATCTTATAAGCCAAACATCCATAAAAACAGGAGTATTCCAAAGTATAGCTTCATATGCTTCTTTATATGTGAGAGCTTGTTCTACTTCTTTATTCCAAAGTTCTTTTGTTACTTCTGGCCAATAAATATACTCATAAGGAGAAAATACATTTCCATAGTCATCTGTAACTTCTCCTATTTGTTTACACCATTCAATGACACTTTTATAATCTTCAAAAGTCTTTATATAAGTTTTGTCTATAGCTGCCATAAAAAATAAAGGGAGAATAGATTTCTCCATTCTCCCCAAATAATATTACAACCTAATACACTGATAACGTTCAGAGTTTACTGTATCTAGCATTATTTGCATAGGAGTAAGAACCTCTCCTTTCAAAAGATGCGTTAAGATACTTGGTGAATATCCGGAAACAAGTGCTACATTCTTTTCATCTTTTTGTACAGGAATATTATTTAATCTTCCATTAACATTCCAGAAAATAATAGTAGGCATCTCATATCCAGAAGCTGCATATTTTTGTTTAATAGCTTCAAAGTTTGTATACTCTGGTGACGCATCGTCTAGTTCCATGTCACTGATAATCAACAACTTAGTAGGCATATCTTCTTTTGGAACTTCATTCATAACAGCTCGTTTCAAAATAAGATCAAATACTCGTCGCAGATTAGTATTAAATCCCCATGAGCTTGTTCTTAATTGAGCAAAGCGTTCATCTATACTTCCAGTAAGTTTAACAAACTCCGGACATTGGGAAAAAGTGATAATACAATCTTTAAAGTCTCCAGTATTTCTTTCTGAGATATAACAACCCAAAGATACAGAAATATTCATAGGAAGACCTATCATAGAACCAGAAACATCACATATAGGCAAAATGTTTTCATTACAATCTTGCATATAATTAGGTAAAGCATTCCACAAAGCTCTTGTTACATCTCTTTTTTTATCTGTCATGTAAGAAGCAAAAATTTCATGTGGATAAAGAACAGAAGCATTTATTTTCTCCTTTCCTTCATTTACTTTATCTATATATGTTTTATAACGTTCTGGATCATGCTTAAGGAATAATTTAGAGTATCTAAGCCCAGCGAGAGACGGAACTGAAGAATACTCTATTTCTGACCATTTATTAGCACACATAAGCTGTTCCACAACTTGTGTTTTATATACTATGTAATGGCGAAAATCCCTAGCAGACATGTGCATTAGATTTCGCAAATAACCAAACCACAGTCCTTTACGTGGACAGTATTTAGCACACAAAGAATGATCATTTTCATTCTTTAAAGTAGCGATAATAAAATCGGCTATCTCTTTAGTTGGAGAAAGTTTAAAAAGATCCTTCCAATATCCAAATTCTGGAATATATTTTAGGACTTTTGAAAATTCTGGGCTACCGGAAAGAACTTTAATAACTTCTTGGAAAGTTCTTCTTGCTCCAGCTCCTCCTCTACAATCTCTACTCCAAAAAAGAATACGTAATGCAAGTTGTGCATCTTCTTTATATGCTTCCCAAAATAGCTCAGAATAATCATTATGGCAGCCTATAACAAAGAAGAGATCGAGACATTTGTTAAGAGATGTCTTATATGTAAGGGCACCGTTTTTAGTATACCCCATGTCAAGAGATTCGACTAATTTGTTCATAAAAAATAAAAAGTATAGGAGAGAGACTTTATGTCGAAATAGTGTGTCTCTCCCCTATACAATGGTCTAAAAAACTAATCATTTGCAAAAAGGAATGCTGAACTATTTCCAAAAAAAAACCAGGCTGAAATTATGAATCACAAATTCTTTAATGAAATGCTGTATAATCAACCTTAAAAAATCAGATTACTATAAAAATAATTTTGCAAAAATCAATGCTCTAAATTAAAAATTTAATGCTGAAGTAATCTTTAAAAAGTAATCTTAAAAAACAGGTTACATGAGTAAAAAAAAATAAAGTGGTACTTTAAATATAAATGCTGAAGTAACCCAAAAGTAGTACTCGGAATAGGAGTCAAACCTATATAACAACCGGAGAGGAAGTTGTCCTAATCATTAGACGATCCGAGCATAAAAGAATTATCCTATAAAAGGAGTAGAAAGAGCAGTAGCTTCTTTATCAAACTGATTATAAAGAAACCACTCATAAGCACTACGAAGATCAATTTGGTAGCCATTAAGGAAATATCCTCTTGCAGTCTTTACCAATTTACCTTCTTTATGCTTAGAAATCCAAGACTTGTACTGTGACTCTGGTTTTCTAAGAGTTTTCTCAGAAATAATAGAGTACTTGTCATAAAGCAAATCGCCTTTCATATTAAAAAGTTTTTAAATAGTCATCAATTCCAGTAAGAGTTTCGTTTATAAGGTCTTTTATAAACCATTCATCTCCATCTTTTGTAAAAACATCGAAATCTCCACAATGTGCATAATCCCAACCTATCCAAGTTCCTTTATAACCAGGAAGATTCCCAGCAAGTGTAACCCCTCCATGAACATCTAAGCCATGAAAATCATCGATGTCTATATCAGCTTTAGGTTCTTCTGTAGAGATTTGGAAATAACAACATGGCCAAAGACCGTAACTGATAATAACAAAAGGGATGTCTTTATACACATCTTCCATTAAAATTTCTTTTTCTCGAAGATGAGAGTAAACCATTTCTTTAATCATAATGATGAAAATTAAATTTAGTTGAAATATTAGGATTCGGACCTAAACTGCCAGAACCAAAATCTGAAGTGCTAACCATTACACCATATTTCAATATTAATCTAATGTGCCCCAATTACACTATATCACCTCTGTTACCTGGTGATAGTGGGAATTGAACCCACTCTTTTAGATTATAGTGTAATTCACAATTAACGATTGTAAATTTGTTTCCTTTTTTGTCTGTAAAACTCTCTCAGACTATTTGTAAGCTGAGAATCCATAAAACGATCATAAAATTGTTTTATCATTACTCTTGTTACATATAATTGAGGAATAGTATTACAGCTTGTTATACAATGCAAAATTTTATCATAATGCTGATAAACAAGATCTGCATTATAGCGAGGTTTTTTCTTCCAAAAGCACATCTTTAAATTCAGTTAAAGGGCAAATACAAGTAACACTAAACCTATCGTCTGGTACAAGAATGTACATAGGACAGATATATTTAAAGAAAGCTTCCTCTTTAAATGCGGCTTTCTCTTTCTTAGAATCAGAGTCTTTATAAAAAAGAACTCCAGAACGCTTATAAGTAACTACGGCTTGTTTCCAATTATAATTACCTAAGTGATAATAGAAACCATCATCTACTTTCAGATTATGATAATTATAATTAAAATCACCATATCCAAAATAAAAATGATATTTTCCATTTACTTTTGGAGGAAGAAGTATTTCTAATTCTTTATTAGAAACTAAAGCATCAGAAACATCTTTTAATGCAGTGTAAAATAAAGGTTGCATAAAATTATCGTTTGTTTACATTACCTGATTTTTTTCTAAATTTTCTTTGGAATAATTAGTTTTCATTTTTATAAAAAATTATTTAGTGGCCCGTACGTGATTTGAACACGCACTCCAAATGCTTGGAAACGGTTTTTAAGACCGTTTTGTCTTGAATTTTGATAAATTTTTATTTATCTTCGGACTATATCTTCTAGTGCTCCGTCTAGTCTCTACACTTTCCTTAAAAAGGCTTAGCTCGGTATTACCACTACTTACCATTTCTGGTATATCAGGCTTTCTTAGTCAGCTTATTCGTACAAAAATGTCTTATCTAACTGATACCGAATTTGAAGCAATTCATTAACATTGTAATGGGCAGACCTCTACCAGTTCCAACAACGGGCCGAAAAAAAAATAAAAAATAATTACTCCAAAGAAACTTTAAAAAATAATAATCTCGAAAGCATTATATACTTCAACACAGACTATTATACATTATGTTTAGCAAGATTAAACATAAATGTAGTGTTTTAAGATAATCAGCGTCTTCTACTGAATAGTTTCTATATTACACAATTATTTATGAAAACTAATAAAGTTCAATAATGCGACCATAATTAACTCTTGCAGTTAAAGATGGATTTTAATACAAATATGAGAAAAATATTTGAACTAGACAAATTTAATCGTAATATTGAATTACTTCACCTCTACCTGCTAAAAAACATCCAAATGCAACTAAAGTAAGAAGAATACAAAGAACAAGTTTAAGAACAAAATGTTTATCGTTATCTTCTGGTTTAACTGCATATGCTAATCCACCAAAGATTAAGGCTAATAAGAGCATTTTATATTGTCTATAATGTTGTATGAAAGAGCATCTTCAGGAGACATCCAAAAGTCTCTATCCATGTCTGTAAGAATTGTGGAAATAGATTTATTGGTATGTTTACTTAAGATTTCTGCAAGTGTTTGTTTGTTCTTTTCGAGTAATTTAGCTTGAATAAGAACATCAGAAGCCTGTCCAAATGCTTCTCCAGATGGCTGGTGAATCATTATGGAAGAATGAGGGAGAGCATATCTTTCTTTACCCGCTGAAAGAAGAACTGCTGCCATAGAAGCTGCAAGTCCTACACATATAGTGTTAACAGGCGATGAAATATACTGCATAGTGTCATAAATAGCAAGTCCATCAGTTACATAACCTCCTGGAGAATTTATATAAAAGTTTATAGGGGTTCCTGGAGCCTCAGACTCCAGGTAAAGAAGTTGTGCTATTATAGACGAAGTGATTTCAGGCGCCACGGGCTCTGTGAGAAAAATTATGCGATTTTGAAGGAGTTTGGAGGGAAGGGAAAGTTCCACTCCAAACTCAGAAATGCCCACGTACGATGCATTAGCGTTCATTTCCTGCCTCTTCTTTAATCATTTTATGACCCGGAATTGCTGCAATTTCAGTCAATCTAAAAGGGGTGGAGAGACGAAATTCATCGACATGATATTTTTTTGCAAGTTGTTCTTCTTCTTTAGTCATCGGCCGAGTAAAGTCACGGCGATAGATTGTAATTCCTTTCATTATTTTGAGATTTTGTAGCCTCTAAAGGCAAGTTCACGAATTATTGATTTATCAGAGAATTGTGAGAGTCTAGTAGGTCTAACCTCATTATCTATAAGGTTAATAATCATCTTCTTAGATGGCTTTGTAAGTCCACTACGATATTTCACTTTATTTCCCTGTTTTATAAGGATGTGACAGTCTATGGCTACGGATTTAATTCGAGACACATAAGCTGGAGAGATAGAAGCACCTTTAAGAAGGTCTTCAAAGGACTGAAAGGTATTACAATGATGTAGATACCCAAACACTTTAGTAAGGAGAGAGATTGTGGCTTCATTCATCCTAGATGTAGAGGGAGCCGATTTAGATTGCATCTAATTTCTCGTATATTTGTTGAAGAAGTGGAGAAGACAATAGATCTTTTCCATTATTTGTATATATTGACCCGTCTGGAGACGAGAATACTTTCGGAAGATTATTTTCCTCTATATAATCACAAGCTTCTTTACGTGAAAGTTCTTGGATTGTAAATGCATCTGATTCTACAGATAAGAGGAAATACTGAACGTTAGAGATACCTAGAAATCTAACTTTTGTTTTGAGGATATATTTCATAAATCGCGATTAAGTATAGTTACGATTAAGTATAGTATTAAGTATAGTTCGTTGAAAAATATAGCCAATGGTCTGAAAAATATAGCCAATGGTCAGGTACTTTTTAGCCAATGGTCTGAAAAATATAGCCAATGCCCTGAAAATAGGGCATAAAAATAGAAAAATATTTTTATATGTTCATTTTATTTCCTACATTTGCATATGATTAAAAATATGAAATATGGAAACAAATAAACACACAACTACACAATTTGTAGTTCTTCCAAAGAAAGAAAATGGAGAATTACTACAAAAATATGAGATCTTGGTATATGTAGCACTTAGGCGATATATGAATAAAACTACAATGAAAGCATATCCATCTTTAGATAGAATTCAAAAAGATACTGGCTGCTCTATACCAACAATTAGAAAGATAATACAACAAATTGTAAATAAAGGATATATGTCTGTCGAAATAAATCCTGGTATTGGAACAATCTATACTTTTAATAACGAAAAGTCCTTTGAACCTTTTAGTTATGAATTTTTAGATAATCCTGAGTTAACAAAAGCTGAAAAACTACAAATTCTTTGTACTCAACAGTTTATGTTTAAAGAAAATGGTATTGGAAAAGTCTCTTATTCAGATAATGAATTAGCTGAAAAAACAGGACTTAATCGGCATACAATAGCAAAAACAACTTCTTCTCTTATAGAGAAAGGTTTTGCTACTCAAGTTACACTTAAGACTAAAAATCCAGAAACAGGTCTAATAAACAAAGAGACTATATATAACTTAAATAAAATAGGGCAAGCCATAGTTTTTGCTTTAAATGACCATGAATGGCGTATTTCTGAAACAGAAAAAGAAATCGCAAGTCTTAAGAAAGATAAAGAACTTCTTCTTAGAGAACTTGAAGAACTTAAAAAACAACTCTTACCAAGAATACAAAAAGAATATCCTTTTTAATTTTCTTTCTCTTTATATGTTTGCTAATTAGATTAGAAGAGAAAAATACACAACTGCTTTTAAATCAGTTTCTTAACAAAAAAATATGGTTGTTTTGAGCTAACTTTTGGTTGTTCTGAGCTAACTAACGACTGTTTTGAGCTAACTTTGTTTACTTTTTTTTAAACTTTGTTTGTTTAAGTTGTAAACTTTGTTTATTTTTGTATAAACAAAAGATTATTTTAATTAAACAAAATTTAAAAATGTCTAAAAAGTACACAACATTTTCTTCCGAAAGAACACTTTATGATGAATGCGGAAGAGCGAGAGTTCAAACTATCGAAAAAAAGATTAATTTCAAAGTAGATGACGAAGATAAATTTTATATGACCTTCGTTAACTGTGTGGGTTGAATGTATGGAATCAAAAGTATTACTCCTTTAAAAGTTCTTTATAAACTTTTAGAATTTGCAGAATGAGAAACAGGAAAAGTATCACTTTCTCCGGGAAGACGAGTTACTATTATGGAAGAACTTGGAATTAAAAAAAGTTCTTTTACACAAGCACTTAATCAACTCATTGAGAATAAAGCTCTTTTTCAAGAAACTGTAGTAAACTCTTCTACAGGAGAAATTAAACCAGTAAAAGGAGATTATACTATTAATCCAGAAATGTTTTGGAAAGGAGATTTAAAGAAAAGAAAAGATTTAATTATCACTTTTCAATCTTCTTATGAAGATCCCTCTCTTTCACAAGATCCTCCAAAATATTAATAAAAAAGAATATCCTTTTTAATTTTCTTTCTCTTTATATGTTTACCAATAATATAAGAAGGGGGAAAACTAACAAAACCCTATAACTTTCTGAGAATCTGTAAAATACCGAGATGTACATTTTTTTATGTACACCACACATGAATAATATTCATGTGACATGAACATTTTACATGTGACATGAATATTTTACAAAAAAAAATGTAAATTATACATATTCATTTGTTTTTGTACAAAAATTTTTGTAACTTTAAATAAAAAAATTATGCCAAAATTACAACAAATTGTACAACGGGAAATTGTAGATTCCCAAACCGGAGAAGTAGTAAAAATAGATTCTTCGAGAACTTTTACTACCAAAGTGACAGAAGATTCTTTTTATATGACTTTCATAGACTATGTTAGTCCTTTATTTGGATTAAAGCCAGAAGGTGCTAAAAATCTTCTCATATGGATGTGTCAACATGCAGAGTTTAATACAGGAAAAGTTTCCCTTACTACTGCTGATAGGAAAGAGATTCATACTACATTAGGATTAGCTACTAACTCTATTAGTAACTATCTTAAAACCTTAAAAACTCTTAAACTTATTTCTGGAGAGAACGGATCTTATTTAATCAATCCCCAAATCTTTTGAAAAGGAGATTTAACTGCTAGAAAAGATTTATTAAAAAATACAGAACTTCGTATTACTTTCGATCTTTCTTAATAAAACAGTATTCTACACCAAAATTTTTCCTTATATGGAAATTAATAAAAAAGCCCTTGTTATCACAACGAGGGCTTTTTTGTTACTACTGTGGCATATATGAACGAACTACAATACATTGCAAACCACATAAAAAGGCAAACCAAAAGCGTCACAGTAGTATTTAATTTCAAAATAGGCATCACCCTCAATATCTAAACACTGAGTAACTTTAAATACTCCAGCGTTAGATATGAGGGTATTACCTTCTAGATGCCCGTAGACAGTCATTACTCAAAGATAACCTCTGAGAATGACTGAGGACGAGTTTCTCCTTCGATACGCTGACCAGTCTGCTGATCAAACTTCGCCATCTGATGTACCTTCATAGGACCACCTTTAATGGTCTTACCTCTCCAGATAGCATATACCTCTCCGAAGTTAGGACACTTCATATTTATCTCTTGGAACTTACCGATAGGATCACCCTTTGCATCTCTACGAGTGAACCAGCCTACTGGAAGCCATGAAGGTTTCCCGTTCCTCTTTACGCCTACATAATAGGCTACAGGAGAGTTAGCAGTGTTACGAATCTTCTGACTGATAACCATAGGCTCATCATCGAAGAATTCGACAACATCATCTGTGTGAAGAGCAAATGCTCCATTATTTGCTCCGACTTCTTTCAGCTTATCTGCTGCGATAGTTGTTACTGGCCTTTCATTACTTCCTGCCAGTATAGGAAAATTACTTACTTCAAGCATTTTTACTTAAATTAAATATTAAACTTCTTGCCGAGTTTCGTCTTAATTTTCAAAGACTCTTCAGAGTGCTCAGCACTGACTCGATATACCTATTATTATATACGCACGCGCGCGCGATAAAAAAATATTTGACATTTCCAAATATTTTTAAAAAAATCCCAGAGAAATTTTTCCCTGGGATTTCTTTAGATCTCCGAGATGGTTATACCTGTCTTATACAAGTAACAAACCTCATCGTCAATAATTGCATAGTCTGCTTCTGGACATTTTGCAAGAAGCTGCTCTTCAGTTACTTTCATATCATCCTGCTTCCATATAGTAGCTACTACTATGGCTTCATGAAAACATACAAAAGTTTTCGGAGAACAATAAAACCTTTTAAAAAGCATATTCTTCTCTTCCCAAAAAGCAACACTCTTTTCCCAAGAAGCATCACTCTCTTTGGTATTAACCCAACAAACGCCATTCAAAAGAAGATTTTCTCCCTCTTCTTTAAGAGCCTCTTCAAGAGTTGTTCCATTGTCTTTTAGGTATTTGATAACCTTGTTATAAATACCTTGGTAGACTAACCATGTCATTACTTGATCTACTGTCTTCATAATAAAAAAAAGATTAAAAATCAAAGAGTATCTCACGACAGTCTTTGACTTGGACCAATCAACAAACATTAGTAGCGGGAGATGGATTCGAACCACCGACCTCCAGTTTATGAGACTGGCAAGCTGACCTCTGCTCTATCCCGCTATAAAACCCTATTATGTATGCATCCACAATAGGGGCGTACTCCGTTATTAGCTGACGAACTAATGGAGTACCCACTTATAGGAGTCACCTATAAGTCCTCAGAAGGTAACATGACCCTTTACAACACCCTTCCTTATGTTGTAAGAGACCCCAAAGCTACACGTCTCTTTGGGAAGACTTGTGACCCGTATTAACCCAACGAGCAAGGGTTACATATGGAGCCCGGTTAACCTACATATACCGGAAGTTTTAATCACTACTACACTACGCTCCAATCATGTAGTAGCTAGTTTTTTAGTAATGATAGTGTAGTGACCACGTGCGGAAAATCATTCAATCTCCGTGGTGTACTACGCTAAGTAGTGTATGGGTCTTAGTCAATAAGGTGTTGCTAAGAGGATGTGCCTCTTGGTTGGGTCTTAGTTATTTTGGAAGAAAAAAGAGAGAGGGTTTCCCCTCTCTTTTTTCGTTAGGCTTCCTTCAGCATCGGGAAGTCACGGTCCCTATAGACACGCTCTTTCTCGGTGCTTTTCAGCCAGTCGATGCCCTGGCCGTGGAAGATGCTGACGGTAAAGGTCTTATCCTTGAGCAGCTGATACCGCTCGAAGTCGCTGGCGCATTGAACCAGCTTCTTCATGAAGGGATATTGGTCTATCCCCTCTAGACCCTTCGGGAAGGTGGCGAATGTACTCATTGAGAGTGCCACCTCCTGGCCATTCACCTCGGCCTGTATGGAGACCGAGATCAACGGCTTACCGTTACGGGTTCTCTGCTGCCCGTTCTCATCGAGGACAGGCTTTGAGAAAACCCGGTCTCCGAAGACGATCTTCTCGTCTCCGAAGAACTTGAATCCGCCTTTGTTGTGGGAGTTGCGGAGTACGGACTCCCGGTCAGCGTCGGCCACTATGGTCGCGCCAAACGGTACGAATTGTTCGTTCATATCCCTAAGAAGAGAGTCTTAGTTATTTAAAGAAAAATAAAATAGGGTTTCCCCTATTTTATTTCTGTCCAGGACTCTTGCCACTCTCCACCGTTGGCGGAATACTGAGCACGCATATATTGCTTTCCTTCCTCAACGAAATAAGAAAGGAAAGCAGGATTGTCCTCTTTAATGTGGTCAAATGTCGTAATAAGATCTTTGATCTCAATTTCTTTGTTCTCCACCAATCTCTTAGATGGAGAACGAAATTCACAATGATATAGTACTCTCATATCTAATTAAATTTACTTACGTATAAGGAGAGTCTTAGTAAATTTGATTTCCTAAAATTTTGGAAAGGTAAGCAAATTGAAATCGATTTTCCCTTTCATTAGGCCCCGGGGTGTTTTTAGTAGAGTGTCTCTCCTCGTATAACATATCCTCATCCCTCTTTACAAGCCATTAAGTCTAGTTCATTAAATCTATTAAGTATATTAAATATATTAAGTATAGTTAGTTATCAATTTATTTTCAACTCATATTAATTTATTTAATTGGTTTTTTATGTTTTCTTATTTGTATTTAAGAAAAATAAGTATTAAATTTGAAGGTGCAAAGGGGGGGTTTGACAGTTATATAAGACTTTTGACACTCCCCCCCTTGCAGTATAAAATCTTTTTCACCTTTAAATTTAATTAAATTATTATGAATCAAACAATTAATGTAAAACCAACTTCCAAATTTCTTTCTGACGAGCTTTCTAAGCTTCCCTCTAGATGTCTTTTTAACAAAGGTATTACTGGTTGTGGAGGAACTACCTTGGAGATAGAAAGTAAAAGAAACTCTATTATATTAGTACCTAATATAAATCTCGTATTAAATAAATGTGCAGCATATAAGCAGTTAATCGGAGTATATGGCGAGATTTCTGAATCTGATTTGTCTCTTGCTTTACAGGCTCGTTCCAAATATAAAAAACTAATAGGAACATACGATTCCCTTCCTAAAATTCTTAATGTACTTGGAGAAAAAGCTTTTGACTACTTTTTATTAATAGATGAGTATCATATTCTCTTTAATAGCTATTCATTTAGATACAAGCCTATAAAGTATATATTAGATAATTATTCTAAGTTTAGAGATTTTTGTTTTATGACTGCTACTCCATTAGAGGATTTTAATATTCTTGAAGAAATTAAAGATCTTCCTCGCATTACTCTTACTTGGCCACAGGCAGTTAAAATGAAAATTACAATTAGAAGTACTTACTTTACAACAAAAGAAATTCTTAAAGAGGTAAATAAGTGTTTATCAAAAGATTATAATTTGCATATATTTATTAATTCCATAAACACAATCCGAACTATCGTAAAAGATCTTAAAGATGTTAATTTTCGTACTATATGCTCTAAAGATGCTGAAAATAAGGATCTTCGTTCTGGTGGACAATTAAAGGTTTCTTCTATTAATTCCCCTGTTTGTAAACTTAATTTTTATACTGCTACTGCTTTTGAAGGGGTGGATATATATGATCCAGTAGGTAAAACTTTAATAGTTTCAGATACTCATATAGCGCAAACTCTTATAGATATTTCTACACTAATGATACAAATATGCGGAAGATTGAGAGATTCGGCATATAAAGATGAGGTGTTATTTATATGTAATACCAGTAATCATAGATATATGCATTATAAGCAAGAATCCGAGTTTATGATGGATTCTGATAAACTTAGAGATGAGGCTGTTATATTTGAAAGAGATATTAATAAGAGTTCGATAGTTACACAAAACAAACAATATGATTTATATTGTGGTGATCCGGAAAATTACCATATAAGATATTTAGGAGCTAAATCAAATAAGGTTATATATGATCCTAATCTTAAAAAGATAGATATACAGAATTTTAATATTATTACTAAAATATTTAATAATACCATCAGCGTTATTAAGAATGTTACACAGCAAGAAAAATGTGAAGTTAAAATAGAAAATAAAGAACTTTTAAAAACTCTATATAAACAGTTACCAGCATTAAAAGTAACTTATGCAGAAATAAGTAAAATACTTCTTCCTATTTATTTTAATAATAAAATTATAGCGGACTCCGTGTTAAATTCAATTTCGCAATACTATACTAAAAGTATGAATAGAATCAATGGTAAGAGAGTTAATATTTATGATTTTACTCCTTTAAAAGCTATTTCTATATATTTGGAATCATAAAATTTTTATAGTAACTTAGCATTTATTTAAAACATTACATTATGATAAAATACTTAAAAACTATAGATATTCCTCAAAGTGTACATAAATATGAAGAGGATATTTTACCAGATTACACTTCCTTATCCGCCTCCAAAGAGTATACTCTTCCAAAGATTACAACTCCAATAACAAGTAAGGCTTATACAACAACTTCTGGTTTAGCTACTATACAGAGACCTACTGCTCCGAAGCAGTCCAAGCGCTACACAGATAGAGATGAATTTGTTTCTGACTTATATGCTGCTTACTCTTCTGCTTTAAATGCTAAAGGACTCGATCCTTCTTATGCTTATATGCTTGTTGCACAGGATGCTTTAGAATCTGCTTATGGAAGTAAGTATAGTGGAAATTATAATTATGGTAATATTACTGCTATAGGAGATCAGTCTTATACAATGGGAAATGATAAAGATGGTCTTGGAAATACTATTTCTCAGAAATTTAGAAATTATAACTCTTTAGATGAATGGGTTAATGCTAAAATCGACCTTTTAAATGGAAAACGATACAATGCCTTTACTGGAGATCCGAATCAATTTTATGATCGAGTAAAAGCTGGTGGTTATGCCGAAGATCCTAATTATGTTAAGAAGTTAACAGATACATATAAAGTAATTAAAGCTGGGCGTGGAACAGGTTTACCTCAAGTATTTGGTAAAGCCATTAATGCTGTAGGGAAGATTACTTCTAGACCAGCTTCTCTTATTATGGAGGAATTGTATTCTGGAATAGATCCAGAGACACTTACTCCTCAGCATATAGGCTTTATACAACAAGACTTTAATTATACTCCGCCTATAATTTCTAAATCCGTATGGGAATCTTTCTTAGAGAGACCTACAAGAGAGCAAGATGATATTGTTAGAATGTGGTGAGGGGAGAAATATTCTTCTTTTAAGAGTCTTTCTCAATATCCAAAAGACTTAAATAAATTTAAAACGTGAGTGGAAACTTATGCCAATAATAAATAATGCAAAATTTATAGCCCAAAAGTATTTAAAACCTTCTGGGAAAATAAATGTGGAAAATCTTTTAGAAGACATTAATAATGGAAGATCCGCTGCTATTAATTTTTTAAACTCTGAAGTTAAATGAAATTCAGATAAAAATAACAGTAGGATAGCGAAAAGAACAAGGTTTCCTAATTTTAAACCTTTTTATATGGGTGGTGTTCGTGCCCGAATTCCTATGGAAAAACCAGAAGAGCCTTTTGTTAAAAACTCTGTTTGAGTAGGAGGAAAACAGGATGGGTATTTTTTATACCCTGGACTTATAGAGGATAGTGCTCTCGGTAGAACATATACTTCGAGAAAATTTCCTTACCTAGATCAAATGTATATTTCCACTTTGGGAGAACCTAGCCATACAGCTTTTCATGAAACTTTACATAGAGGAGGGTATGGAGATGTGCCTTCTGAACTACAAACTCCAGAGACTCTAGATTCCTATGCAGATACTAAAGCGTTTTATCTATGAAAGACAGATAAACTTTTAACAGACGAAGGTTTATTAGATCCTTATCTCTCAGATCCAGCTGAAGCTGCTGTTAACGCCTTGCATATAGGAAGAGAACTTAATCTTCCGATAGGAACTAAGTATCCTGGAAAGCAGGCTGCTTTAAGGTTTTTTGAGGATACTTCTAATAAGGACGGGCTTGCGACTCCTTTCTTAAATAGCTATAATTGGAAAAAGAAACCAAAACGAGTTTGAGATGCTATTACTGGGAGATATTATTTGATCCCTTTAGCTATCGGAGGAGCTGTTAGTAAGAATGAATAATTCTATTTTTTATAAATTTACACCTAAAACAGCAGAAGATTATTTGCTTATTTTTAATGACCCCCTTCTTACTTTTATGAGTGGTATTTATCCTCATTCTTTTTCAGATCCATTACAAATAATAAAAGATAAAAAAGATTTAGAATTTCTCGCTTCTTTAGAAGAACGAGGACTTGTAACCTTTTTTAAAAATAAGGATAAAATTTCATTAAAAGAAATAACAAATATTTAAAAAAGAAAACCCAGGCCTATTGGTCTGGGTTTATTTGTTTAATAAAATTAATATGTATATCAGCTATAGCTTGTCTACCAGCTTCGCTTTGTAGTATTTTTAAATCTGATCTATTATCATAAAATAAATTTTCTGTAAGTATAGCGGGGCATTTAGCCTTATAAAGCAGTGTAAAGTTTTCTTCCCAATCTGGATCTCCATCACTATAATCAGCTCGCATTTTACTTCCTAACTTAGGTATTATTTTCTCAGCCTCTTTATATATGAGAGTAGCGTATTTATCACTATTTGTTTGTCCTTTAGTTGTATATACGCTTCATCCTTTACCTGTCATCCACTGACTACCATTACCCGCTGCATTTGCATGTACTGAAATAAGTAAACAATTTCCAGCACCATATATGCTACAGTAATTATTAACTCTCTTTGCTCTTTCACTTAATGGTACATCAAGTTCTAGTTCTGGAGTTATTATATGAAAATCTATTTTATTCTTTGTCAAACCTTCTGAAATACGTTTAACTATATCTCTATTAAATTCGTATTCAAAGAAAGAGCTATCTGGACTTCTTTTTCCTTTAGTACTCTTTGCATGACCATTATCTAGTAGTATTATCATTTTTCTTTGGTATTAATCCTACGGCTCCCATAGCACCAACTACTTTAGCAACTTCTTTAAATGCTGGAATAAGTTTCTTTAATCCTTTTTCTCTAAAAGTTGCACTTGGTATTCCAGAAGAAGCTAAAAAGTCTCTATTTGTTCTTTTTTGTATTCTAGATCCGATTTGTTTAGAATAGGATAGAGATTTCCAGTCTATAGGAGATTCATCTATTAAAGTATTTAACTCTTCTATTGTAGGAGCCCTCCCATTATCTTCCCAGAACTTATTATATAAATCTCATCTTCAAGCAGTTGCGGTAGCTGCAATTTCAGCTTCTGGATCAAGACTTCCTTTTATTTGCTTTGTATCCCATTCTAAAGGAGCCATAGTATTTCTTTCTTCTTGAGTATACATAGGCTTTTCTACCACACTTACATATTCTCTTTTAGGAGTTAAACCTCTATTTGCAGGAACCGAATTGTTATAGCCATATAAGTTGTTCGCTAAATCATATCTTGTTATATGATGAAGTTCGTGGGCTAAAGTAGTATCATTCCAACCATTACTTAATTCTATATAAGGTAAGTCTGTAGGAATTACTAAGTTTAATCCTGGATATAAATCTACAGGAGCTGGTTGAGCATATCCTCTAAAATTGGGGTTATCTACTTCATATACAGTTAATCCTACTAAAGGAGTTTTATAATCATTTTCTACTTTAGATGCTATATTTTCTGGAAGATTTAATCTTGTTAAACTTTGTTGAGTTCTTTTTAATGCATCTTGAGCGAAGAACTGTTGCATTCTAGGCCAGTAAGATAATTTAGTTACATCTATTATTTTTTCATTTTTTAGCTTGTATTGCAAAATTAGCTCTCTTCTTTTGTAGAGGAGAGGCATCTGGGTCATTCATTACTTTATGTGCATATTCTTGTACTCCCATTCCGGCTTTCTTTGCACTATCTGTAAATTTTCCTTCGTTCTTCTTCTTTATATGTATTCCGGATTTACCTACTTCCACTCGTTTTAAAATTCCTCCTTCCTTTTTTCTAGAAATACCTACATCTTCGGAACCAAATTTATTATCGATTACTCTCGTAGCAGCCTGAGTAGGCCATAAATATTGCACTTCAGCAGCAGGAGTTCCCGATTCTCCTACAAATATAGGTCCGTAGGTTCCTCTAACATTTATAACTCCAGCATTTTTAAATGCAGTAGATACAGCATCTTTATCTATATGGAAGAGGGTCTTAGGATATTGTACTTTATATGCAGCATAAGATAAATCTGGAAGCTTAGATTGAAATAATAGTTTAGTAAAAAACTTTGGATTTTGTCATGCTGCTGCGAATTTTCCTCCTAGAGGTCCAGAGGATAGATTAAAAGGGGTGTTAGGGTCCACTATGAACTTTGGAGAAGGTAAACTCATTATATTATCGTTCATAAAATTCCATAATCGTAAGGCATAAGTAGGTTTACTATAGTCTCCAGGCAACATTCATGGATTAGGGCCTTCTCCAGTAAAAGGATGAGCATCTGCTATTGCTTTTTGTAATATAGGACCCATTTTAGCAAGGGTGTCATTTCTCTCAGAAAAATGTGCAAAAGAACCTTTTCCTTCGGATTTAATAACAGGTGCCTCTTCTCCAGTTAAGTTTTTATATTCTAAAGCAGTATGAATTTTAGTAGTAGGATTTAAAGGCTCATCATTTTCCTTAATCCAATTATCTCTATTTTCAGAAAAAGTAACAGGTCTTCTTACGACAAATGTTTCTCCCAAATTTCAAGAAGGTTTAGTGGATACATAATAAGTCCCTTGGTCATCTTTTACATCAATATCTGCTCTTCCACCTTTAGTAGTATTAAAATCTAAATATTTAGTAACTAATTCTTCCGGATTATAATCGATATGAGGAGAAGTCGGACCTTCACGTGCGGGTAATCCTCGGCTAATACGAAATGCATTAATTGCCTTAGCCACTGCGCCATCCCCCACTGTTGGATTAGGATCATTCACCCCTCTAAGAAAAGAATTATGCTGTGTAATTCTGTCTTTTACAGCATTTTCTACAATTCTATCTCCATAATTTGCTAAGTCTAAATTAAGTGGTACATACCCATATCTTTTAAAATAAGCATTAACATTTTTTAAATATTCTCTGTTACGTGTTATATTTTCTAAAGAGGTGTCTCTCATAATCTCTTCTGGAGAAACGTATTCTCCTTGTCCTATATACACAGACTGTGGCTGTTGAAAATAATGTTTGGTTCCTATTTTTATAGTTGGTTTAACTCCGTTAAAAGAGCCAGATAATCTAAGAGAATAAGGAATATCTTCTAAAGCAGTATTAGGACTTATCATAACATCCTTAGTAACATTCTGCCCCATAAAGGGTTGCATGACAGTACCCGCTTTTATAAAATTGGATCTTCCAAGCATATCTCCAATATTTGGAGTAACTGCAAAAACAGTAGGGTTTGTTGATTCTCCTAATTCATTAACTAGGCTTAGCGTACTTCTAAGACCATTTGTTAAATTATGAGTAGGCATTATTCCTCTACCTTGTGCTATAGGAGCGCCTATAAGATAGCCTAAATTTTCATCTCCAGCCCCAAAAACATATTGGTTTGCAAAATCTTCTGCTTTTCCGGATATAAAACTTGAAAGTTCCGGATGGCTCCTCATCATATTTTTAGTATAATTTTCTATACTTTGAGGAGTAAGTTTTATTGTTTTTAATTGTATCGGCATATTGTTATTTAATATATTTTAATTTACCACCTTGTTTAAAATTAATTCTACCATCCTTTCAATCAGTAGGAAGTAATTCTACTTTTCCAGAAGCACCTCTAATAAAACGACTTGGGTCGGGAAATAAAGATTTTATTCCTGTGTTTCTTCTTAACATTGCCCCAGCTTTAACTGTATTAAAAATACCAGGCACTCTTTCAGAGGGATCTAAAAATAAAGTTGTATTTTGTCCAGGAATATTTGTGTTTATTATTTTTTGGTATACTTCTGGATATATTTCTATTTGTTTTTCTGAAAGAACACTTGGTAAAATACCTTTAGCTTGCATCATAAGACCGTTTGGCATACTATCTATGTCTGTTATATAATAAGGCTGTAAATTAACAGCTCGTCCCAAGCTTTTATCAAATCCATATAAAGCACCATAAGTAGAAAAATAATTTCCTGGTCCAACAGTACCTGTGTTTCCAGTGTTGCTTCCTATTTTTGAATAATCAAATTCGTCAAACATTGTACGACTTCCATGCCATAAAGGAGGTGTTTCTTTTAAAGCGCCCGTCATTCCTGCACGTTGATGTTGGTCCATATAAGTTAATACTTTTGCTAACTGTTCATCAGAAACATCAGCAGCATCATATCCTGTATTTAATAAATATTGTCTATAATATTTTATGTAAGGATTCCTTTGTATAGTATTTTCATCAATATTTATAGTTTGAAATTTCGGATTACTTGAAGATAATGATTCTGCAAATTCTTTTAAATTAGTATTAAAAGTTTCTATATCAGCCCTTCTTTTAAGTCGGCCTACTTGGTTTTTCATAGGAGCAGTTTGGTCATGCTGCCAAATTTCTCTTGCGGCAAGCATTCTATCTCTGACAGTAGAGTTAGATTCTGCTAAGACTTCTTTTAATGACGGCTGTTCTAAACGAGGAGTTTCGTTTCATTCACTCAACATCCTTCTTGTAAAATCTTCTCCATAAGTAAAAGGCTTTTTAGTAAAACTTCTCTCTCCTTTAGGAATTCCCAAGCGTTCTGCCTCTGTTAGTAAAGATGGCCTTTGAAACAACACATAAGCTCCAGTAGGACTAACTTTCTTTGGTACTTGTGTAAGTACTTTAGCTCCAGCTGTTTGTATATATTTTGAAATCGGCATTAACGTTTTAAGTTTTTAAGTAATCCAGCAGAAAAAGCAGTTCCTAAACCTATATTAGTTCATTTTTCTACAGGAGTTTGATTTTGATCTGTTAAACCCTTTCCTATCATACCAAGCCCATAAGCTTGCATAGGATGTTGCATAGCGTATCCAGTTACTTTTCCTAAGGCATTGGGTTGCCAAGCATTTACATAAGGAGATACTCCTAATTTACCAAGAGGCGTATTATATACTTTACCTACCGGAGAAGTTCCTTTAAGTGCATTTGATAAAGGTCTTGCTTTAAGTGCTACTGAAGGAGTTTTTAATATCTGTCCCGCTCTACTTATAGGGCCCATGGCTGCAAAAGCAGTATCTATTAATCCATTACCTATATTACCTTGAGAAAAGTTCTTTCCCGCACTATATGTATTTAAGCCTATAAAAGAAGTATTTATCGGATTAGCAACAGCAGTTCCAAGAACTCTACCAAAAGTATTTGGTATTGCAGTAGCTATTTTCATTCCAGCAATATTTAAAGCAGAAGAGAGTAATGGTGCTCCAGCAGCTAAAGTACCGAGTAATGCAGGTATACCATCATAAACAAGAGATTGTTTACTATCATTTTCTGTAATTTCATTTTCTATATTAGAAATTACTTCTGGATATTTCTCATTTAATTCTGCATATCTTTGATCAGAGTGCCTGTCTACAGTTTTTTGTGTATTTGCAAAAAGAACAGTATTTGCTCCCATCATAGGTGCTCCTATGTTTACATGCTTGTAAGGAGAATTATAGAAATTTATAACCTTTTCCCAGTCTTCATAACTTAAGTTTGAGTTATATTGATTATTATATATATCAGCAACACCATTTTTACGGGCATTTAAAAGCCTTTCTTGTTCTGCTTGATATTCTCTCTGATCTTCTGTTAACGGTCCTATTTCAGGCATGGATTTAGCTGCTACAGCCTTTTTATAAGGACTTACTGTTTCACTTATTTGATTTAAAGCTTGATTTGATTGATGCTGAAAATAGGTTTTATAAAGAGAAGGATTTTCATCTCCTAAAGTATGTATTTGCTTAATTAAATTATTATATTTATAATCATATACACTTGGAGTTATTTCTCCTTTCTTCATTCTTTCATTAAGTGTTTGCAGTTCTCTATAAGCAGGTAAAGATTCGTCTGCTATTGTATAAGGATCTGTAGGAGTAAAATTTACAGAAGGAGTTTCTGGAATAGTTATATTTTTCCATTTAAAAGGTAGGGGGCCAGAAGGAGATTGGTATTTTCCTATGGCCTTGTCATAATCTTTATTATATGTTTTACCAGCATCTTCATTCATAAGAATAAATTTTACATAGTTTTGTGTTTCTTTAGGCAAGTAAGGAAGAAAATCTATTGTATTATAAATATCTATGCCTTCCGTTTTAGCTTTTTCTAAAGCTTTACCAAGATTACCTTGCCCATAATTATATGCTGCTAATTTCTTAGCTAATACAACAAAGTCTTTATTACCTTGAGTAGTTTTAGTAGTATCCAACTTCTTCCATAACCAGTCTCGCATTTGTGTACTGTGTTCTGGATTAAATGGATTTACTGTTACTTTATTTTCTTTCTCGTAAGCTTTTTGTGTTCTTGGTATTATTTGAAATAAACCTCTCGCTCCTCTGTAAGATTCTGCATTAGGATTTAATCGACTTTCCATAAAAGCTTGCCTATTTTTAATCTCGTTTTCATCTATATCTATATTTATAGGAGTATAATCTTCTCCCGGATTTTCATTAAAGGAGTATAGATTATTGTCTCTATCTGTATAAAAATCATATCCAGCTATCTTTTCTCCTATTACTGTTTTATTAAAGGTTGGATGCTGAACAGATTTTAAAATTCTACCTGTATATGGATTTCGTGATGAAGCATGCTCCCCGTTTTGTGTGGGAACATTTTCTCTAGATGCTTCATACCAATTATACCCATTATCATCAGTAGTTCACGGAGTACCTAAAATATTTTTATTAGGTAACTCGTTTAATTTTACTTTATATTTATCTGGCATATTAATGTGTAATTTCTACAAAATTAATTAATTTTAAATTCTAAATCAAGTTTTTATTTGTTTATTTGGAAATAAAACAGTATTTTTGTAGGAAAACAAAAATACCGAACAAATAAGTATATAATATGAACTTAATAACTAATAATTATGGAATTAATATCCATTATAGAAGTCGTTGGAGGAGTTTTGCTCGGAGGTGGTTTTCTGGAACTTATTAAATGGTTATATACAAGAAAGAGTTTTAAAGCATCTAAGGATCTTGAAAATAAAGCAAAGCAACAAGAAATAGAAAAACGGGCGCAGGGAACTGTAGATGATTGGGAGCGTTTAAGTGCCCAACACGAGCATGATATAGAGTATTATCGTTCTGTAGTACAAGATCGTGATGCTGTAATAACCCAATTAAGAAAAGAAATAGCTGATTTAAATCTACAAGCATTACAGCTTTCTGCAAATGTTACGCAGGCACAAATGCTTAGATGTGATACTTTATCTTGTGCTTCAAGAATACCTCCTTTCGGCTTTAAGAAGATTAATTATAAAACAGGAGAAATAGAAGAATAATATGAATTTTTTGGTACCCCAAAACACAACCTCTAAGGCTATAAATGCAGCTTTTAAATATTTGCGGTCTGATGCGGTAAGAACTACTGCAATTAATAATGATTTAATATCAAAAAAACTATTTAACGACATAGATGTTCCTGCAAATGAAATACATGAGGCATGAATGAACACTCCAGTGTTATTCGATTCTGAGTTTTTACCTCCTCCTACTTATGGGGCATATCAAGGCAGGTGGCCTCAAAAAATTACTGTATCTGTTTTTGCAGATGAAAATATTCAGGAACCTGTAATTTTTCATGAGATGCTACATCATGCAAGATACGGGGAAGCTCAACAAAAATTACAGAAAATAAAAGCAAAATCTTTGTTTCCTGATAGTGAATATTTAAATCTTCCTGGAGAAGCAGCTGCAAATTCTGCAACTCTAGGACACATTTTGGGTTTAAGTCCTGGACAAAAATACCCGGGATATGAAACTTTTAAAAAGGACATTGAAAAATATAAAGAAGCTCCTTTTTCTGGTATATTAGAGGAAGCTAAACTCGTAACTAAAAGAGATTATAAAAGATTATGAGATGCTATAACTGGGAAATATTTTTCTATACCAGTTATAGGACTTGGAAGTACAATTTTAAACAATGAGTTTAATAAAAATACCCGATAAAGGTGTCTTTTGGAGAATCTCAGAAAGATTACGTTTAAATGCAAAAGATCCTGTAGAACAATATTTTTATAGATACCCTGCTTATGCAAATTCTTTAGATGCTCTTATAAATGATATTTATAAAAGTAGTAACGTATCAAAAACTGATATTTTCAATAAGATTATAGAATTAATTATTTCTAAAGATTTAGAAATAATATATATGTAAATGTTAATTATAAAACAGAGAAATAGAAGAATAAGAATAAACTGTTTTTCATATAAGTTAAAAGATTTTAAACAATGAGTTTAATAAAAATACCCGATAAAGGAGTTTTTTGGAGAATCTCAGAAGAAATTAATTATAATTACGATGATCCCGTAGCAGGGTATTTTAACAAGTATCCTGCTTATGAGGAATCCTTCGATAAAATTATCGATACTATATATAATAATAGTGATTTAACTAAAACTGAGATTTTTAATAAAATAATAGAATTTATAAACTCTGAAGATTTAGAGTTTATTTTTATAGACTAATGTTAATGAAATATGCCAAAATCACAAATAATTGAAGATAAATACATTAATGGAATAAAAGTAGATAAGGAAAATGATGAGTGCTTCTTTAATGATGCTGAACATAAGTACTATAATAAAGCAGATATGAAACCTTATATTTCAGTTACACAGTTAATTGGAAAGTATTGTGAAGAATTTGATGAAGATTTCTGGTCTTCTTATAAGGCTGCCGAAGCTCTATTGGATATGGACACTTGGTTAACTCTTAAGAAAGTTCTTTTAGCCAAAAAGAAATTTGATAATAAAATAATTTCTAAATTAGGCATGAATGAAGAAGAATTCTTTAAGAAGAAACAGGAAATCCTAGACTCATATAAGGCAAAAAGAGAAGAAGCTTGTGAACATGGTACAGCACAGCATTTAAAGAAAGAATTATCTTTTTATGACCGAAAAGATTTTGATTTCGGAAGATACGGATTTAAGGATTTAAAAGGAGTGTTTGATTGTAAAGAAGATTACTTTAAGTTGGATACTCCTAAAGGTGTATACCCAGAATTTCTTGTTTCTGTTACAAGTAAAGATGGGTTATTGAGAGTTTCTGGGCAAATTGATTGTTTAATTAAAGATGAGAATGATATTTATATTATAGACTGAAAAGGTCTCGATGTAAACACTCCTATTTTAACTACGAATGGATGGAAAACTATGGGTACTCTTACTTTAGATGACCAAGTTTTTGATAGAGATGGAAATCCAGTAAATATTACTCACGTTTCTGAAGTGCATTATAATCCTTGTTATGAGCTTACTTTTGATACTGGAGAAACTTTAATTGCAGATGAAGAGCATCGTTGGTTAGTAGCTTATAGGTTTAGAGAGGATTGCTTTCCAGAAAAAGTAATGACTACAAAGCAAATAAAGAGTTGAGTAGAGACAAAACCTGATTATTCTATACGTATATATAATCCAGCCCCCCTTAATCTTCCTAAAAATAAGTTACTCATAGATCCTTATGTGCTAGGAGTATGGTTAGCTATTGGTTTCGAGGATTGTAGTATTATCCCAGCGAGAGATAAGCAAATAATGGAGGAATTAGATAAGAAAGGATATAATTTTAAAATAGCTCCTTTTTCTAAAGGTACACATATTTATAAAAGCTCTGTTTGTTTAGGAACACGTCTAAATAAATTAAATCTAATAAATAATAAGCACATACCACAAGAATATTTAATGGCTTCTTATGAAGACCGTTTAGCTCTTTTAAGAGGAATTATGGATGCTAGAGGAATATCGTGAGCTTTTTATAAGTCTTATGTTATAGTGCCTAAAAACCCTAATGAAACTAAATATTTGTCAGAATTAATCACCTCCTTTGGTGTTAAATGTGGGCTCTTTACCAAAAAAGGTAAAACTTATATTCGATGGAGAAGCTTAGAAATAAATCCTTTCTTGGTTAAATTTCAAGATAAAGCTGATAAGTTTACGGACATGGAGCGAGATATGCATTATTATAGAAGAGTTGTTTCTGTAAAAGAAGTAGAAACAGTTCCTACTCGTTGTATAGAAGTAGATAGTCCTACACACACTTATTTAGCTGGAAGAGGTTTAATTCCTACTCATAATACTAATGCTAAAATAGAAAAAGAGTCCTATTACAATAGAGCTACTAAATCCAGGCAGATGATGAAATATCCATTAAATAATCTGCAAGACTGTACTTTTAATCATTATGCTTGTCAGTTGTCTTTATATGCTTATATGCTACAACAAATAAATCCTAATTTTGAAATTAAAGGATTGAAGATAATTCATATAGATAGGAATGAAAATGAAACTGAATTAGATGTTCCATATCTTAAGGATGAAGTAGAAAAGATGTTGAAGCATTATAAAAAGCAATTAAAGATGAAAATGGAATTAGACAAGGATATACCTTATATAAAATAATGACTATAGAAGACTTAGCTAATAAGCGACTGAATATTTGTTATAAATGCCCTTTATATAAAAAAGATGTTCTTGGTGAGAGATGCAACTCTCAAAGATATATAAACCCAGATACTGATGAATGGAGTTATTTTCCAAAGAAAGGTTATATAAAGGGTTGCAATTGTATTGTTACTTTAAAAGCTAAGAATCCTAAAGGGCATTGTGTCGCCGGAAAATGATAATTTTTAATATATTAGAAGGTTGGTTTAGAAAGATATTTTGTAAACTAACAAGTGAAGAAAGAGATAGATTGCTTAAATGTAAAGCTTGCTTACATAAAACAAAAGTTTTTAATATGGATGTTTGTACTATGTGTGGCTGCTTTATAGATGCTAAAGTGAGATCCAAAAAAGAAAAATGTTTATTGAACAAATGGTAAATGAAATAGTAGAAAAAGTTCTTGAGAAGAACACTAAAAACATTAAAACTAATAACACTGTTATTGTACCTTGTAACACAAATGTAATTGTAAAGTTTTACGAAGATAATCCATATAATTATATAGAGAAAACCTCTGCTGGTTTGATTTTAGGAATTAATGGAGAAAAGAAATATAAATCTAATGAAACTGGAGAAATGGAGGATGCTGAAGAATATATCGCTTGTGCGAAAGTAATTGCTGTAGGTCCTGCTTGTAAGAATGTTTCAGTTGGAGATGATGTATTTGCTGTAAAACATATAGCCACTCCTCTTCCTTATAGGAATAAGGGATATAGAGCTGTTACTGAACAAAACATCATTTGTATTATAAAGGATGAAAATATGTAATTTATATGTACGAAGTAAAAATGGAAGAAAAGGTGTATTTTATCCCAGGGGATCATGTTACACTAAAGCATCCTTTGGATAATACTCCTAAGATGATGCTAGTAAAAGAAAAAGTAGAAAGATCTATAAAAGATAAAGATGGAAATATTAACAACACTCTTGTAGGCATTAAGTGCATATGGTTTAATACTAAATCAGAACTACAAGAAGCTGTTTTTTCTACAAAGGATTTAATTAAAATATAGTATGAACGAAAATCAAGAAAAAGTAATGTCTGATTTCATTAATTGGCTTCCTCAGAATATTGGTAATTATGCAGATCAACTCCCAGAGGAAATTGTAAAGCCTATTATGGAAGCTCAGAATGCAGAAACGGTTGTGGATATACTTAACCAACTCGCTTCTTCAGAGGAAGGAAATCAGGTAGTACAGAGTTTATTTAAGGCCTTTGAATCTCAGACAGGATTGTTTAGAGAGGGAGGTAAACTTGCTTATGGTCTTAGAAAGTTCCAAGACGGTGGCCCTATTGATTATAGTAAGTTTTATAAAATAATTAAAGCTCCAGGAGATACTTTAATGGTTAAGCCATATAAGTATAGTGTAGAAGAGCGTCAGACCTATCCAGACGGAAGTGTTAGATATACTACCACTACTCGCTCTGACACAAATACTTACTGGGATCCTAACAGAACTTCTCCAAATTGGTTGAGAGGATTTTTGTGGGGAAATAGAATGGCTCCAGAAGAGCTTCTTGAGAACTGGAGAGAAATTATGAATAATCATAAGAACGATACCACTAATATTGTAGATAAGACGAAGAGAAAGTAATGAACGTTTTCATATTTGATAATACTGAAAATGTTTTAAGGATAGATGAATATAGCATTTTACTTGTAAAAGAGTTTAAAGATTTATGAGATGTAAGTAGAAATAAATGCAAAGAAGATAAGACTGGAAAGTTGCGATTAAAAGCGTATAAAGAATTTACTTACATATATTTGGTGCTAGATTTTAAATCTCCTTATTTTCAGTATTTGGAACGTGACAAGCACTCTGCTGCTTTGATTGACTCTGGTTTAACAGAGAACGATCTTAAAGATGAAGCTTTCTTAAATGCTTATCACAAATACCAAGAAATGCAAGACGCAGATCCTATCTTAGCACTTATTAAAACAGCATATAAAACTCTACATAAAATGCAAGTTCATCTTGATAATATTGATTTTGAAGAAGTTGATTCTGAAGGAAGACCTTTAAATAAACCAAAAGACGTTATTGCTGACTTAGGTGGAATTGCTAAGATGCGTACTCAGTTACAAGAGCTTGAAGTTACACATAAAAAGAATCTTGCAGAAGCTGGTGCAAAGGTACGTGGAGATAGTGAACTTGGAATATTTGATGCTTAATTATGCCTAGAAGATTACCTACTTATAAGGATTTCGCTTCTAAGGAACAACCAAAAAAGGAAGAGAAACCAGCCTTACCTTCTTTCAGTGAAAAGTGGGAAGAGGAATTAAAGAAACAGTTATTTGAAGAATCTGGAAAGCAAGAAGAAGCCCAGGATACTTACTTAAATACTGCTGTATTTGTGCATAAAAAGCGTCCAAATGAAGAATGAGATGTTCCTTTAACTGAAGAGATACAGTATTTTGATCCGGATCTTTCTTATGAAATAACTGGCTATAGGCCTATTAATTTGGAAGAAGGACTTGATTTCGATCCTACTCCATTTAGAGAAAGAGGCGAGACCTATAACAGGACTGGTAAATATACCGAGTTTCCTAAAGGAAGTAAAGCAAATAAAGATTTCTGAACAGAAGAGTTTAGAAGATGTAGAGAGGGCTATACAGTTGGAAAATATCGTATTACTGGTGATCATTACTTCTTTATTAATTACTATAGAATGTTTGTAATTAAAGAAGGCGCTATTTCTGGTACTGGACGTGCAGAATCTTTCCCTGGATTTCTCTCCAAGCAGTATGAATTTTTCCATTATTTGGAAATGGCCGAGAAGCTACATAAAGACGCTTGTCTATTAAAAGCCCGTGGTTTGGGCGCTAGCGAGATGTTAGCATCTCTTGCAGTACGTCCATATACTACAAATAAAGGATATAATGTAATGCTTACTTGTGCTGCTGAAAATAAACTTGCCCCTTTAAGAGAAAAAGTATGAAAACAGTTAGACTGACTAAATATGAATACTGGAGGAGGAATGAGGCATGCTCGTTTGGCAGTAAATAATAATGATACAAAAAGAGCATCTTTAAAGACTCCAGATGGAATTGAGTATGGATGGATGTCACAAATTAATACTGTAGTAGCGGATACTTCTGATAAAGTCAGAGGACAGCGAATTGATAGACTTATTTATGATGAGGCTGGTTCAGCGCCGAAACTTACAGAATCTTGGATTAAAGGAGACGCTCTTGTTTCCTTAGGAGGCGAACATTTCGGAACCAGAATAGCAGTCGGAACTGGTGGAGACGATATTTCTCTCGAAGGATTAAAAAATATATTTAATAATCCGGATGGCTATAATGTTCTGAAATTTAAGAATGTAGATACTGACGATGGAAAACCAGAGCTATCCGGCTTCTTTATACCTGCCCATAAATTTGCTTTGGTGAGCAAGTACTTAGATAAAAGAGGAGTTACTAATTATAAAGAATTTAAAAAATACTATGATGCTCAGCGTTCTAAGTTAACTGATAAAGACTACTTAAATGAATGCGCTGAGCACTGTTTTACACCTAGAGAGGCACTTTCTAAGCATGCTGGAAACATGTTCGATGCAGCTGCTATTTCCGAAAGGTTAGTGCAGATACAAACAAACAATAATTATATTAAGCCGATTAGAACACAACTTTTATGGGATAATACTGCTGGCAAAGAATACTCTAAGGTTAAGGCTGTAGAAAGTGCTTCATCTAACTTATTTGTTGTAGAACCCCCTCTTTTAGATGCTGAAGGCAAACCATATAAAAATCTTTATGTTGCTGGTATAGATGCTATCGATATGGGTTCTAGAGACTCTGCTACAAGTAAAGATGTATCAGATTTCTGTATAGTAATTAAGAAGAGAGTCTTTGGGTTAAATGAACCTAGATACGTAGCTATGTATAAAGAACGTCCAGATGATATACGTAAGGCTTATGATATGGCTATGAAATTGCTAGTTTGGTATAATTGTAAGGCATTACTTGAGTATACGAAAATCTCTATACAAACTTACTTTAGAGACAGGAATATGGGCCATTTGTTTATGAAACGTCCAGATTTCGCAGTAACAAATAAAAGAAATACAGGTAAGCAGCTTATAGGTGTACCTTCTACAGAAGCAGTTATTAATCACGGTCTTGAATTAGTTGGCAGCTTTATTAATGATTTCTGGCATACTATAGACTTTAAAGAAATGCTAGAGCAAATGTTGAATTACTCTTATGAGTATAAGAGAAAGTTCGATATTATAGCAGCGTTGCAGATGGTTGAGCTGGGAGACGAGGATATGACTGGAATAACTCCATCTACTGTACAAGCAACTGCTTCTCAGTGGAAAAACTTCGGATGATATACAGACGAAAATGGTATTAAACGTAGAGGCGTTATACCTACTTAAATATGAATATAGAAACACAAATACGAAATATTATAGAAGAGAATATGAAGTGTAAATACATAGGTAAAATTAAAGTAGAAACTGAGGATTTACCTGGTGGAACACTTAGAACTCTTTTTATGTATTTAGATACTGAACACTCCCCTATTATTATGGGAATGCAAGGCACAGAAGAAGAGTTTCTAGCTTTTATTACGAAAGAAATAAGAACTAGAACTCTTAATTATGTGTCTTTTTATAAAACAATATTAGAACAAGCGGATAGTGATTATGAATAAAGACAAAGAAATAGAAAAAATTAATGCTTGTATTTCTGAATTAGTATATGATAAAGTACAATTAAGGAAAGCTTATAATTACTACCACTGTACTAGAGACAAAGAGCAGTTCAAGCATCTAGAAGATAATTATGGTCTCGGTACTCCTACTTCTATAGGATTTACTCCTTTAATAAAGAAGCATATAGATGTTTTAGTGGGAGAGTATTTGGAACTCGATCCAGAACTACAGATCTCTTGTAAGGACAGGAAGACAGTTTCAGATATAATGAGAGACAAACAATTAAAGATAGATGCCGCAGTTTTAGAGCACTTTAAAGCGAAACTTAAAAATGCTTTAATCCAAATCTTCTTAGAAAATAAGAGTGCTGTAAATGATCCTTATTATGAAGAAGAAATTAATCAAATTAAGGAAGATGTTTCTAAAAACTATGTTTCTCAATATGAGATAGCGGCACAAAATATTTTAAATTATATTAAAAACTCTAGAAATATAGATTTAAAAAATAAGATGAGGGAGTTATTAACAGACCTTCTTATTTCTGGAGTTTGTTATTATCGTACGAAAGCAACTGAAAATGGAGCTATTAAGTTAGAGATATTAAATCCATTAGATACCTTTATAGAAAGAAATCCTAATGAGTATTATTTAAATAAATCTCCAAGAGCGGTTATTCGTAGATATTTAAATAGAGAACAAATTCTTGCTGAGTTTGGAGATGAACTTTCTTCAGAAGCAAAAGAGATTTTAAAAGAAAGTTCTTCGACAAATAGACTAACTGACCATTATGTTACTACGGTTGCATACTCTCCATATAATGAGAAAGGAGAATTTGACTGTAGAAAAGCTCCTGGTATTTTAGGCGGTTTGGAAGTATATCCTATGCAAAATAAGGATAGAATAATTACCAATGCTAAAGTTTGGGAAGTTTACGAATGTGAATGGCTTGAATATAAAGAGGGTACTCTTTATAGGCATGAAGGAGTTCGTATAGGAGGAGAAATATACATAGTACGAGGAGAATCTAAAACTGTTATAAGAAGTATTAGTAATCCTAAAGAATGTTCTCTTTCTATAAATGGTATTTTCTTTGAAGATAAGAATGGAATGCCATTTAGTATTATGTTGAGTACTATGGACTTGCAGGATTGACTTATCTAGTCCTGGGTAAATCCCGAGAATTGCTGGGAACTCTTAACGAGAAAAGACGAAGACAACCAGCAGCCGAGCCCTTTTTTGGGGAAGGTTCAACGACTAATTATAGTAACAAGCGTTACGAAGCACGGGAAACAGAAATGTTATGATATAGTCTGGACTGCATAGAAATATGCAGCAGCGAAAGCGGCGTAGTCTTAGCGAAACTACGTGAACAAAACGAGATATGATCTTACCATCTTCTACAGGGATAGTTTAATTGCTTCTTCTGGAACTGTTGGAGATTGGTTGGATGCTGCCCATTTACCTACTTATCTTGGCGAAGAACTACCGGATAGAGTACAAATGTGGATGGCATATAAAAAACAAGGAGTAGCATTATTCGACTCTTCACAAGAAGGGAGCCAATTAATTAATACTACTTTTAATGGGTATGACGATACTATTAAAGCTCAGTGTATACAAGCTTTTCAGTATGTACTAGAAAGTATAGAGCAGCAAGCTAGTTCTATTACTGGTGTATTTGCAGAGAAACTGGGAGGAATACAACAAAGAGATGCTGTTAGTAATGTAAAAGTAGGAATTAGACAGTCTACTTTGCTTACAAAGCAGTATTTTTCAGCGATGGATCTTCTTTATAAAGAAGTTAATTATGATTTGTTAAACCAAGCTAAAATAGCCTTTAAAACAGGAATTTGTGGTACTCTTATTAATGGTTTAGAGTTAAACCAAATATATACTACTTTACCTGAGTATTACACTATGACTGATTTTGATATACACATACAGGATAGTACAGAGGTTTTCCAAAAGATTAATGAGCTTAAGCAAATAAGTATAGAGCTTGTAAAATCTGGACAAGCTGATCCAGAAATGATGATTAATATTATTTCAGCTAAGAATCTTACTGAACTTAAGAGTTATGTTAACTCTGCGGTTTCTGCTAAGAAGAAAGAGAATAATATAATTCAGCAATTACAACAGAAATTACAAGAAATGTCACAGCAATTACAAGAGGCTTCTAAGCAAATTAACTCTCTTACTGATAATAATAATAAATTACAGAAAGAAGTTGAAAAGAATAGTTCTGAAAAGCTGGCTCTTGAGCAGAAGAGACTTGATCTTGATACTCAGAAAGTATTTAATGACAAAACTTATAATGATAGAATTGCTGCAAATAAAGAAAAGCAAACTGAACTTGAGTATGCTCAGTTAAATGATAATAACCCATATAATGATAAAATTAAAGAAGCATAATGGATAAACAATTAGTTCTTACCTTAAAGAGTACTCCTAGTTGTGAAATTTATTTGGAAGATAGTAGTAATTACGCTTCTCTCACTGACGTTAGCAAATTTTCTTTAGTAGAATATGTTGAACAAGACGATGCAGTTGTAGAGCAACGAGTTACTCCAATTACAAGTAATGAGGACTCTATTTTAAAAACTTCAGAACCCTTTGAAGGTCTTAATGGCCTACAGAGTATGGTTCGGGTGCTTGTACCTTCTATAGAAACTTATAAAGAAGGTTCTGCATATAAAGTTGAAAATAAATATTTTATTTTAGATAACGAGGTATATTTCTCAGAAGCCGATCTTTCTTCTGTCGATAAAGATAGTTTGGTTTTAATAGAAGATTATTCTGTTTTACTTGATACAGAGCAGTCAGATATTTATTCTGGAAAAGCTTCTATATTTTCTTATTGTGCATTAAAGAACTGTGTTCTAGAGCATTTAAAGGCAGAAATACAGGAGTTTAAAAAACAAGGCTGTGATTTTGGGTGTATTAAGCAAGAGAATTATGAACTTAAATTTCTCCTTGAGAGCTTATATGCAGTAGAAATGCTAGTAGACCAAAATAAACTCTCCGATGCACAGCGTGTCCTAGATACAGTTATGAGTTGTGGTAGCGTCTGTGGAAAAGAAGAAATAGAAAATACAGACTGTGGTTGTGGAAAAGCTTAAAAAACATTACTTAGATACCTATTTAAAAGAGTTAAAAGATCTTGAGATAGGATACACGTATAATACGAAAAGAATCTGTCATTTATTTGGTATACTTGGTATATTATACTATATAAATAATACCCAATTAAGTGCAGAGGAAATAGAAGAGATTGTTGATATCGTTTTAATTTAATTATAAAGGAGTGGAGTGAATAACTGCACTCCTTTTTTGTTTGGAAATAGGTAAAAAAATTTGTATATTTGCTCCAAAACACTTATACATGGAAAAAATAAAAAACTATATTATTTTAGCTTTATTTGCCATTTGCGTGGGATTTGGAGTATATACAAGTATATCAACAAGTCGATTAAAGAAAACACAAATAGAATTAGAATATGCAACGAATAATGCTAAAGCATATGAATATGAAAACTCAAAAATAAGTAAGGAGAATAGAGAATTTTTACTTACTATAGATCAATTAAATAATAGTAAAGACTCTTTAATACAGAAATTAAATGCTGTAAGGAAGGATTTACGAATTAAAGATAAAAATATAAAGGAGTTACAATATATAGCTTCTCAAACCAATAAAGTAGATAGTGTCCTAATAAGGGATACTATTTTTGTAAAAGAGGTTAAAATAGATACTACTTTAACGGATCAGTGAGCTAGTATGCGCTTACAATTAGAATACCCGAATAAGATAATTACAGACTACTCGTTTAAGAACGAAGAAATCATTATAGCTTCAGCTAAGAAAGAAACTATAAATCCACCAAAGAAATGTTGGTTGGCAAGACTCTTCCAAAAGAAGCATACTGTAATTACTGTAGAAGTTGTTCAGCAGAATCCGTACTGTGAAAATAAAGAACAAAGACACGTTAAACTTATAGAATAATGAGTATAAATAATGCTGACGTACTAGGAGAAAAGAATAAAAACCTAGTATTAGAAACAGCTGGTAAAGTATATGTTAAAGTAGCAGATAGGTATTATGAATTACATTTTAGAGACCAAGAGAATGGAACAACTACTATTATTAATCAGCCAGTAGAGCCAGATATTAATATACCAGAATCTCCAGATCTTTCTAAATATGTGACAAAAGCCTATTTAAAAGCTTCTTTAAATAATTATATTACCAAAAGAGGTTGGGAAGATTTACAAGAAACTAAAAGATTATTAGAAGATGCTAAGTTAGAAGGATTTACAGAATCTATAAATCCTATAACAGTTAGTACAATGCAATTAGTTGTAGGTTCTGAGAACTTACAATATAATTTTGTATCAAACCTTAAACCAGTTACTGGTACTACAAAAGACGGTTTTTTAGTTGTTGCTCCAGGAGTAAATGTTGTTTCAGAAACACTTACTTGCCCAGAATGTTATATATTACATACTAAATTAGACGGACCAGAAGCAGTACAACCAAATCTCGACTATCGTTATTATGCAAGATGGGCAATTAAAGGTGATATAGAAAGAGTTGTTTCTGGTAAAACATATAAAGACACAAGACTATTTTTCGATAATCCAGATGCTTCTTATTATTTGTATATAAAAGTTCCTAAATATTTAAATGCTTCTGGAAATCCATATACAGACGATGAAATAAAAGAAGCTATAGCAAATAATCAAGACCTTAAAGGTTCTGGAGTTGGAGAATTTGTACTTTCACAAACCTCTTTTGAATCTGAAGTGGGGAATGATTATTATCTTTTATGTGCTATAATTACTTCTGCTACAGATGGAGACAGGAGTGTGGGGTACATGAACGGCTTTACAGAAATCCTCCCTGGACAAATCACAGCTTATGTATTTAAGACTGCTGATGGCTTACAGTACTTAGACTTTTTAAATGGAGCTTTCCATATAGGCAAAGGAAGTGAATTTCTAGATTATCATCCAGATACAGGTTTGACTATTACTGGCCAAGTTAATATTACTGGCGGTAATACATATAATATGCTGGAGAACTTACAAAAGCAAATAGATGATGAAGTACAAGCTTGGTTTTCAGATGATGAAGAAAATGATAATCCAGCTGCAAGTAAGCATGCTTTACCTACTTTAAGTTCTTGGCCAGCAAATAAATGGTATCCTTGCTTAGATGCCTATATAGTAGAAGGCGCAACTGAAAAATCTGCTACTTGGTTAAAAGACAGTTCTGGAAACGCTATAGTTCCAGATACAAATACTTACTACAAAATAAGAACTATAGGAAGCTACCAAAGCATTACATTTAAATGGAACGGTACTGCTTATGTGGTTGCTGATTATGATGATACATATAATGCCCATTACGGTGATTTATATTATATAGTAGAGGGTACTTTACAAGGTTCTGCATATCGATTTACAGTTAAAGACGGAACCTACCAATGGGTGGAAGTTGCGGATCACGCTTCAGCAGAAGCTATTTTAATTGCACGAGAAGCAAAGAAAGAAGCAGGAGAAGCTAGCAGTGCTGCTGGAAAGATAAATAATTATTTAAGTACTGCTTTAAAGGATGGAGTTCTTACTTTAGATGAAATAAGTTCTTTAGAAACTTATTTAAAAACTCTTGCTAGTGAAATGCAAGATGTTGTTAATAGTTATGGAACTCTTATTAAAAATGAGTATTTAGGAACTACTGAAGCAACTGCGACAAAAGAAGCCTTAACAAATGCTTTCTTAGTTTTATATAAAGAAAATACAGGAGCTTACCAAGTATTAAAAGCTGCTGTACAAGCTATTATAAATGAAGGTCCTACTAAGGTTAATGAAACTAATTCTAATTTAGCTACTTTAGTTACAGCTTATGAGACAGCATATAATAGCTTTAATTCGGCTTTAGGAGCATATAGCACAGAAGTAGAGAAAACAAATCAATATATAGAACAGGCTATATATAAAGCTGCTCAGACCTATTTAAATGATAATTATGGTTATATAAAAGAAGCCCTTGAAAAGGGAACTACTACTATTTCTGGAGGTCTTATTCTTACTAATTGAATAGGCTTGGGAAATACGAAAGGAGTTGATTCTGAAGGTAAAAATATACTTACTGCTGGTATAAGTGGTATAGACACTGTAGATGGAGTTTATAATCCTAAAGCTATTGCTGCTTGGTATGGTGGACCTATGGAAGATTTAGATGTCCTAAAAGCAAAAGCGGAAAAAGATTCTACTTTTACCTATGATGCAGACGATTATGCCATGACCATATTTAGACACGATGGTTCTGGCTATGAAGCGGGCGGAAACATATATTGGGATGAAAATGGTTATGGTGGAGTAGGAGGAGGATTGATTTCTTGAGGAAAAGACGCTGATGGAGAATTTAAACTAACTATTAGCGATGATGTAACTATGGGAGATACCCTGGTTTCTCAGATAGTGGGCATGTTTCTCTCTGTACAAGCTGAGTTTGGTTTTTGGAGTAAAATCTTTACTATACACTTTAAGAAAGATACTAATGGTGAGGATACTTCTGAAATAGACTCTGTTGAGTTTAATTATAGTACTTGGACTAATGGTTATTTATCTGCTAGAGGCCAAGATACCAGTGGGGGTAGTAGTGGGGGAGGAACAAATATAGATGCAGTATGGAAGTCTCTAACAAATGCAGTAGAGGATGCATATAATAGTACTGCTATTGATAATGCTCACATACAGAATGTTCCCCAAAGTCATATTGAAAACTTAGAGAGGGATTTACAAACTATTAGCGACGCTATTAATGCAGGACCCAAAGGAACTGTTACTAGTGTGGGACTCTCTATGCCTACAGGCTTTAGTGTAACAAATTCTCCTATAACTTCTTCTGGTACTATAGGGGTATCATTATCGAGTGGTTATTCTTTACTTACCGAGGATGATAAAACAACTATAGATACTTTATCTGAAATGTTCTTAATCCAAGAGGATAATTCTATAAAATTAAATCCTAAATATAAAGGATTATGAACAGAAGGATATTTATCTGCTAGAGGGCAGGATACTACCGCTGGAGGAAGTGGTAGTGGATTTTCTGAAGCAGCTATGTGGGCAGCTTTAGAGAAAAATGAAGGTGATTTTATAAATCATACTATTGATGCTGGTCATATTCCAACATTAAGTATGGATAAAATTAATAATCTATCTAAAACTCTATCTGATTTAAATACTCTTATTTCTAGTAAAGTATCTTTAAGTGATCTTGCAACAGTAGCTACTACTGGAGACTATAATGATCTTGTTAATAAACCTACTATTCCAGAAGGAACTGTAACTAGTGTTGCGCTTTCTGTTCCAGAAGGATTTGTTGTTGAAGGAAGTCCTATTACAAGTAGTGGCACATTAGAACTTACTTTTGCTGAGAATTATTCTTTATTAACTGAAGCTGATAAAACTACTTGAAATACTGCTTCTGAAATGTTCTTAATACAGACAGAAACAGATGGTACGAAGACTTTAAAGTTAAATCCTATTTATTCTGGCTTATGGGCTGAAGGATTTATTTCTGCTCGTGGTAAAGATGCTGGAGGAAGTTCTGGTGGAAGTGGAGGAAGTTTTTCAGAGGATGAAATGTGAGCTGCATTACAAAGAAACCAGGATCCTTTTTTAGATGTAACTATTAATGTTGCACATATACCAGAAGGTATTCCAATAGAAAAGATTTTAAATCTTGGTAACACTCTAGCAGCTAAGCAAGAAAAACTTGTCAGTGGTTCTAATATAAAGACAATTAATAATGAGTCTTTACTTGGAGAAGGAAATATAAATGTTCCCACTTTAGATGAGAACAATAAAATACCAAAAGAAAATTTACCTACAGGCACAGCTTTTAGCCAAGAATATCTTATAAATGGAACGTTACAAGAAGACGGAGTTACTTATATTATGAACATAAGTCATAATTTAGGAAAAAGACCTTCTGTAACAACAATCGATTCTAAAGGAGAAGAAGTGTTTGTAAGAATTACATATACAGATGAAAATAATCTTTCTCTTTCTTGAGGCGGGGATTCTCTATCCTCAGGAAGAGTTTATATAGTATAACAGTATGTCACAATTTTTAACAGATATAAATTTATTTAACCACGAAATAAAAAACTTTAAAATAGATACTCTCACTGAGGTTCCAGGTACTTTGCTTGCAGGAAGAGTTGTCTATGTTGGTGGTAAATACTACGGAGGAATCACCGATAATGTAGCAAAAACCTTTGCATTTACTTCAGATATACCTAATATAGGTACTCTTACTATACAAAAAAATGGAGAAAAAGTAGATACTTGGAAAGCTGACGCTGATGGCACAATTAATATTTCAGACGTTGCTTCTAAAATGGCTTTAGAGACAGTACAAGGATACTTTGATAACGGTTCTGCAAAAACAGCACTTAAACTAAAAGAAGCAGTAAATCTTTGAGGAAATTCTTTTGATGGTGACAAATCTATAGGAGGAACAATAACATTCGATCTTCCAGAAAATCCTTCTACCGGAGCAGTCAAACCTTATTTTGAAATAGATAAAGACGGTAATATTCACACTAATGCTGGATTTTACTCAGACAAGTTTATTAGTGCTAGGGGTAAAGATGATACTGCTGGAAGCGGTGGAGGTACATCTCTGGCTTTAGTTTGGGAATCTCTGCGAAATGATAATGTAGATACCAATGAGGATATTGCTTTTTATAAAGAATATAAAATAGCTAAACTTCACCTCCCTACATTAGAAATAAGTGATATTAATCTTTTAACCGATCAGTTAAATGCTCTTACTACTGGAATTACAGATATAAAATCTAAAATTCCAACTACAGCATCTAAGACCAATAAGTTAGCTGATCAATCTTGGGTTACAGATCAAATTAATAGCTCTGTAAGCACTAATACAGCTACCTTTAGAGGTACTTATGAAAAAGTATCGGATTTGCCTACTACAGAGGATATTTCTGATCTTAAAATTAATGATTATGCTTTTGTTATAGAAACAAGTTCAGATGGGAATCCGGAGTACGCTAGATATAAATATACAGTAGAAAACGAAGAGTATGTTTGGAAAAAAGAATATGTGCTGAATAATTCTTCTTTTACAGCAACTCAGTGGAGTGCTATTAACTCTGGTATTACAGATGATCTTGTAACAAAACTAAATGGTATTGCTGAGGGGGCACAGGTAAATACTATAGAAACAATAAAGGTAGGAAATAAATCTTATACTGGAGACTCTAGTAAGATTGTTTCTATTCCTATTGCTACTGGCTCTACTGCGGGTACTATAAGTATAGCAGGTCAAGAAATTAAAGTAAGTGGTTGGGCTAGTTTCTTAACTTCTATTGTTGCAGGAAATGGTATTTCTGTTAGTAGCAACACTGTTTCAGTAAAAATAGACAGTGCTTCTGAAAGTTATCTTACTGTAGGAACAGGGGGATTAAAACTTTCTGGAATTAACACTGCTATAAGTACAGCAGTTTCTAATGCAGATAAAACTTCTATCAAATGTCAAGAGGAAACTTTAACTGCTGGCACATCAAAGGCTATTACACTTATTAGTACTTATAAAATTAAGACTATTAAAACATACCTCAATGGAATAGAATGTTTTTGTAGTATTCTGTTAGATTCTACTGCTGCAAATAAAGCAACAGTTTCTTGGTCCGGAGTAACTTTAAGCACAACAAATAAATTGGTAATAAAAACTTTCTATACAACTTCATAGTATGGCAAAAACAGATTTTTTAAATGGTATAAATATGCATGGAAATGCTATAGAGAATTGCCCATCCTTTGTGACGGGTCTCTCTATAGATGGTAATAAGATATATTGGAAGATAAATGAGGAAAATCAGCTGTTATTGGCCGTTAGTGATAAGTATTTATCGGTAACGAGCAAAGAAGATATTTTTACTTTAGCTGTAGATGTGGATGGACAAGGGGGACTGGGGAATACTGGACAAGGGCTTGGCATAACAGATTTATCTGCTGCGATTAATAAATTAGATACAGGAGAAAGTGTGCCTGTTGGTACAGATTATTATATTGCGCAATGGGCAGATGGGGGGACGCAGAATACGACATATGTAAGACGTCCAGTTTCAAAACTTGCAGAATATATAAGGTCTACATTTACTATTCCTACTGTAGGAAATGGTACAATTACTATTACACAGACAGGACAGAAAAGAGGTTCTTTCACACTTAACCAATCTGAAAATGCTACTATAGAGCTTACAGATACTATATATACACTCCCTAAGGCTACTGTTAGTGCTTTAGGAGGAATTAAAATAGGATATACTCCTTCTGGACAGAATTACCCTGTACAATTAAATGGAGATGGGGCTGCTTATGTGAATGTTCCTTGGGTAAATACTACTTATACAGCTGGAGATAACATTTCTATTTCTAATAATAAAATAAGTGTAAATGGTTTAACTACAGATCAAGTAGGTGAAGGAAGTAATAAGTATTATACTTGGGCACGATTTAAAGCAGATAGCACTGCTTCAGATGTAAGAATCAGTCAATATCAAACATGGTACTGAAAAAATTTTTTAACTGTAATTTTACCTTCTGGAGCAAGTTTTTCTAATTATATAGTTGTTGATGTTAACGGTTTTGAAATAGGTCAAAGTATACAAGAAAGAGGGCAGTTGTTTTTAACACTACGCAAAGATGCTTCTAATGTTTTAACTAGTTATTCTGCACACGTAATTAATTTCGGCAGTACAAAACTTCATACATTTAGAGTTACTTCAGATGATAATTTAACTTGGAATTTTTGGGTTAAATGTAACGATTTTAATAATTATGACCCATTCTTAGCTTTTACTGTACGTACCTGTTATTTACCTGGAGGATATTGGACTAATAAAGATCTTTCTATAACTACAAACACAACTCCAACTGGTACAAAATCTAATATAGATTTTGTAGAAGCGGGTTGGGTAAATAAAGCAAATATCGCACTTTCGGCAGATTCATGGACGCTTAACCCAACAGGGTTAAAAGAGGCTACATATGGAGCTTACGGAGGCGTGTTACAAGATACTTCTGGAGGTCAACCTTCTGGTTCATGAACCAATCGTATTAAAATTTTACACAATAATTCTCAAGGTTATTATACAGAGATAGCTCAAACTTTTAACGATACTGATACTCATCTTTATATACGAGCTTTACAATGAGGTATACAGAAAGGTTGGCATACTGTCTTAGATTCTGCAAACTACAGTAATTATGCTTTACCTCTCACAGGAGGTACTATGCAAGGTGATATCGTAATGAGTAATGGTTCTGCTCTTTTAAATGGTAATTCTGGTTATAGTACAGGGTTAATTTTTTTCGATACTATTAATAAGCGTACTGTTGTTGGAAGTTTAGATACAGGAACAACAGCTGCCTTACTCTTTAGAAGCCCTACACATGCCATAATAACCGTAGGAACTAATACTTATAAGATTTATGATACAGGAAATTCTAATTCAACTTCTATAGACTGAAAAGCAAAGGATTTAACTCTTGGTAATAAATTATATTTTAGTGATGGGACTTCTTACATAGAGTTAAAAGATGGTGCTCTTCATACTAATGTAGGATTTTATTCTGATAAATTTATTTCTGCAAGAGGAAGTGATTCTTCAGCAGGTTCTGGTGGAGGAGGAACTAGTGAAGGTACTATTTCTGCTATGTGGAATACTTTAACTACAAATACTGATACTACTTATGGTACAAAAGTAATACACTCAGATCATTTAAAGAACATTCCTATAGGAAATATCTCTGGGTTAACTGACCAATTAAATAGTTTAAATACAAATAAAATAAATATATCAAGTGCTACTAAAAGGTTTCTGTATACTATACCTGCATCTGGAAACAGAGGAGTTCGGATTACATATGAGGATGAGGCGAGTGTATATATAAGTATATGTGGACATAATGGTGGAAGGCAAATGGTACTTATTGGGACTGGATATGGGGAACACGGTACTGTAAGAAACCGTTTTACTGAATTAGTCACACCAAGCGGTTATTACACGTGGTGTTTACCAGAAACCGATAGCTTAGCTCGGTGCATAGAAATTTTAGTTGGTGCAAATTCCACTGGTACAGATAATGTAGAAGTAATTTCTTCTGGAAACATTACTTTTACTGCTATTTCGGCTTTAACTAGTACTAAACAGAATGCTCCTTTAGCACTTAAATCTGATTTAAGTAGTTACCTACCTTTATCTGGAGGTACTTTAAGTGGTACTTTAGACGTTAATTCTGAAATATATGCTAGCGGTAGAATAGTTAGTAATAAAACCGGAGGAATGTGGGTACAAGCAAGAGATTATGCATCCTTGTATAAGAACAGCTATGGTACAGGATCCTGGAATCCTATTTTGTCTATGAAAACAACTGCTGGAGACTGGAGTTTGGGCACGCTAACATCCGATCAGCAGGTGCGTCTTGTGTATATTACAGATGCGAATTATAATGCGGGTAGTAATAATATTACATATGAACTCAAATTCCCAGCAGCATCCGGGACAATCGCATTGACTACTGATATTCCAAGTACTTTACCTGCTAATGGAGGAACCGCTAATTTTCTTGGTGATGGAACTACTGAATATACTGTAGGACTAACAAATGGACATATACCTTATTATTGTAATTTCCCAGATGCAGGCAACCTGGTAAGTCTTGGATACAATACTTCAGATAAAATAAACGATGATAACTCATATTTTAAAGGACTATGTAAATGGATAGGTGCAACATATAAGAATAAAGAAGCGATACTCATAGGCAGGTGTCAACCTAATTCACAAGGATGGTGCATAATACACAAATATTCCCATGAAAACAATAGTGAAGGGTATCCTAGATATTTGACAGGAACATATCAAACATACCTACACACATATACATTTACAATATGGGAATATAACTGGTATTGGAATGGTGGAATTACTGCAACCACTTTAGCCAGAAATGGAGACGTTTCTAAGCCAATGACCTTCAACTGGTATGGACATGATGGACAACCTACATGGCTATGGGGTGGAGAAGATGGGACTAACATGTATGTGTATGATCCTAAGAATTTTTCTGTTTACCATTCTACTAGGACATATAATTTACAATCAACTCCAGATGTGGATAATTGTACATTATATGGAGTGTCATATAAATGTGGCCAAATTACAAAGGGCACGTCAAAAAACAATAGTTATTCTGGAAGTATTGCAGATTATAACGTTTGGTCCTATCCAACTTCCGCTGGCACTTCAGAGACTAATGGCACTGCAAATATAATGGACTTGCGGTTCACATGGGCTAAAGGTACTTATTATCATGACTTCTTTATGACACCAAACAACAACTCTCTCTGGCATAGAAGTGTAGTTAACAGCAATCCGGGAAGTTGGTACAGAATAGTCCAAGAAGATGGTGGGACTTATAGTATTAAAGTGGATTGGACAAATGTAAATAGTAAGCCTACTTTGTTCAATGCGGGCGGAAGTACTAATAAACTTACAAAATTCACTACCAATACTTCATATTATATTTCAGATAATTGTTCTGATCGTCCAGATGGTTCTGTATATGGAGAGATGTTGAATATTACCAATAACGATACATGGGGACAATTGATAATTCCATATGAGGCTGCCGGAAATTTTCTTTATCGTGGGGGAAATACCAATGGAAACCCTAATTATGGATGGAGAAAAATATGGGACAACAACAATCTCACCAATGTATCTCAACTGAATAATGACGCTAATTATGTAGGATACAAGTATACTGTAATTGATGCATCAGCATTAGATGAAAATACTTGGTATCCTGTGCTTATAAAGGTGTCTGCATACGGGAAGATAACCCGTATCGAGATAACGAATTCCCTTTCACAGAACAAACCCTCATGGGCTACACATGAATCTGGATTTACATGTAAGAAAGTATGGGATGTATATGGATCTAATTGGGGGGTTGTACCTAACGTTTCAAGAACTGTGTATGTGTCCACGTATTCATGGTGTGGCACTGACCCAGTTAGGGGAATCGGACAACTTACTAACTCTGCAAATGAATATGTATATGTGAGAGGTGGTGGGGAATACGAGTTTTGGACTAGTAATAGTTCTGTTCCCGTGTTAATCACCGAGAGTTCAACCTTCAGTCAAGAGACCATAGCACCTACGACCACAGTACCTGACGAAATAGTTAGAACTAATCAACTGACTACAGACAACATAAGCTGGTCAAGGATAGTCAACAGACCTACAACATTGTCTGGTTATGGGATTGGAGACAGTGTGGTTTGTGTAGATTCCAGTACAAATTCCCCCGATGTATACAGAACAAAGGCTGCGATGGTGCGAATGTTTAATCAGAGTGGACAGCCGTGGGCATATGCCTATGGACAACTTTTGTCCGTTTATGGAGGATTGGATACATTTGGTCAATTATATTTCCCTTATTCAACTAATGGAAATCTTTTCGTGCGGAGTGGAACCACATCGCAATCTCCGGATTGGAAACTGTTATTGAGTGAAAACAACTATTTTAACTATGCATTACCATTAAGTGGTGGAAAAATCACAGGTATGCTTGAGATACAGGCAGACAAGACCTCCTGGCGTGAAGGTATAAGAATATACCCTTACAACAGTTGGAGCACCATAGTTCTGGGAGGAAATGATTTAAAATCATCGTCCGGAACCACAACCAACACATGGAGCATCCATAATAACAACGGTAATTTCTGGATTGCCAAGAATGGTAGTGATTCAAATGCCTCAGCATACATGGGACATACGAATCAATGGTGGTTCAATGATTCAATTACTACATATGGAAGTTTAAATGTAGCAGGTCTGGTTGCTACGCAGGGTTTAGAATTTAGTAACGTGGGTAGTAACACAGGACACGGAGGCTATATAGATTTTCATTATAATGGGAGTACTGAGGATTTTACATCAAGAATTATAGAATATGGTTCTGGAAAATTGGCTTTAGAGGCAACTAATGTATATGTTGGCTATCCATCTACCAGCTACGCACTAAACGTTGCAGGAGACAGCTATGTTTCTGGTTGGAGCCGTTCTAATGTTGGATTTTATATAGAAGGTCAAGCTGTTTACTTTACACATCAAGGTGCGTATGTAGATATCTCAATGAATAATGGAGATGAATTCGAGTTAGGGAGTAGTAATGGTAATCTGTACTTTGGCTATCGCGCACCAACAGTAGGAAAAGCTATTGCACAGTATTACTGGCAAGCAGGCTCTAGTACTTCCTGGGCAAATCACAAAATGGGAAACATAGTATCTGTGGGAACCCTATATATAGCAAGTACATCTACTCTTGTAGGAGCAGTATCTGCTTCAAGTACAATCTCAGCAACAGGAACTATCTACTCTTCTACTGGTATTTACTCAAGTGGTTACGTATCAGCAAGAGGACAGGATACGAGTTCAGATATAAATCTCAAGACAGATTTTAGTCCTATAAAGAATGCTCTGGATTATGTGCTTAAAACTCATTATACACAGTTTAAATGGAAAGATACTATGCAACTGTCAATGGGTATTATAGCACAAGAAGAGGAGAATAGAGATTATGGATATTTAGTCAAGTCCCACGATAGTGTAGGACATTTAACATATGATTATGCTGCATCTACAGCCCTTCTGGGAGCAGCAATACAAGAAGAAGATAGTAAAGTAGAAGCTCTTAAAAGAAGGGTAGCAGAGCTGGAAAATGAAATTAAAAAATTAAAAGAATATGCCGGTTAATCAAGGTTTTATTACTGCCCCTTTAGGAGTCGCTACTCTTGCAGAGTATTTTGGTACTGCAAAAGATGTCGCTTCTATTTGTAAAGCAGGATCGATAAACAAATGGTCTAAATGAAAGCCTACGGGATTTAATCCAGATAGTCCTTCAAGGCCTTCGACTACAACAGATACATCAGATGGATATTGATGGGCAGTTAAATTAAAATGTACAGCACCAAAATCTATACATAGTTTTGGATTTGATTATAAAAAACCTACTGATAGTAGCTATAAACGCTTAGAAGAGTTTATTGGATATAGCCAAGGAGCAGCTCCTAATCTCACTGTAACTGTAAATGAAAATTATGGTACAACATTAAACATGGGTATGAGTTACGGGGACTTTGTAACTTTTGACATTCCTACAGCCAACCAGTATGGGATTGATTATATAGAAGTATTTAGACAGATACAGAACTTAGATGCTTCTACTTCTGTTAAAGATATATTTAAAAAAGTATATCCTATTTGTATAGTAGGAAACTATTGGTGTGTGATGCCAGAAAGAAAACTTTCTACTGCTTCAACAAATTCCATTTCTACCCAACTGGGTAAAGATGACAGTGGTGTGGGTGAGATAGGGGGGGGGACAGAAGTTAGTAACTATACAATAAGAAGTCTTTGTGATGGCACATATTGGTATAAAGGATTTGAACTGGATCTAGCCGAACTGCTAGAAGAATACCCTTCTGTGTTTACCGAAGACGGAAATTATAAGATTACAATAGGAGTAATGGTAGCTATCTCAGCAACCCATACAGATGGAAAATGATATGAGCTACCATCTACTCCATATTCAAACGAAATATTTTTTCCTATACATAAATGCGTAGGTTTACAATATAAGCTTACTGTTCCACAATCTGCTCCTAAGCCTACATTGAGTATTGCTGGGCTGAGTGAAAGTGGATTACGATGGAGTTATTCTTTTGCCAAAAAGAAAGACATGTCTGTTATACTTTCTGTTACTATCACAAATACTTCACAAGGAAATTTTGGGATAACCGTTACAAAAGAAATTACTGTTAATGCTAATTCAAACATCGCTCCTATATACAGTATAAGTTGTGAGGAACTAGGTTTGGGAACTCCGGAAGTAGGAGTATTATATAGCTTCAAGGGTACCATAAAGGCTTCTGGTGATGGAAAGAAGACTTGGGTGACAGGTACAGGAGACACTTGGTCTGGTACATATAGTTCGCTTATTATTGGATAATTATTGCTTGCTTTATATATAGGAAAAGTAAAATTTTTAATTTATGGGAATTTCAAATGGAGAAATTAAAGCTCCTTTAGGAGTAAATACGCTGGCCAACTATTTTGGTACAGCTACTGATACTTTTTCTATATGTAAAGCAAGTATTATAAATAAATGGGCTAAATATAAGCCTATAGCACTTTCTACTTTAGGATTAACAGATACACCATCTTCATTAACAGAAGCACAAAGAAAAGCTGCTAATTATGGATTACAAGCAAAATCAGCGAGATCAAATAGTAAAGCAGATTTACCGGAAAAAATTATGTCTGTATGTGGAGAAAGTGGTTTATGAACTTATCCTCACGTAGTAGCTGGTACAGATTATGCTAGATTAGATGATTTTGCTAATCCTAATGGGTATAGCACTACGGTTGGATATGATCATTCTTGCGAAGGACCTTGTAAAGAATCAGATCTTTCAGCAAATCATCAAACAAACGTAGCGAGCAGTGTAACTGTATGATTCACAGATAGAACTAAATCTGGTTGTCCTGGACAGCTTCATTTTGATGAGCTTCCTAATTTTGGTACAACACAGAATGTAACAGCTAATCAAACTTGTTTACGAAATTGTTATTTATGCTTTATGTTTAAAGTTGGAACTGAATATTATTATATTTTTTCTACAGATACTATAGATAATTTAGTGGACTGAGCTGACGAAGGTGCTTCGGTTTCACTGTCTATAATTAATCCAGATGGGTTATTTACTCCTTTTAGGAATTTAGCTGTAGGTGGGTCTATTTCTACGCAAGCATATTTATGTTTAATTGATTTGGCAGAAGCATTTAATGGAGAAATTCCTACATCATATAAAGGAGGATGTGTAGCGCAAACGGATTTAAGTTCTCATGCTTACAGAGTATATGCCTTGCCTTTTTCTGAAGCTTCGTATTCTTCTGCTAAAATAAATATAAGTAAACCGCGCGGTTCCAATTATTTGGCTTTCAGCTTTCCAAACGGCATTTATACGGCAAATGGTAAAACTTATGTAGATGTTCGTATTGAAAATAACACAACTAAGGATGCCGTTCTGTCTAATATTTTTATGTATTTGATGTCTGAACATGTGGCAGATAATAACAGAGACGATGTTATTGACGAAGTAAAACGTTCTTGGATAACAAATGGAGCGGAGTCCACTTCTGGTATTTCTATTACAGGCTCTGAAGGGCAAGGTGTGTATGCTGCATATAAAAGAATTCCTATTGCAACATCACAAAAAACTATAACAAAAAATAGTTCACAAACATTTCATTTCTTCTTTAATGCTACACAAGATGCATTTGGTTATTCATATGATCAGTGGGCTGAACCTATAGTTTGTATACAGGATAATATCGGAGATCCAAATGGAGTAGAAAAAGACGGTAGATATATTTTCTATTAATGAAAACAAATAAAACTTATTTAGACTCTTTGAAAGTCCAAAACCAAATTAAATCTAAATATGATTTTGAAGATATGACTAAATGGGCTTTACAAGATTTAAAAGATATAAATGTATTTATATTTGAGAATCCAAATTTATTAAAGAGACTCTCTAATGAGGAATATGATTTAAAGGCTTTCTTATATGCTCTTCCTGTTCCTCATAATTATCAGCTTATATGTGCCCATAATGCATTAACGCCAATTATTTTAATGCATGAATGTGTACATATAAAGCAATTTGAAAGAGGAGATTTAAAAAGAGTTGAGAATGAATATTTCTGAAAAGGTGAAAAATATGATAACAGTATACCATATAAATCAAGACCTTGAGAAATAGAGGCTTTTAGTCTCGAAAATAAAATGTGAAAAGATTATAAAAAAGATTTGAAAAGTATTTAGATTTTTATTATTTTTGCAAAAACAAATTAATTATGATTACTTTTACTGACAAAACAATTAAGGAGAATTTTAATGATCCGGATGCTTCTTACAATGGAAGCGTAGAGTATGCAGATAATAAGATTTCCAGTGCTACCGCTTGGAATATCCAGGCAGGTACTAGCAATGGTTCTGCTGCCCTCGATGGGAATGGAAATCTTAGCATTAATGGATTTAAGACGGCTGACATAATCACTGCTGCAACTACGGTAGCAGGAATCTTCGGAGCTATCGAAGAGCATGTCACCGGAGAGTAAAAAGAAGATTTTAAGTATAGGAATATTACTCCTAGCCTGTATATGGTTAGGAGTAATTTCCTTTACTAGTTTTTTATTTCTACAAGTTTATGAAGCCGATTATATCTTTTGAGCTATTACAAATATACTCTTAAGTATATATGGTATTAGAAACTTTATAGAGAATGGATTAAGGAAAATAAGTTAAATGAAGAATTACGAAATTTTAGCACTTATGAACTCTGGTCTTATGCAGACTACTGCTTATGAGCTTGGCCCAGAGTCTGCCTATAAGCTGTATAAGTTTAAGAAGCTTGTACAGAAGGCATTTGAAAAATTACAGGAAGATGAACGTGATCTGCTTAAGAACGCAGGAATTGAAGATGGTGCATCTTTTGATGCTCGTAGAACAGAACTTGCAAAAATTGAAAATCCTACAGAAGAGGAAAAGAAGGAGCTTGATGAAATGGGAGAGAAGCTTAAGAAGTATATCTCTCTTAGAGAGGCTCTTTATACAGATGATGTTGATATTTCTGGTGTTAAATCTCTCTCTTATGAGGATTGGTTTAAGCTTAAGAAGGAGAATAGAGCTGTTAAGATTAATGATAAAGAAACAGACGTTTTCTCTGGAGCTATTGAAAGTGTACTGGAGGGAGTTCTTTGGACTGCTCCAGAAGAGTAATATATAAGGCGGAGATTTAGTTCTTCGCCTTTTTTATTTTATAAATTTGGATTTATAATTTATTTTATATATATTTGCAGCAAAATAGCTAAATGTTAGCTATATAAATAGATTTAGAGAACAAATAAGAAAAAAGTTTTATGGGAAATGATTTTTTTGATGATCTGTTAGACCCGGTATCAGTTGATGAGGAAGTACAAGAACCTGTAGAGGAAACTGTACAAGAAGAAGAAACACAACCGGATACTGTAGTTGAAGCAGACGAAACTACTTCCACAGAACCGACTACTTCCGAAGATCCACTTTACGTGTTCTTGCAACAGCGAGGAGTAAAAGATCCAAGTAAGATAGTAATTAGTAATGAAGATGGAAGCGAAGAAGAAATTGATTTTAATTCTTTAAGTACAGAGGATAAGATTGATATTCTTACGCAAGTAACAGATTCTGGGCTCTCAGAAAATGAGACGAGAGCTATTAATTTCTTAAGACAACATGGTAATCTTAGTTTGGAGCAAGCTTTAGATGCTTATGCAAATAATTATTTGCAGCAGTATTTAAATGCTCACCCAGAACAAGTACACCAACGTACTTATGAAATTGATGACTACAGTGATGATGATCTGTACTTAATAGATTTAAAAAACAGATATCCAGATTTTACTGATGAAGAACTTATGTCTAAGTTGGAATCAGCAAAATCTAATGAAGAGCTTTTTAAGAAAGAAAGTGAATCTCTTAGAAAGTACTTTAAAGAACAAGAAGATGCAGCAGTGGCTTATCAGCAGCAAACAGAACAAAAACAGGCTGAAGATCTTAGAAACAATTTGTTAGAGGCTTCTCGTAATTTTAATGCTGTACAGTTAGACTATACAGACGCTGAGAGTGACGCTCTAATAATTGAGGACGAAGATAAACGACAAATGTTGTCATATATACTTGACCAAGACAAAGATGGTAAATCACAGCTTGTAAAAGACTTGGAGAATCCAGATACTCTTATAGAGTTAGCATGGTTGCGTACGAAAGGCGCAGATGTGCTTTCTGATTTGAGTAAGTACTGGAAGAAGCAGCTTGCCGACGAGCGAGCTACGAATAAGAAATTGCAAGCTAAACTTGATAAAGTTGGTAAAGATACTGTTATTGTTCCTCCGGCAGATAAAACTAAGCCTACTGCCGACTTTGATTTATGGGATAAATCAGGCTTAATATAATATTAATTTAAAATTTATTTAATTATGAGAATTTCAGGTTTTACAACCGTACGTCCGAATATGCCAGCTACGCGCACTTATGAGGACTTTTCTAAATTTTTGGGTGAAAGTCTCGCCCAAATAAAACCTGGTGAACTGCTGGGAACCCTCCAAATGAAATTCTCATATAATAGGGTAATCAGCAGCCAAGTTTAACGAGTGATCGTTTTAAAGGTTCAAAGACTAATTAGAGTTCTTTATAAGAATTTCTAGACACGAGCGCCAGGCACGTAAGTGATGATATAGTCTGAACATATATGATGGTAAAATATATGAACTATAGGATAAAGAGCCTATAGGATAACAAGCGGAGAATCCCGCACGTTTAGGAATCGTATCTACGTTATACGATCAATACACAGCTACGCACCTTACTGAAGCTCTTATGAACACCTTCACACAGGAGAAGGCTAAGAAGGGTTTCCAGTCAGTTAACTCTTTCCTTATTGAGTGGGATATTGTAGTTAACAAGGTAAAGCGTCTTCCGCTCATTGCTGAGCCAGAAGGAGATGGTGCAAATGCTGGTGATATTAAGTTCTATTTTAGTGAAAATTACTACCAGAAAGAGGATACTTTCGTAATCGAGAAGACTCGTCAGCACTTTATTGTAGTTAATACTCCGCAGCGTCTGCGTGATAACTGCTGGCTTGTAGTTGCTAAGATTAACGACAACGATTACTCTTCTACTATTGACAAGCTTGGTGGTAGCCTCGTAGGTGCTACTACTCGTTGGATTACCAACATTAAGCCGGAGCTTCACGAGACTGGTTACGTAAAGGCTCAGTCTAACGTAGAGAAGGCTCGTACTTATATTTCTACTCACCGTGTTGATGTGGATATGTCTGCTAAGTACGCTGGTATGGAAGATGTTTTCATTAAGATAGGTAAAGGTAACGAATCTACTGATCATGTTTACAAGATGAATCCTGCTGAAAAGGATTGTCTTGACAACTTCATGGAAGCTCGTAACAATTCTCTTACCTGGGGTAAGGGCAACGTTTCGGCTGACGGGAAGCCCAAGATCAATCATAGGTCTTTCTATGCAGTAATGTATAGTTAAAAACTGTTCAAATTGCTGGGAGTTCTTTATATATTATTTACTACAACATAACTTTTTAGTAAGTGTGAAAGTCTGAAAAAAATAATATTTAGATAATCAGCAGCAAAGGTTCCTCATAGAGGAAAATGTTCAACGACTAAAAGTTCAGATCTAATGCTAAAATATATAGTATACAAGACAACAAATACCATAAATGGTAAAATATATATAGGAGTACACGGTACTCTTTCTGATGATTTCGATGGTTATATAGGCTGTGGAATTTCCTGTAAAGGAGATTTAAAGCAAAAACACTCTACTGTTTTTCAGAAAGCTGTTATTAAATATGGAATAAATAATTTTGTAAGGGAAACTTTATATGAATTTCCTGGTACAGAGAAGGGTAAAATAGCAGCATATAAGAAAGAAGCCGAATTGGTAAATAGAGAATTTATAAAGAGAAAAGATGTTTATAATAGTTGTTTAGGAGGAAAAGTTCCTTCTTCTGTAAGTGAAAAACAAGTTAATCAGTATGATTTGGAAGGTAACTTTATAAAAACTTGAAACTCTATTTCCGAAGCTTCCAGAGAAACAGGTATTTCTAAAAGTGGTATTGGAGATGCTTGCTTAAAAGAAAGGAAATGCAAAGATTTTCAGTGAAGGTTTTTCACGGGAAGTACTGAAAGCATATCTCCTTGTAAAAACAGAGAAAAAGTTGTTTATCAGTTTGATTTACAAGGAAATTATATAACTTATTACAAGTCTTTACATGAGGCTGACAGACAAACTGGCATTTCATATAAATCTATATTTGCAGTTTGTGTGGATAAACAAATACAGGCTGGAGGTTATTTTTGAAGTTATAAGAAAAGATTTGCTTTAAGAGCCTCTAAGAAAAATACAGCTTGTGCATCTTATACTTTAGAAGGCAAGTTTATAAAATCTTTTACAAATGTTAAAGAAGCTGCTGAGTATATGAATATAACTCCGGGGCCTATTTATAATGTTATAGAAGGTAAAAGTAAAACTTGTAAGAATTTAAGATGAAGATATTTTTATGGAAATACATCAGATATACAGTCTTTATAGAATAAGATATAGTCTAACGCTATGACGAGATTGGTAGGCCGCTCATTTCTACGGACGGTAAACTTTATGCCGCTTAACTGAGAAATCAGTTATGCAAAAACTCTTTAATTCGGTGAACTCTGCGATGAGAATACCGAGCCAAGCCTTATATAAGGAAGGTGTAACGACTAGAGTTATATTATTGTAATTACTATCATTTTATATGGATAAACGAAAAAAAGCACTTTTAATTGGATTAATTTTAGGAGATGGGCATTTAAATGCTCACAGTGGTGTTGCTTTAGAAATAGAGCATGGAAGTAAGCAAAAAAGTTACCTTGAATATAAGGCTAACTTACTTGTTACCTTATTAGGTGGAAAACTTCCAAGTATATATCATAGAATAAAAAAAGATACCTATAAAATAAGTAAAGGGCATAGGTATTTTAGAATATTATATAAATGGATATATAAAAGTGGAGAAAAGAGGTTTAGTAGAAAAATGCTAAACTATTTAACTCCAGAAGCAATTGCTCTATGATGGATGGATGATGGTAGTCATGCAAAAGACTATTATAAAGGAACTAAAAAAATCCGTTCTCATTCTTTCTATTTTTATACTATGACTAATCCAGAAGACACCCAAAATATTATAGATTTCTTTAAAGAGAAATATGATATAAATTTTTATCCGATTAAAAAACTAAATAAAAAAGGAGAAATTAGATATTATTTAAAATGTAGAACTAGAGAAGGTAGAAAATGGTCTTCTTTATTAAGGCCTTATATACTTCCCGAGTTTGAATATAAACTAATGTCTCCAGAAGAATAATATAACTTCACGAACAAGAGTCACCTATATAGGTGAAGATATAGTCTGATCTTATGCGAATAAAAGTATAAGAAATAGCATATAAACAATGCTATATTAACAAATTGGTAATACCGCAGGTAGAGCGTTTCGCTACCAAGTTTGTATTTAACAAACTTACCATTGATTATTTTGAGAAGGCTCTTATGGCCATGTCCGCTAAGTCTGAGAAGGCACAAGGGAATACGTACATTTTAATGTGCAACACTTTCTTCTATAATCAGTGGCAGAGTGTAATGGGTAAGTGGGTTGTAGAGCACAAGTCTGACAACGCCTTCCTGTACTCTAAAGAAAAGAATGGCTACATTAAGCTCGGAGCTACGTATTCTGCTTACGAGTATGGTGGTAAAATGTGTTGCCACCTAAATAGAGAAATCTATTTATAATAAATTTCCTTAATTGCTGGAAAAACCTTAAGCTTTATAAGCTATAACATAAATGGAAACATTAGGTGTGAATGCTTAAAAATTATAAAGATTGGTCAATCAGCAGCTAAGCCCCTCTGTATCTTTTATACGTGGGGAAAGTTCAACGACTATCGAAAATTTCTTTTTTAAAGAAATATTAAAAAAGAATCAGTAGAGTACATTTTTTAATAATGGAAACAGGAAATGACTTTCAACGGTAAAAGAAGAAAGTTAAAGATATAGTCTAGTATAATTAGAAATAATTATAGTTAATAATAAAGAACACACTTCTTGTTAAGCTTGATAGGAGCTTTGATGTAGAGTTCCCTAACCGTGCGTTTGGTGCAATCATCGACCTTACTGCTGATGCAGCTACGGGCCGTCCTGCACTCGGTTACTTCACCTTTAAGGGTGGAGATTTGATCCAGAACATTGTAAATGGCGTAAACTAAACCACTTGCGCCACTTAGTAGTAATACTAAGAAAAAATAATTTCTCTAATTGCTGGGAGTTCCTTATAGCTTTAACTACCTAAAAGGTGAAAATGTTAAAGATTGGATAATCAGCAGCTAAGCGGTAGGATATGCAAGCGTATTACGAAGCTCTACCGAAAGTTCAACGACTATCGAAACAGTACTTTTAAGCAAATCTTAAAAGAAGTAATGGAGTAGAGTACATCTAAATGATGGAAACGGGAAATGTCCTATAGACGGTAATAGAATATAGGATAAAGATATAGTCTGATTTAATTAGAAATAATTAAAATGTAAAATGAGGTGGAGCTACAGGACTCCAAGGAGGAGTTGTTTCCTCTCCTGTAGCTGGCGTTAAATACATTGACTGGGGCTATGCAAGCGTGGCTGTGTTTAACCCATATAGATCAGTGATCATGATGGGTTCAGAGACACGTGATTCTTTCTTTAAGTAGAAAGAAAAAATAACATATACTACTCCCCTTTATTTGGGGAGTAGTTTTTAAATTATATAGATTTTAGTTAAAAAAGAGAGAAAATTATGGAGAATAGAGTTATTACTCTTAGAAGCGTATTGGGTCCGGTAAAGGAGTATCATTTCCAGCCGTGCCGTCAGAAAAATGGTGTTCGTTACTCTTGGGTAAAGCCTGTAAGATACGATTCTCAGGGAAATTCGGAGATGATACTTAGTCCAGATGAAATGAATGATCCTAACCGTGATTATTTTATCCCAGAGGATATGGATATTGTAGTTACTAGTGGTACTACTTTTGACCTTGATAATCCTCTTGAATATAATATATGGATGTCTATTAAGGATAACGATTTGATTGTTCCTACGCGAGATGCTAAGGACAACCAAGGAAATCTTTATATAGACGGTAATCAGCAGCGTTATGGTATCGCAGAGTTATATGTAGAAGTTCCAGGTGAAACTTCTGAGCGTAATGTTTCACGTATGCAGAAGATTAATAAAGCTTGGACTTATATTGGAGCAGACTCTCCTGCTAGCAGACTTACGAAGTGCAAGTTGCTTGGCAAATATATGGGAAATGCTCCAGCAACAGATGTTGAGGAATATCTGTACCAAAGAGCAGAAAAGAATCCGGATGAAATTATCGATCTTTATACTGGGGGAGATATGAAGCTTAAGCTTCTGTTCATAGATGCCAGAGATAGAGGTAAGATAGTTCAGAATAAGGGAATGTACTTCTTTGGAGAAGTCCCTCTTGGAGTTAATGATGAGGCGGTAATCCTCTTCTTTAAGCAGCCGGATAATAAGAAAATCCTTGAACAAATTAAACTAGTTACTTACCCAGAATATGCTCCTGTTTCTAAGCTCGATGAGGCTATTAAAGAAACAGAGGCTGAAGTAAAAAAGGCTAGTAAAAAATAAATAAATATTTAATATGACTTCTAGAGAGCTGTATGAATATGCGCTTATTGAATTAAATAAGTTAGAAGCTCCTTCTCTTATTTTGGAGGATTATAACTATTTTATTAATAAGGCTGTTCAGCAATATATAAATCTAGTCTATCAGAAACTTGAAATTGACCAGCAAAGTACAGATGATATTAGAGTATTAAAAACCTCTACTATCCTTCAGCCTACTAAAATGACTGATTCTATCACTGGCAACAACCTCTTTAAGTCTTCTTACAGTGTAAATCTTCCAGACGATTATATGCATTTGCTTAATTGCATTGTAGAGTATGAAGTTTCAGCTCCAGTGTTTAAATGCTATAATCGCGGAGATTCTGTTTATTTCCCTTGTAGAAGACTTACTCCAGACATGTATACGCAAGTACTTAATAACGCGTATATGCGTCCTATGTATAAAAGGCCTTACTATTATTTAAATAATATTAATAGTACTACTACTTTACCAAGTAATGCTACTATGGATTCTAAAATCCTTAGTGCTAATGGTATTGCTAATGTGGATTCTAAAATTACTGCTGCTTATCAGACTGCATTAGAGGCATATGCCGCGGCAGTTAAAGCTAACGATGGCACTACTGAAAAAGAGGATGCTGTAAGTTCTGCTGCTGAAGAATTAGATGCAGCTAAGTTGGAGTGGGATAAGGCTACAAAGAAAGTAATATCTACTTCTAATTCAAGTTTGGTAGACTCTTATAACGCACAGGGAGATCGTTTATCTAACCCTTCTAGCGTTAGACTTGAACTTCGTTTTGGTAATGATGACGGAGTATTTGTTCCTAAGAACTTATACATTGACTATTTAAAATCGCCTATGTATATCCGTCTTACACAAGAGCAGATCGATGCTACTCTTGATTACTCACAAATTCTTGAATTTCCAGATTATGTTTGCTTTGAGATTGCAAATATATTTGTAAGATTGCTTATGGAAAATGCAAGTGATCCAAGGCTTCAGACAAATATCCCTATTAACAAGACTATTGCTACTCCTGGGGCAGAGCAAAGCAAATCCTAAATAACTTTAAAAATAGAAAATTATCATGTTTAATTATATAAAAGAAACTATTATTAATTCAGCAGATGCTATCCTCAGTGTAGATGGGCAGCTTGCTATTAAGCGTGCAGGTAACTACGATCTTTCTAAGATTGTAGGCAGCGTATACAAGACTGCTGGCGTAGCAGGTTCTGTAGGTAAGATTGAGATTACCGTACCAGCACTCGTTGCTGAGCCTTATCGCTTTACTATGTTTATTTCTACGCCATCTAAGTCTCTTTCTGACTTTGCTATGGCTAATTGGGCAGAATTTGGTAAGCCTATTATGGTAGAGTTTGCTGGTTCTGCTACTGCTGCTGATGCGGCTAAGAATCTTGCAGAGGCTCTTAAGCTTGTTGCTATGGATAGTGTTCCTTTCTCTGTATCTGTAAGTGGTGCTAAGGTTACTATTACTCTCGCTGAGTCTTGGATGGTTCCAGAGCAGCCAGAGATTGTTAAGATTTCTGATGGCTCTGCTGTTGCTGACTCTGCATATGTTGTTACTAAGAATGTAGAGGAATTTGCTACTGGAAAGTGGCTTGTTGAGAACCTTCGTTTCCCTACTTACTACAATCGTAGGTATGCTGCTCCTTATGCTGATGAGTCTCCTGTAGACGGACAGCTGTATACTCAGTACTCTTTTAATTATAAGGTTGAGCGTCCTGGTCTTGGTGGCTTAAGTGCTGTTGGTCAGGCAATCGAGTCTGAGGTTACTATTGTATTCTATGTAGCTCCGTCTGCTGTATCTGCTTTTGAAGGCAAGCTCTCTGGTAAGATTTCTGAGCGTAAGGTATCCATCTCTGGCTCTACTGCAATTACTGGAAAGACGACTTCTCAGCTTAAGGCTATCTTCGATGGTGAGGATGTAACTACTAAGGCTACTTGGACTTCTTCTGCTGCTGGAAAGGCAACTGTAGGTGCTCATACTGGCCTCGTTACTGGAGTTGCTAATGGTGACACCACTATTACTGCTTCTTACAACGGAGATTCCGCTTCTGTTAAGGTAACTGTATCTGGTGTATCTTAGTCTATAAATAATTAATAAACCAATTAAGGGCGAGTGAGAGCCGATCTCGCTCGTCCTTTTTCTTTTTATATGCAATTAGAAGAATTAGTATCAGCGATATACAACGATTTAATTAGTGGTACAATGATTCCTGCTTCCAATAGACAATTTATTTCTCTCGATCAGATAGAAGACGAATGTATCGAAACAAGAGCTACTATAATTAGAGAATGGTATTTAAAAAGTCTATTAACTAAAGGAGAATTAGCAGTTGCACTTAATTGTGTAGAAGTTGATTGTAAAGACCAAAATAAATGCGTTTGTAAGGGAATTCCAAATGCTAAACTTGCCAAACACTTTGAGATACCCGCTCTTGCAGAGGGCCTTGGAGATGAAGCAATTACATTTATAGGAAGTACCGATAGAGATGAGTATTATAAAGTATATTTTACTAAAGAAGCTACTAGATACCATCAGTATAAGAAAAGAGCCTTTAATAAACCATATGTTTATATAGAAAGGACCTTAAACGAAAATGGAAAATATGATGGTTGGATATTTAATGCTCCGTATGTAAAGAATATAGCAATAATAGCTACTTTTAAAGACCCTAGACAATTAAAAGAATATAATTGTTGCACAGATGTGGACTATTTAGATATGGGATCTATAAGTGACGAAATTAAGCGCAGAATACTTAATAAGAAGTTACAATTGTATAGAACTCCACTTTACCAAGCACCACAAAACATATAATATGGGTAATTTACATAGTATGAATACAGTCTTTCCATTAGTAAATGAAATTTATGGAATAGACATTAAACTCGATAATTTTGAAGATATAGCCCTTACTGGTTGGGAAACTATAGGAAATAAACATACTCGTTTATATAAATACACTGCGGATACTAATGATAAAGAGTTAGTACTCCCTTGTAATGCAGATATAATAGAGGCTGTATATATACCTATAATAGATGCCCAAGTTTCTAGTAATAAAACTGATTTCTTGGATACAGATGCAATTAATACTGAGAATTATATAGAACGTTCCAAGAAAGGAGTTAGTCCTTTTTATGTTAAAGGTAAATTAATTAAATATAAAGAAGGTGATGGAGTTTTATATTTTGAAAGAGACTTTAGAAATGTAACTGTTTTATATCATGGAATTCTTGTAGAAGATGAAACAGGATTACCTTTAATTAATAATAAGGAGGAGAGAGCGATAGCTGCTTTTGTAGCTTGGAGAGAAACCTATAAAGAAGGGTTAAAAAAGAAAGATCGTAATATACTTCAGTTTGCTAAAGATTTAGAAGCAGAATGGTTAAGAAAATGTAATGCTGCTAGAATACCTGAGAAACTGAACCAAAATGATATGAACAATATTTTAGATGTAAAAGCCTGTTGGGACAGAAAGCTTTTTAATAAAACTTATAATCCGATTAAATAATGGTAGGAAGATCTTATAACAGTTTTTCTTTTTCATCCAAAGAACTATTTGATAATTTTAATGTAAAGCAGTTAAAAATTAAAGCAAAAACTTTAGAAAAAGAGTATGGTTCAAATAAAAGAAAAGTTTATTGTGGACTTGTATTTACATATTGTATATATTTAATATGCTTGGATATTATCCAAAATAATGTTACTTTTGCCTTACCTACGAAAGCTTTTAGAAAAGCACAAATATATGTAAAGCCTTTTGTGGGAGAAGAATTACAGTTATACTGTAAAAGAGGTAGATTTAAAGATATTGATTTATTGGCTACTAATTTTGTAGCATATGACTTAGTATTAGAGTGATATGGAGGAGGAAGAACAAAATGAAAAACTATACACTTAACTAAGCCATATAAAAAGATGTTTATAGATAATGTTAATGCAGGAAAAACTTATTACTAATGATTAAATATTTAGAAGATTATTATGATAAATTAAAAATAGCTTTTCCAGAGTTGGAATTAAGTGATATTAAAAAGATTTGTACATACGGATTTAATGAATTAATTAAGGTCTCTAATCGAGGAGGAGATGTGCTACTTGCTGCACATAGAATTCCCTTTTCTGCTTATATAGGAAGAATATTTAGTAAAGATGAAGACTATTGGACATACCGTGACATAAAGAAACATATTAAATATAGAATACAGTATCTTTTTAGCAGAACTATTTGAGATGGGTATTATTATTTTGGGTTAAGTGAAGAAGAGTACCAAAAGTATTTTACAGAGAAAAAATCTGGAAGACAAAAAGAAAAAATTAAGTTTGATAGAATAGACTGTTATAAGATCATCCATGAAACATTAATTAGAAAAAAGAATAAATATATTTTCAGATTAAAAGTTAAGGAGGATAGAGGTCTTTATTTTCGAGAAGAAAATTATGAAACCCGTAATTTCGACTTATATGCTCTACGAAAGGAAAACAGTAAATTAAAAATACTTAGCGATTAATGAAAAAAGAAGCGACTAATACTTGGTCGGAAGGGTTGGTGATGGACTTAAATCCAGTAAGTACTCCAAATACAGTATTGACAGACTGTGTTAATGGAACTATTATTACTTATGACGGAAATGAGCATAGTTTACAAAATGATAAAGGGAATTATCCTTTAGCTAATTGTAAACTAGAAAAGAATTTTATACCAGTAGGAATAAAAGAATATGGAGATATTTTATATATAGTTTCTTATAATCCTCTTACTACTGAAACAGAAATAGGTTCTTATCCTGCTCCTAAGACTATTACTTCTAGTGACCTAGATGAAAGTATTTCTTTAGATGCTATACAGACATCTATAGATAGCGCAACAGGAAATACTCTTAATTATTCATATATAGTAGAGAACCTACAAGACATGAAGGTTTTCTACGGAAAAGATCCAAATAAATTAAAAATAAATCCTGGAGATAAATATAAACTCTCTAATTGGATTACCTCTTTATCTGGAGCATCTAAATATGAAACTCTTAAATTTTATGTTTTAGATGAAAATCGTAAATCTTACGATGTTACAGATAAAATAAAAAATGCAAATCATACTTCAGATACTTTTGCTTATGTGGAATGGGATGTTCCTGGTTGGTTAGCTTTACAACCTGTATTTGCAAGAGTGGAGAGTATGGACTTAAATGTTAAGCAATTTGTGGTTCCTACTTATGCAGGAAGTCCTATTTTTAAAGTAAGTGTTCAGTATACGGTTAATGACCCGCTTATTTTAAATTCTACCACAAATGATCTGAAAGCGAAGATAACTATAACTGTAGGAGAGACTTCCAATACTTTAAATGCCTCAGTACCAAATAAACTTGATTTAAAAAACGGCAACTGTTTATATTTCTCAGATGTAATCGATTTATCTTCTTATTTAGTTAAAGATAAAAATGTAGAAATAAAAATAGAGCCTTATTTGACTTATAAAATTGGAGAGACTACTTCTATAGTTTATTACGATAATTTAAATAAATCCTATAAATATTCCTTAAATGCTAAAGGAAATATTGAAGACATAAAAATAGGAAACAGCTCTTGGTGGTATAATCTTGGAGATTCTACACTTGATATAATGTTTGATACACAAGGCATTTCTAAGAATGCCGCACTTACTTCAGAGATTTATATGTATTACTCTATTAGTAAATTAAGTGCCCCAAATGATTATGCTACAAATGCAAGTAAAGTTGCATATAAGCACATAAAGTGTGAAGAATGAAATTTAGTTGGAGAAACTAATCTCTCTGTTCCTTATGTGCCTTATACAAGTGATAATGTTACAAGTAATCCAAAAGCATTATTTCCAGAAGATTTTTATATTATTAAGTTTGATATTATAGGAAATTCTACTTGGAGTGATTCTGCTGAAGTTTTAGCTACTTTTACTAAGTTTATAGTGGCATCTAAGGTAATGGAGGGATTTACTGATTCCCGATATGATGAAATCTCATTTGATCAATGGATGGGTAATTACCAAACTTTAATACAAAACAAGCAATTAAAGTTAAATGGAATACCTCAGAGCGAAGTAGATTATGGAGAGGTACAAGTTACTCCTGGTTATACTGCTTGAATGTCTAATTCTAATATAAAGAGTCCTAAAGGAAATAATGGTGTTTATAATACCTTTATGACAGATGGTGTAGACGGAAATGTAGAAAAAATAGAAAACGGATTTGATTTATACTGCAACGCATCTTGTAAAATGGATGTTACGGCATCTAGTGAAGTTAAACTTCTTACAGGGCCTATGTGGGAAAATCTTGTTTCTGGAGCTAAAATGGAAGTTGATATAAACGATACTTCTAAAACAACTACTTTCTCTAAATACTCTGGAACTCTTACTAGCAGTATTACTTTTGGCGATTTGAGTGTTACGGGAAATAAAACTATTCATTACGATTTAGAACCTGTAATTAAAAGTGCTTCTATATGAAGTTATGTAGAAGAGAGTCTTACTTATTCTACTTATAGCTTAGATGTAAGTGGATGGTGTGATGCTTCTAAAAATGCTAAAGGTGGAGAAATACATCTTTATTTTTCTGAGATTCCTGGTTATACAAGTGGAGTTTGGAAAGGATTTGGATTTGAAGGAAGTAGTAAAACTAGTAATATACTAACTCCTAGTATTTTACAAGCACTAACTTCTGCATTAAAAACAGACGATGTGTTCCTTCTCGCTTTATCTGTTAGTACTTTTAATAAGGGAGGAAACACTAACTATGCTTTTATTGGTGTAGAAACTCCTTCTCAGAGTAGTGATCCAGATAACAAAGCTTACGTATGAAAAAATGCAGGTACAGATACTCAGTGTATTTATTTTGTAGGAGTTAAGCATGGAAATGACATAGGCCTAATTAATATACGAAAAACCGGAGCTGTTGTAAAGAATGAAACTGTAGCCAAAAATATATTTACTACTTGGATAAACAGCGTTAAACATGTAACAAGTGATTATGCTTCAGAAACTGTAGGTGGATTTTATACTATTAAAGGCTCTTCTACTAAAGTAAGTGACGGTGCATCTTTATATGGAAATGGGAAAATTAATTTTACTACATTTACATATAACAGTAAAAATCTCTTAAGTCCTTCTGATAGAAATACTTTATATAATACTCCTAATTTAAAAGTGGGTGCAAATAGTACTTCAGACTATACTTCTTTAGATAGTGTCGATTTTAACACTAAAGATGCCGTGGTTAAATTTACTCTCGATTTTTCTGGGAAGGATTCTGCATTTGCTGCACTGCAAAAAACCATAGATAATACACCTACTACTACAGGAGAAAAAGAAGGTAGAAAACAGCTTGTTGCTACGGAAGTTGCTAAGTATCAGTCTGATGTATATGGAGCAGGAATAATTACTCCTCAGTCAGATTTTTATTATAAAGGCGATTATGATGTAAACGATACTCTTATTACCCGTTTAAATGCTGGCACTTTAAGTAATACTGAAGAAGTTTATGCAAGAGGACAATTAACTGATAACGGCGTTGTTGGAATTTTAAGACAGAGAATAGGATTTACAGAAAAAGACTTTTATTTAAATGGCTAATATACAACTTAATATAAAAGCAAATAAACAAGAAGGGGATTTAGCAAACGAGTATCACGCTCTTTTTAATCAAGTAGACGAAAACAATCAAATAGTGGAGTTTAGAACTAAAGAGCTGGATATAGATTTAAATAACCCTCTTAATATAGAATGTCAACCTTCTTATGATGGTACAGTGAATCTTATTTTAAATGATGATAAGAATCCACCAAGAATCATTAATACAAGGTTTACTAAAATAGAAGATAATAGATATAAAGTCATAAATAGGAATCAATTAGAGCAAACCAACTTATATAAAAAAGGTAAAATAGATCGTCAAACAAGACTATTTAGAAATATAAATAAAATACCAAGGATAGATTTAAATGATGTTTCTAATTACGGAAAATTAAAAGGCGGTAATTATACCTTTTATATAAAGTTTGCAGATAATGATTACAATAAAACAGATATAGTATGCGAGTCTGGACAAGTAGCCATTTTTAAAGGGTATTTAGATAAAGTAACTTCTGTATCTGGAACTTTACTGAATGAACTTACAGATAAAGCAATTACTTTAAAAATTAGTAATATAGATACCTCTTTTTCTAAGTTCTATCTTTATTTTGTAAGAGAAACTAGTGATACAAATGGAATTAGGCTTACTAAAGCAGGAATGTTCACAAAGCCATATGATATTAAGAATGACGTAGAAACTATAACTTTAAATGGTTATGAGGAAATCACTGACATTTCCGTAGAAGAACTTAATATTAAATATAATTTAGTAACAGCTGCTAAGACTCAAGCTCAAGTTCAGAATATGCTATTTCTTGGAAATGTGCAAGGTGTTACCTACAATATAAAGGATTTACAAAATATAGCATACTATATAAAAGTAGCACTTAAGCAAGAATCTAATATAGGTTGAGTTTCTCCAGATGATTATAGTGTTTCTAGTGCAAATAACTACCAAACTGAATATTACAGTCCAAATAACATCTATTATAAACTTGGTTACTGACCAAATGAAATATATAGACTTGGAGTAGTATTTGTGATGAATGATGATTCTTTAAGTTCTGTATTTAATCTTAGAGGATGTGAGTTTTCTGCTATAAATGACGATAACTTTACAGATAGAGAGGATACTGAACTTAAAGGAGATTACTTTGGATATTATAAAGAAAATAAATTTTATTCTGATAAAGGTTGTACTAAAGCGCTTACTTTAGAAGCAGATAAAGTCTATAAAGATCTCTCTACCTTAAAGTATTACAAGTATACAAATAATGCACTTTCTTTAATAGATGCTTCTGAAGTTAAAATGAATTATTTAACTCGCGATGACTTTCTAAATAAAGGCAAATTCTTAGATAATACTTTTGGAGTATTTAAGAACCCGGACGCTACAATATTTGATTATACTAATAGTAAAGTACAACCTCTTTATTATGAGCTTTCCATTTCTAATGAAATACAAGAACTCTTAAAAGAATATAAAGTAAAAGGGTATTTCTTTGTAAGACAAGAAAGAATTCCTACTACTTTAGGGCAAGGCTTTTCTGTAGGTATAGATAGATCTAGTTATGTACCAATGTTGTACGATGGAGAAAAATATTTTTCAGAAAGTTTTGTTTCTAATGGTTCTAGATTATTAACACAAACTTATGAAGATAGAATAGTAAAAACTCCATATATACAATGTTCTGGACTCCTTTCTTTAGATGCCTGTGTTAATCCTACTTTACAAAGTAATTATGATGGTTCTGAATTTATTTTGCATCCAAGAACAAATAAAGTAGGTACTCTCACTAAATCTAAAAGACATTATGCTTTAAAAGAGAGTGGGACTTTAACTAAAGAGAGTGCAAACACTTCTTTAATATTTGTAGGTTCCGATTCTCCTATGAAGTATATAAATGGATATAGTTATTCCACTAAATGTGGTACTCAAGAAGATGTGAGTCAGTTCTCTTTCTTTAGTCAGCCCGATTATAGTGCTAGTGCAAATAATTTAATCAGAGGATTATATTGTCCATTCTTAGGTGCAAATAGAACTTTACAAAATAATACTATATACGATATTAGGATTCCTAATTATTCTATAACAAGATTAAAAGATTACTTCTCTATTAGAGGAAAAGATAATTCTTCTTTCTATGCTATTTCAGATAGATATGAGTTGGGAAATACAAATACTATACAAGTCTTTAGGGGAGACTGTTATACAAATACTGTCACAATTAGACTTAATAGGAACTTTATAGATTCAGATGTTCCTATAAATGAGTTAATAGTGAGTCCTAGTACCTGGAAAGATAATTATAAAGGTTACAATAAAATGACTTCTGGAGAAGCTACTGACTCTACTGGAAGTTATGCAAGTATAAATAGGGCAGATGTAAACTCTGTTAATTTAGGCCATTGAGTGACCTTTAAATGCCTTTCTAATTATAATTTAGGTTTACGTGCAGAAGACATTTCTCATACCGATGAGAGAGCCCTTATGGGTAATTCTAGAAGCTTTTATCCATTGTCTGATATGAATGCTACTGTTTCTTCTAAAATAGAAGAGAGCTGGCTATTAAACCAAGGTTATAATGTTACATTAGGACAAAAAAGAAATTTTGTTGCAGATAACGTACCTTATGTTAAGGAGTTATTTGATAACAGAATTATGTTCTCCGATGTGCAACAAGAAGATGAATTTAAAAACTCTTATAGAATTTTCCAAGGTCTTGATTATAAAGATATAGATAGACAATATGGAGCTATAGTTAAATTCTTACCTTTAAATGGTAATATTTTCTGCGTATTTGAACATGGTTTAGGTATTATACCAATAAACGAAAAAGCCCTTATACAAACTTCTACTTCACAATCTATTCATATGTACGGGGCAGGTGTAGTACAAAATCAGATTACTTTAATTTCTCCAGATTTCGGTTCTATATGGCCAGAATCTGTTGTTAGAACTCCTAATGGCATATATGGTGTAGATACCTATGCAAAGAAAATTTGGAGATATGGAAGCTCTGGTTTAGAAACCATTTCAGATATGAAAATACAACAGTATCTTAATAATAAGATACAATTATCAGAAATGGATAAGTCTCCTATAGTAGCTCTTAGAAATGTTAAGTCTCATTATAATAATTATAAAGGAGACATAATGTTTACTTTCTATAATAAAGATAAAGAGAGCTGGAATATATGTTTTAATGAAAGAATGAATAAGTGGATTACAAGATATACTTGAACTCCTCTTTACTCAGAAAACATTAATAACATTTTCTACTCTTTGGATCAGAAACGGGCCAAATTGCTCAGTATAATATATAATAATAGGAATACTACCTTAGGTGTCTATACGCCCGTAAATGAGTGGTCTATACCAGCAAATATGGACTCCACACTTTCGATGCCAATTAATCTAAAAGGGTATGACCATATCGATGATTATACTATTGAAATTATGTCGGTTGAAACCTCTTTTAAAGAGGCTGGAATTGTTACAGAAACTACCCTAAAATCGTCTTTATTTACTGTTGAGGGTAAGACTATTAAAGCAACTTATAGCACGATTTTAGAGGCATTTATGAAAGAATTTAAGGATGCCGATCACTTCCCATTGTGGTTTAAATTTAATTTAAAAATCACTTTAAAAATAGGAAGTGGGACTTCTTCTTTTACTGAGAGTGTTGGGTTAATTTTAAATAATCAGAAGCTAACAAATAGAGAAGAGTTGGAGAGAGTTTTCTTGCAGAATGGTTTTTATGTGCATGGAAGAGCTGGTATATTTGATGAAATAAATTACGATAACGAGTCTTTAGATGATCAGATTTTACCTACTAAATGGTATGAAAAACAAGAACCATTTGAACTCGAATTTGTAGTTAACGATCCTATAGGTATGCACAAGATATTTGATAATTTGGTTATTATTTCTAATAATGTGCAACCAAATGAAATTGAATACGAAATTATAGGAGACGTATTTAACTTTAATAAAGCTGGCATATTTGCTTCTAAAACCTTTGAACCGAATATGTTTGAAGATTTTACTGTAGACGAAAAGGGTTTGACAGTATATCCTTCTATAACAGAGAAAGAATGAAAATATGCCAAAGAAATTGATTATACTCCTCGAATCCAAGCATCTACATATAATCCAACTGAGACCGAAAAGAAAACTACTAAAGTTACACAGAGGTTTAAGAATTGTTCTATTAAATGGGATACTACTTTAAATACTTATTCTTTGGTATTAAATCAGCCATGTAAGAACATATATAATTTTGGTAGGAGACTGGGAAATATCCAATATAAAGAAGATGCTTGGTATGTTACTATAGATCCTATTTTATTTAGAGAAACATATAAAAATGTAGAAGGTCGTTGGAGCGATTTAAAATCTGCAAAAGTTCGAGATAAATACGTTAAGATAAGAGTTAAATATACTGGAACTGAACAGGTTATAATTACAGCTCTAAAAACTTTATTAACAATAAGTTATAGCTAATGACACAAGATTTTTTAAATACATTAACTCAGTTAGCGAATAATCATTACTCAAGTAATAATCCTCTTATAGGAAAAGCTGTTACTGAAAAATCTGATGGATTGCGCCCAAAAGCAACTGTAGGAGGACGCACTGGAAATAATTATTCTCAGCAAATAGGAAATATTTCTACTGGAGTTAATTTACTGAATAATTTAACTTCTGGATTTACTACTCCTAAAGAAAGAACCTCTTCTTCTGGACAAAAAGCTATAGGAAATCTTGCTATGCAAAGTGGCAATCCTTATTTAATGGCTGCGGGAGCAGTTTGGAACACTCTTTCTACTATAGGTGATTTTACAGATACAAATAGTAGTACAATGTCAGAAACAGAACAAGAAACAGTCGGTCTTTCTGATTTTCAAAGAGTGATGAACAATACTCTCTCTTATGTGCCTCTTGCTGGTGCATTTATGTCTAAAACTGGAGAAGTAGCTAAAAATGATGACGTAGATAAACTTTCTGGTGCTTACTCAAATAGTGTTAATTATATAAATACTATGGCTGATATGGGAGGACAAAGATTCTTGGGAGGAAATAAAATTAATTCTGGAATTAATACTGCTAACGAACAAGCTAAAATGATTTCAAATATATATAATACTAACACGCTTAGAAAGAATAGTAATACTTCTCAAGAACTTCAGCATCAAATAAACCAAAGATATGGCTTATATGCTAAAGATGGGGTTAAATTACTCTCTAAAGAAGAGTTACATAAAATACAAGCATGTAAAAAGGAGATAACTAAATTCCAAAATGGAGGTTCTATTTTAATTCCGGAAGGAGCTTTACATAAAAATAAACATAATATGGATGAGACAAATCCGGAGTTAGCTAAAGAACTTACAAATAAAGGAATACCGGTAGTAGTTACAGATGAAAAAGGAAATGTAGAACAATGTGCAGAAATCGAAAGAAATGAAATGATTCTAGAGAAATCTCTCACAAATAAAGTAGAAGATCTCTGGAAAAAAGGAGATGAAGATTCTATGATAGAGTGTGGAAAAATCATTGTATGCACTCTTTTTAATAACTGTGATGATAATACTGGTTTAGTAAAGGAGGTTGAGTAATGGACTATAGTAAACTTGATAAAATAAAAGTTTTAATTAATGGGAAAGAGTTCAATCTTCTCGTAATGAAAACTGAAGAGGAAAAAGAATTTGGTGCTAAAGGCGTTACTAAACTCGATAAAGGCGAAGGTTTCTTTTTTGATTTTAGAGACAATCCACAAGAAGAACTTGCTTTCTGGATGGAAGATACTGAGATTCCACTTACAATAGCTTTTGTAAATGATGAAGATGTTATAACCAATGTATATAAAGGTGAACCATTTAGCCTTGAATATTTGGAAGGTTATAATGTCGCTTATGTGCTTGAAGTATCGGATAAAGAAGAATTAAAAGTAGGAGAAGAAGTCGAAATTATAGAAAACGATTTTGATTTACCTAAAAATGAGATGCTCCTTTTAAATGCAGATGGTTCAGTACAATTTAAATTACAAGGTGGAGAAAGAATCTTTAGTAGAGTAGCAACTAAAGTTATAATTAGAAAAGCGAAAAAAGCTTTTAAAACAAAAGAAGATAGTGACTACAAAGCTCTAGGAAGATATATCTTTAAAGAGCTTGAAGCACAAGAAAACCGAGACCCACAGTATGTGGAAAAATAATAATAAGAGGGTCTTTATAGGCCCTCTTTTTTATTTTACTTTTTAAAATTTTTTAATTTCCTTAGGTATAGTTCATAGGTCTATTAGGTATATTAAATCTATTAAATATAGTTTGCTACCTGAAAATCGATTTTGCCTACCCGGATTTGGGTTTTGCCTACCTGAAAATGAAATCTGCCTACCTAAAAATGAGGTTTGCCTACCCATCCATTTCACGTATTTTTATAGAAAAAATTTGTTTGTTTTAAAAAATAATGATATATTTGTGATATATATAATAGATCAATAATTTTTAAAACGTATAAATAATGAAGCATACAGAAATCCCTCATACTTTTGATGATAAAAAATTTTTAATTATGGACAATGAAAATCCAGAAAGAATTTTGCAACATGGAGATAAAGTAGTATATGCCGCAATCCGGAGATATATGAATGAAGAAACACGGGTTTGTTATCCTTCCATTTCAAAAATTAAACAAAAAGCTGGTTGTGGACAAACTAAAGTAGAAGAAGCAATAAAACGCCTCGTTCAAGCTGGTTTTATTAAAGTTTTTAAAAAACCAATTCCTGCTACGGGGAAACTATCCTGGTTTTATGAATTTAATAATTCCAATTTTGACAAACACTTTGAAATGTTTACAGACGCATTTTTAGATTTGGATTTACCAATTAATGTTAAAGAATATTATATGGATATACAAAGATATTTATATGATAAAGACAGTGGGGTTGGTAAAATTTCTTTCTCCAATACAAAGATTTCAGAGTTAACAGGATGATCTGTTCCTACAATTAAAAAATTTAATACAATATTAATCGAGAAGGGGCTTCTTGCAGAGGAAGTTACTGAGAAAACAGATGAAGCTGGACTTCCAGTAATTCAGAAAAATTTTAACCTTACTGGCTTGCAACAAGCTGCTTTATGGGTGAAAGCAGTTACTGAACAAGTATCGAAGAATACCGATGATATAGAGGAAATTAAAAATGAGAATCAAGATTTAAAACGTAGAATTGCTGCTTTGGAAAGAGAAGCTGCTCTTAATAGAAATCGTTATAATGAGCAAAAGGAGTTCCCTATGGAATAAGATTGAATAGTATGGTGTACTTAATTAAAAGTGGAAATTACCTAAAAATAGGTTGTACTAAAAATTTTACAAATAGACTTAAAAACTATGATACATGTAACCCAGATGTTGAAATACTAGGAATACGAGACGGGGACTTTACTGATGAAAGTACTTTACATAATTTGTGTTCTAAATATAGATTTCGAGATGAATGGTTTGTTTATAATAAAGAGATAATTAAAATATTTGAAGAATATAATAATAGTTATAATTGTAAAGATGTCTCATTTTTTAATATAGGGCAACCAGCTAGAGTTATCTATGCTGCAATTATTTACGTTAGCAAAAACAAAATATCATTACGTGAATTACGCTCTAAAACAGGTTATAGTATAGATACGATACGAAAATCTCTTACTGAGTTAATAGAAAATAAATTTATAAATCTAGACACGTCTGAAAAAACCTCTAGAGTAAGTGTACTTAAAACGTACTTAGATAAGCCTTTTATTGCAAATATATTTTCTTTAACTATTTCAAACACGTCACGTGCATTTTTATTTTCTTTTAAGATTAAGTATAAAAATATTACAAAAGTTAGTATTTCAAACCAAACATTATCAAAAGAACTTGGTATACCAGAGTCTACAGTTTCTTTTTGTAATCGGGAACTGATGAAGACCGGATTATTAAAATCTGAAAAGAATTATGAAAAAGAATATATATTATAAATAAAAAAGCCCCGACTATAACAGCCGGGGCATGACGTATAAATAATGGTTAATGTCGTTAAAATCTAAGATTTTGCGGTCACATTCTTTATATGACGGTTTCGTCACTACAAATATAATGATTTATTTTTTAAAACAAAAAATAATTACCCTTTTGCTTATATGCTAGATATTTGGAAAATTATTTTTTTATTATTATATTTGTGCGAATAGATGTGAATAAGATCATTTTTTATATATATAAAATTTAAATAATTATGCAAATTAAATCTTTTAGCGAAGTTAAGAAACTTCAAGAGGGAGGCGTTGCACCTCAAGCTCAGGTTGCACCAGCTGCGGCTGAAGAGCAAGCAATGCAACAGTTGTCACAAATGGCACTGAGTATTATAGAGCAACTTGGTATCGAAGCAGCCGTTGCTCTTGCACAGATAATCCTTGATATGGCTCAGTCACAAGCTCCAGTTGGAGAAGCACCATCAGAGCAACAGTTTATGCGTTGCGGTGGGAAACTTAAGAAAGTTAAGAAAGCGTCTTGTGGCGTAAAGGTACGTAAGTAATTACTTAGGAGGGGTGGTTAAAAGCCGCTCCTCCTTTTTTAGTTTTAGAAATATGGCTTTAGTTAAGAAATACCAAAATGCAGCAGGTCCTCTTCCAGAAGGTAAATTTACTATGAATGGGAAACATTTACTTGGACAACAAGCTTTAGAGAGGATAGCTGCTGCTTATGAATTAGATAAAAATGGTCCTAAAGATATGTATAGTATTGCTACTAGGGCCATTAAAGATGGAAATGAGGCTATATACGATCCTACAGAAAACACTATACAAATTTTAGATAGTACGGGAAAAGACATTACTTCTAATTATGTGGGAAAAGGTATTACTGCTTCTATTAATGATTCTACACTTAAGAGAAATTTAGGAGCTACATTTAATACTAAAAATCATCGTTTTAAGCAGAGTGGTCTTTTACTTGCTAATGTAGACATGGATACTCGTAAAGAGTTACGTAGAGGTTCTGGTTGGTTTGATACAAATAATGAAGCTTATGATGTTAATTCTATACTTAACAAAGATAGAGAGGATTTAATTAAATCTTTGCTTAATTATGCTGTAGATACAAATAATGTAGACGATATATATAAATACTCTAATTGGAATAATGCTGATAGAACTCAGCTTAGAAATTTAGGGAACGAACTCTTAGCATATAAAGGAGGAGTAGAGGGTTACTCTACCGATTTTATTAATAGGTTACATTCTGGCAATTTAAGTGAAGGGGATTTAAATCTTCTTAGACTTATGGGTTTTGAAAAACCTGTACCTCCAGTAGTAGAAACTCCTGTCGATCCCGATCCTGCGGATGGAGATACGGGAGGTGAAGACGATGAAGGAGATGAGGGTGGAAAACCTGAAAATGGGGAAGGTGATACTCCCGAAGAAGGTGTTGTTAGAGGTGCTGACGGACGATATTACCTTAACGGGGACGCTTATAAAGACTCTGTTTGGTATTTAGGAGGATTTGATAATTTTGCAAATACCGATTATGAAAACGGTTTTGCTATTAATGGTACTGTATATAGCTTAGATGAAGTTTTAAAAGACAGAAGTTTCGATCCTTATGTAGCTAAATTTATTACGGCAGGAAGAACTGCTAAAGACTGGAATTCTTGGTATGATGCTGCAAATGCTTCCGGGGTTAGATTTTTAGATGATCGTCTTTGGACACAAGAGCATAATGGTATAGAAGATACTTCTACTTATTACGGAGGCTATCAAAATTACAACTCTGATGTGTATAGTCCTATGTATTATGACTATTTTACCAATGCAAAGATTCTTGGTGGTGGTGTAAAAGATCTTACTCCTTGGTTTAAAGATACAAAAGGTTATAATATTCTTTCTTATGTTTCTCCAAATAATGAAAACCAAGCTGGAGTTATGACTCCTCAATATTTGGTGTATCTTGGTAATGGGGAGTATTCTGATCCGTATTCCGATCTGAACACTCTGGCAAAAGATTATGAACTGGAGGTAGATCCTTATAATAAATATATACAAACAACTCTTCCTTTAAATGCTTGGAACAATGGTTTTGCTGAACACGCTCGTTTTAAAACAGCGGATGGTACGCAAGAAAATACTATAGTAAGAGATAAAAATGGTACTTGGTATTTACAAGCTAATAATAAAGTGTGGGAAATTCCTAAAGAAAACTTAGAGTCTGTATACGCACTTTTGGAACAAGGAACAGACTTTGATAATAAACAAATAAAGAACCTTATTAAAACTCCTACAGATATTTATACCGTTGCTAGACGTTTAAGTCCACTTGCTTCTTTACATCCTTTGTTTACTCTTCCTGTGGCAGCTTTTAATTATGGTGCATATAAAAAAACCCATTCTTCTAATGATGTAGGAAAATATCAAATAGGAGGGGCTCTCACGTCTTCTAGTCATATAAACGGTACTACACTAGGTAAATATGAAGAACCTAAAACTCCTAGAAAGCACGATGTTACAAAAGCACATAATTTGGACGGTTCAAATGGAGGATTAACTCAAGCAGAACAACTTCAAATAATGGGAGCTATTGCTGATTTAGGGGGTGTTGTCAGTTCCTTTGCCGGACCTGTAGGCGGTGCTATTGGTGCAGGAGCTGGTTTAACTGGTACTGGATTACGCTTTATGGGAGATCTAAAACAAGGTGAAAAATCTACATGGGGAGCTGTAAAAGACTTAGCTATTAATACAGCTTTTGATCTTGCCGCTTTACCTGCTTCTTTAGTTCCTGGTTTAGATAATGCTATTAAAGCATCTAAATTTGTTCGAGTAGTTAAAGGTATCGGTACTCCTATATTAAAGTATATGGGAACTATCGGACTTAGTTCAGCTTTAATTAATACTGCTTCTAAAATCATTAATGGCGAGAAATACACTTCAGAGGATTTGATAAATCTTGCAAATGGTCTTTCTGGAGGTATTGTGGCAGGTAAACAGTGGAGTAAACAACTTGGTGATGCAAGATTAGCAGCGAAAGCATCTGGAAAAGCTGCTGAAGCTGCAAATGCAAATTTAAGAGGAGAATTTAATACTCGTATTGGAAACCAAAATTTAACTCTTAAAAATGAGGATATAGCAAATATAGTAACAGAAGCTAAGGGAAATCGAGCCCTTGTTATTAACAAACTTATAAGTAAAGCAAATGAAGCTGGTATTACTATGACTGAAGACCAAGCTGCAAAAGCTTTAGCTGACTTTAATATTAGTGCCAAGAAACAAAATTTATTTGCTAAAATCTTTAAGAAATCCAAAGTTGAATTTGAAGAACCTACCCCACAAGAGGGTAATTCTACTGCACATTATTTCTTCCATTCTAATTTAAGAAATCGTGCTCTAGGTAATTATAGACCAAATGATAAGCAGGCAAATGTAGTAAAGAGTCTTACAAAAGAAGATTATGATAACGCTTTATTTGAAAACGGAGTTCCTAAAAGAACTAAAGATTATACTTGGGAAGGTGCTTTACGTAGACTTGGAGCTCAGAACCCCGGTGCTTTGGGATTTAGAACAACCGAAAATACAGAACAATTTGTAATGCCTTGGCAGTTTGGTCGTAGGGCTAATATACGTCAGAGTAGAGGAAGCGCTCCTTATGCAACTCCTGCTACTGGCATGGCTCCGGATTTAAGTAGACCAGCTACTGTTATTTATAGATTACCTGCGCATGTTACTCCAGATGTGGGTACAAATATAGATTCCGGCCCTGTTATACGCCAAGGATATACCCCAACTCTTTTATTAACAAGAGGTACAAATACACCTGTAAGAAATATTCCTACGGGAGACGTTATTTTAGGTAATGAAAATTTAGATACTGCAAATAAAGCTGTACGTACTCTTAATTCTCCTGTTATTTGAAATCAGTTGGGACAAGTAGATAGAGCTTTATATCCTTTAAGAAGATCTACTAAATTTGAATTCCCAAAAATAGGTCAGCCTATACAAATAACAAGTGGTAGTCGAAGGTTTAATATCGGTGAATTAAGTAAGATTCGTGCTGAAATGCGAGCAGAAGCTAAGGAACGTCCTAATAAGCAACAGTTAGCAAAAGTCGAAGCTAAAATTAAATCTGCTTTAAAGAAAAATACTTTACAAGAATTGGAAGAACTTGGAAACGATCCTACTTTCAGGCAGTTAGTTAAGGAAGACCCTAAATCCGCAAGAGCTTTGGTAGCTGAACTTAGAAATAACTTTTCTAATGCTAAGTATAAAAATAAATCTACCGCAGAAAAAGATGCTTACTTTAATAAACGTGTAAATGAAATGAAAGTTAAATACGATTGGAGATTTAAAGAAGGTGGCCAACTTCCTAAGTATCAAATAGGTGGATTACTTGGAGAGGCTATTAGAACAAATCTTTCTCCTATACTCGATTTAAGTTCTGCCTTGTTACAAAATAGAGACATTTCTAGATCTTATGATTATTTGCATGATGCAAACGCAGAACGTAAAAAGAGACAATTTATAGCTCCTCAGGTTCAGTTACCCACTTTTAACTCTTCTAGTATAGAACAGAAGTATAATGCTGCTAAAAACCCGCTACTTAATACTAAACTTACTTATAACGACTCTATGCTTAATTTAGCTGGAAAGTTAGCTCTTTCTGAACAAATGTCTAATTTAGAAGCACAAAAAGGAACTGAACTTTCTGACTATACTTCTCGTTATAATGATGCTAGATTAAATGCCTTAAATCAAATCTCTCAAATTAATGCTAATGTAGCTAATGAACAGAGTGCTTATATTACTAATGTAAATGCTTTAGATGAACAATTAAAAGCAAATGAACTTAATGAGAAGTGGTCTAATATATGGAATACTTACTCACAACAAGTAAGACAGGATCTTAGAACTAAGCATGATACTGTTAAGAGTTATAATCTTGATAATCAGATTTCTGAATTACAGAAAGAACAATCTTTGGCTAAGAAAAACGCACTCTCTTCATTATATGAGCAGTATGATGCTTCGGGAAGTACTTTAAGATTTGAAGACTGGTTAACTAGAACTCCTTCTGCTTATAAACAATATCTTGAAATACAAGAAGGAAAAGAATGGAGAGACATGATCCAGAAGCAGCATAAGGCATATAATGATTTACTCATTAAAAACATTTATGCTAAACAAGGAACTAAATTAACAGAGCGAGAAAAACTCGTAATACAAGGTGATAAAGCCGCAAAAGAGGCAGTTAAGGATATGAATAAAAACTTGACTCAGTTGCTTTTAAAATTAATGAAATAAATGAAAATAAAAACATTTCAGACGGGAGGTATAGTATATCTTCCTACGAGTTCTAATAGTGGAGAGGCAGTACAACAAAATACTGCCTCTTCTTCTAAAACCTCTGAGTTTACAAAAAGTTTATTTGATTTATTAAAAACCAAAGGTTTGGACTCTGACATGAGCCAGTTAATGAATAAAATACAAATGACTTTAGATTTAGCTGGTGATCCTAATGGAGATCATTTGACCGCTAGAGATTTTTTAAGTATTGCACAAATGGCAACTTCTGCTACAAATAATTATGCAGATTATGAAAAAGCTCGTGCAACACTGACTACAAATAATGCTTGGGGAGAAGTTGCTACTACTAATGCTGGAAACTTATATGCTGTAGATGCAAACGGGAGTTTAACTACTATTTCTCCTACAGAATATGCTAAGAATGCAAATAAATATATGCCTTTAACTTTTGGTGATTTATTAAACTATCGTAGACAGAGTTCTTCTTTAGCTTTTAATAATGGTGTTTTAGATGATGTCTCTGGAGCTATCGGCATGGACACAGTTTTAAGTGATGTAAATACTATTATTAAAAATTATAAAGAAACCGAGGTTACTGGATATGCTGTAAAACAAGGAAAGAATATTTTATCTGGAATGCAAGAAATAGTAAACTCTTCTTTGGCTGGAAATAATGCTTCTACTTTAATTGCTACAGGACCGGATGGTATTTATAAAATTACTGAAAAAGGTACAGAAGCAGACAAGGACCTTAAAACTGCTTTAAATTATATAATTTCAGCTCTTCCTCAGAAGGACAAACGTTATTTATATGCACAGGCTGCTGTAAATAAATTTGATCCACATGCATTTCTTTTACAAACTATTATTAATGGTACTGGGCGTTCCATTACGCCTTCTTATGAAAAACAAGCAAGTGGAACTTCTGGTTCCGGAAGTGAAGGTGGAGCCTCTGGATTAATACAAGGGGCTGTTCCAGAAATGTATGCTACTGGAGAAGGAGCACCGGCACCACAAAGAATACCTATATATACAGGAGGGTCTACTACTGCTTTATCTGTTTATGGACAAAATATGGGTCCCGTTGCTTATGATAGAAGTGGTAATTTAGGGCAAGCAATGAGTAATGTAAGTGTTGCACAACTCTTAGAGCAAGCTCACGGTATAAGACAAGTAGGCACAGACACTGTTGTTTTTGGAGACCAAGTAATTAATAGAAACCAGTTAGATGGTATTATGTATGATGGCTCTAATATGTATAGAGTTGTACTTCCTGCTAAAACAGCAGAAAATGGTAGAGACGTAATACCAGATTTTGAAGTAATTAAAAAGGTAGAAAACGTAGTTAAAAACGGCAAAGAAAAAGGGGAAGATGCTTCTGTTATAAATCGTTATTTACAAGAAGTGTGTCCTGGAGCTATATATGATGAAAGCACTGGTTTAGTAAAATATCCAGAAAGCCGTTCTAGAGCCTTCTTAACTTTTGGGGGAGTAGCTTCTTCTAAAGCTATTGATTTTACTCCTTCTGATTATATGGCTTCTGCTGATGAATTACTACAAGACGATATGCCTTCTTTAGATGCCTATATAGAAATGGGACAATATGGAAGTGTTAATCACGCCAAGAATGCTGATAAACGTAATACCTCTGATATAGGAACTGGTTTCTTAGGGCTTAAACGTGGAGCTATTAAAAGGAATCTTTATAAAGCAAATGTATATATACCTATTTCTGATGCTGTTATAGGAGCATCTCTTTATAATCCAGAGTATAGATTTAAAACTGATTACACTAATATTACTGGTAGAGACGTGGCCAGACAACAGGCTATGTATGCACAAGAAAAATTAAGTGATCCTACAAATACAAATTGGTAGTATGAATGAAACAAAAAAGAATGATTTTTTAGCCATAATAACAAAGAATCCAGAACTTTCTTTAGTTGACTTTAAAGATGCTGGAATCACTGCCGAAAACTCCTCCTTGCTTACTAAGGAGGAGTATATGGCTATGCCTAAAGTTGTAGATGCTTTTAAAACTCCTACAGGAGAATTTGACCAAAAGAAATTTGACTCTGTTTATAAAGATGCTCAGATACAGTATGCTACTATGGCAGAAGACTCTTTATTTGATAATATAACAAGAAATCTTTCTTTTGGTCCAGATGCTTGGTATGCTCCAGCAGATGCAATTAAAAGGGATACAAGTCCTATAATGATTGTAGACCAAAAACCTTTTGATTACTCACAAGGTATTTCTTATATAACGGAACTTTCTGGAAAAAAGAATAAATTGAGTGTGCGTGAGATTGCACAAACTCAGAAAGTAGTTGATTATGAAACGGGAGAAGAACTTGATTATACGCCAAATGATAAAGCAGGGTTGTTTAGTTGGTTCTCTTTACCTTCTATGGCTTTAGCACAGTGGGATGAAGATGGTACACATGAAGAAAATGGCATTACAATTCCACATAAAGCGGGAGATTTAAAATTTAATGCAGAAGGAAAACCTTATTATGAAACTCTTTCTGGTAGAGAAATGTATGGCAAGGATCTACTTCGCAGAAGTGATATACTTACTGTAGATGGCTCTAAATGAAACAAAGTAGATATTTTCGATAGTGATGATGTAAAGAAAGGAGCTGGTAAAGTAGCCTTAGAATTAGTAGCTAAAGTAGCTCCTTTATTTATACCTTATGTTGGAGAAGTTTATGGTTATGTAAGTGCGGCTAATGCAATTGCTCGAGTAATGCCTGTTTTTGGTAAAACTGTTAATGGTCTTATATCGGGTACAAACGATAATTCTATAGGAGAATTTCTTACTAATTGGGAGAATAGAGCTGCTGCATATGATACTACTGCTTCTGACTATGGAAGAGATCACTTTGTATCTTTTGAAAACATAGGAAACTTGGTAGCTGATATTTCTAAACAGTTATTTGAACAGCGTGCGGTTTCCACTCTTCCTACTTTAATTGCAAAAGCTAATGGCGTTAAAGATTTAAAATCCGTTTCTGATGTAAGTAAGAATCTCTCTCTTGCTTATATGGCTGCTACCTCTGCACAAGAAACTTATGGAGCATTTAAGGAAGCCGGTGCTAATGATACTACTGCTTCTTTGGGAATGCTTGCTAGTACACTGGCTCTTTATAAATTAATGAATATCGATTACTTTAGAGACAATCTCTTTAAAGATACTTTTATGGATGAAAGTGAAATTCGTTCTGCTGTAAGAGGAGTCTCTAGAGAAACTGCGGATGCTTTAGCAAATGCTGCTAGATTAGAAACGCCACAGAAAGCAGCTACTTTCTTAAATAAAGTTTCTAATTTTTACCAGGATACAATGCTTAAAGGTCTTTCTAAAAAAGGTGTTCCTGGTTTAATTAATAGAGGTTTTTCTGAAGGTGCTGAGGAAACCATGGAAGAAGTTACTACAGACCTTGTAAAGGCTACTACAACTGCTTTAGATGCATTAGGAATTAAAACTACTAAAGATGATGAACCGATAGATTTTGGTTTTAGTGTTTCTGATATAATACAAAGATATATAGCGTCTTTTGGTGGAGGTTTCTTGAGTGGAATGATTTTCGCTGGGCAACATCGCTATGAAAAATGGCTTAATAATAAATTAACTGGTCAGAGTCCTACAGAATTACCTGATATAGAAAAACTTATATATTATATAGCTACAGGTAAAAGAAGTGAAATCGATTATTATTTAGACAGATGGCACGAGAAAGGGTTGCTGGGAAGTGAAGATTTGTCCATAGATGGAGAAGTTACTAAAACTTTAGATGGCCAAGAGAGGTTTATACCAAAAACTACTGGAATAAATCAGAACGATGCTGTATATAAAACTTTAAAAAATACTTTAGACACTTATGAGCAAGCTATTAATCAAGAAATAGACTTGCGTTATATGTCTAAAGAGGGTATGGATCAGCTTCGTGTTTTAGGTTATGATACTAATGAAATCTTAAAAAATCCTAAGCTGATAGGCACTAGTACTTTAGTTGCATTAAAAGACTATAATAATTTCCAAAATGCTCTATATGATAATTTAACAGACCTTGTTAAAACAAAAATTGCTTTACAAGCACGAGTTCAAGAATTATCAGAGAAACCTGCTGAAACACAAGATGAAAGAAAAACTGTTGCAGAAGGAATAGAAGAAGACTCACAAGTAAAGCAATTACAAGAAAAATTAAAGAAGTTAAGAAAAGAGAAAGAAGCTTTCTTTAATGGTGCAAAAAATCGTTATTACAGTGGACAAGCTCTTTTCGCAGCTGATAGTAATTTAAATAAGAACTTTGTAGATCTCTCATTAGACACATATGTTAAAACCAGATATGGGCGAGGTTTAAATTCTTTCACAGACGAGCAGCAAAATAAAATTAAAGAAGAGCATAAAAACTATTTGGATACTGAAGGTAGAAATAATGTTTATAAAGCATACGATTTATATTTAGATTTATCTTCTAAATTTGTTGCTCCTATAGAAGCCCAAGGTAAACAATTAGACGAGACTTTTGATCAGAATAATGTTCCTACTTTACTTGGACTTTCTGACTTGGCTAATATACAAGCAGAACAAGAACAGCAATTACAACGTTATAAACAATTAGAAGACAAACAAAATTTAACTCCAGAAGAAGAGCAAGAAAAACTTTCTTTACAATCTTCTTTAACGGAATTAAGTAAAAAGCTTTTAACAGTTATTAATAATCCAGAATTAGCCATATCTGAAGCTTCTCTTGCTGAAGATTTAGATTTATTTATAGAGGGTTCTAACGAGAAAAATAAACTTCTTTTATTTGATGATAAAGTTCCTTCTAAGAGTAAAATTACAAATGCTTTATTAAATAGTTTATTAACTCAGTATCAAGCAGATAAGTCTAAGTATAGATTTGATGATGGAGAATTAAATGCTTTCTATGATGGTATTAAAAAGGCATATAAAGCAAGTGGTGGAGCAAATACTTGGATGCAAGCTTATTTTAATCTTGTAGAAAAATACTACGATGATGATGGGAATGTTATACCGAAAGTTGCTTTAGCTACTGCTATTGATCCTTACGATCCAGAATGGTTTATACAAGGAAATTCAGCCGAAGCCTCTATTAAAAAGACTGTTGATGCTTTAGTAGACTCTTTAGGAAATGATGTAAATGTAATGAAGTACTACACTGAATTACAAGACATTATTAAAAATAAGAGTAAACTTTTAGACTCTGGAAATGAATCTTATTTAAATGAGTTTTTAAATACCTTGTTACCTGTAATTGGAGGTAAAAATATAGTTGATATAGTTCAGGAGTTTTCCGAGTTAAAGAATGAAATTAATTACTCTGCCTTTATAGAACTTGCAAAGAATATAGGGACTGATGCAGAAACTCTTTCTTTATTTGATGTTCTAGAAAAAGAAAGAAAGAATGTAATCTCCTCTGAAACACTGCAAGATTATATAATGCAGAATCCTATTATTAAAGACAGTTTGAGTTCAGAAAAACTCGATCCTGTATTTAAAGTTATACGTGCTGTTGTTACTGGTGCCGCTGATGGTACTAATGATATAATTAATAACTTTAAGCATATAGATGGAGATACTCTTTCTAAATTACCTATTTTATCTGAACGCGCAGCAAAACATATACTCCAACAAGCTCAGTACTATGAAGGGGAGATTGCTTATTTAAGAGCCTTATCTGCTGTAAATTCTGCTAAAACTCTTAGAGTACATAAGGATACCGCACTTAATATGGGTGCTAAATGGGCAAAGAGCTTAACTGATCTTTCACAAGAGTATAAAGATATGTGGGGGGATTATTCATTTAATCCTACCGAAGATACTTATGCTGCTTGGGAAAATCATTTTATTGACTTTGAACAGAAAATTTATGATAAATATACAGGTAAGACTCCAGAAGAAGTTGTTAAAGATATTTTAAGTAATTTTAATGTTAAGAGCTTGTATAATGCTCCAAATACATTATTAAATGCTGATCCGGAAACTAAAATAAGTCCATTAGATTTAATTTATCATTTAGCTACTATTACTTCTATTTCTCCTACAGAGTTTTATAGAGCCTATGCTGGAACTATTGATACCTATAAGAAAGATGGAAAAGGTATCATTCCTATATATGGACAGGAGTATGCTACTAGACAAATTTTAGCACAAATTAAAAGTCCTACTGTATTTAATGGTATCTTGTCTGAAATAAAGAAGTCAGCAGTTATAGACCCAAAAATTAATGATGTATTTAAGGTTTATGTTAATGATAAACTACCTTTATACAACTTAGCTACTGTTTTAGGAAGTGCTGGTTCTGGTAAAACTATTGGCGTAATTAAAACTATTTTAGATACTGTTACAAATACTGGAGGAAAACCAGAAGTAATTTTTGTAGCAAGGGAACAAGAGCAAGCAGATAACGTTAGAGATGGTGCTTCTCCAAATTCTCGTGCTTATAATATTGATGATTATCTTAAATTAGTTTATGGTGAAAGTATTTCTCCAGATTCTTATGTGATAAAAAATGGCCATTTACTTTCTAATAATGCTCTTTCTTTTAAGGGCACTGCTTTTGATGTAAATGCTCCTATTAAATTATTGGTAGTAGATGAAATAGAAACTCTTTCTGAAGCTGAATTAACTCGTTTAAGTGCTGATGCCCAACGACATGGTATTTTTATCATTGGTATGGGGGATTTAAAACAACCGAGTACTACTTTTAGAGCTAAAAATGAAGGTAAAACAGAGTTTAGAACTTCTGGTTTAGAGGATACTTATTTTGTAAAAACTCCTACTTTAACCACTTCTATGCGTGCTCAGACCCTCGCTAAGAAGGAAAATACTAATTTAATGGCTAATGCTTTAGATGCCGTAATTAATATAGCAACAGAGCATCCAGAAATGCCATTATCAGAAAGAAGTAATCTTCTTAATAGTAATTTAAAATCACGAGACTTATATTATTGGGAGGATAAAAACACTGGAGAAGTATTTGGAGATATGAAAGTATCTTCTTCTAAAGACTTAGAGACTTATATAAATAATCTTTCTAAGTTGGGTACGGTAGGTATTATTTATACAGGAACAAATAAATACAAGCAGTTTGAAGTACCAGGAAAAGTATTTACTATTCCTTACGAAAAGCGTGCTGGTGGAGAATATGATTATGTTATTTCTGATGTAGACTTTAAAGAGGTTGATTCTAGAAATGGGAAGATAGATTCATATTTATTTACACAAGACTTGTATACTATTACTCAGCGTTCTAGAAAAGGATCTGTAATTAAAATAGAAGGAGATAGTCTCTTTAATTTTGTTCCAGATGAAACTAAAGCACAAGTGTCTATAATTTCAGATACAGAAAGAGATTCCTTTATGAAGTGGATGGAAGATGTTTTACAGCCTTATATGGGACAAGAATTCCCAAAACTTTTTGAGGACAGTAATATCCCTTCTTCTGTTACACCTGCTTCTACAACGCCTACTCCTACTGCAAATGTTACTGCTGCTACAAATGCTACCACTCCTACTACAAATACTACTACAAATACTCCTACAACCCCAACAAATGTTCCTACAGTTCAGACTGCTGCTCCAAATACATCTGTTACTACTGAAAGTGGTACTGATGAAGGAACACCTACTTCTGATGCTGAAGCACAACAGAAAGATTTTGAAGAGTATATAAACCAAATGTATGGAGCAGCAACTCCAGTTTCAGTTAATTCTGCACCAGAGTCTTCTCCTATTGATGACCAAGGGTATTTGGATAGTTTGAAAGCGGAAATAGAAGGAACTACACCTCCTCCAGAAACAGGAGAAATAACGCCTCCTCCGCAAGTTCCTCCTGCAAAACCAAAGAGAAAGAAGCTTTCTGGTTTTGAAGCTTACTTTAATTCTTCAGAGGGGATAACTACTTCGAGCGAGTTTTATGCTCTTCTTGATAATAGTTTTCCTTATATTGGAAGAGAGTTGAAAAAGAGTATAGATTCTTCTTTATCTTTAGATGATTTGAAGAACCCATTAAATCCAGTGCATAGAAAACTAGAAAAAATAGTTTCTCGTGTTTATGGACAACCTGGTTTAAATGTTCTAAATAAAATGTTTGCTTCTCCATATAAAGGAAGTAAAGAGATTTTTGAAGAACTTGGTAAACTTACTCCTTTGGACTTAGATGTAAGTTTTAATGGACAATTAAGAAAGGCTAAAAAAGGAGACTTTATTGGCAGAGCTTTTTATTATCCACGGATTAATGCATTTGGACTTAAATGGGATGGACAAGAAAATTCATATAAGGATATTAGAACTGTCCCAGAATTAGCGGATGGTTTTAAAGACCCGTTGGTTTGAAATAATTTTGTGGAAAGAATCGGTTCTTATGTAAGAACTGGTTTATATGATCCATCTGTAGTAACTACTAAAAACCTTTATATAGATATGGCTTTAAAAACCTTCTTAAATGGAGGTTATACAACAACTTGGATAAGTCCATATGAAAAAGATTTAAGTTTAATTAGTTATCGTTTTTATAGTGCAAATGGAAATTATTTCGATATTCCGGTATTACTTATACAAGGGAATTCTTACTTTGGGGAATATAAAGGTACTATAGACTTGGTAAAACCTGATAGTATAACTAAAGAAGCTACTACTCATATTCCTTTAAATGATTTCTTAAAAGAAAATGGTTTTTATGCTGGAGAAAAATCTGGAGTTATTACTGTACATTCTGAAGATTCTTTAAGTAATTTGGATGAACGTACCGCTAAATATGTTCGAGAAAATAATGGTAAAGTAATGTGTCCTATTACTTGTGAACTTGCCATTAAAGAAAAGATTTTGGATTCAGATACAGAGCATGGAGTATTTAAAACTGATGCTGATGGAAAGTCTGTTACTGATTATCAAGAGTATACTTTAGTCGGTATTCAAAGTTTAGTAGATTTCGATACTTTATTAGAAGCTATTAATCAGTATAGAAAACTAGCAGGTTATTCTTCAAATAAAGAGGTTTTAATTAGTACTAATGGAGAATCTGGAGATACCGCACCTATCGAAGCTATAGCAAATGCTACTTTACTTAGGAGCGATGGAGAAAAGGGTAAAATACGACAACTGATTTCTAAAAATAAAACAGATGCTATAGTTGGTATTTGTGCTTTATATAGTAAAAATACAGCTTTTGCGTTATCTGGCTTCTTAAATCCTTTAAATCAGAATGGACATAAAGACGTTCATTGGTTAGATATTACTCTTGGAAAGAATAAAGTAAGTATAGGAAATATTAATGGAGAACTACATTGGGTTACTTTAGACAGCGGTAAATTACGTTCTTTAGGTAAAGTTGGCCCTAAAGCAGGAGAAGTTATAAACTTTGAACTCTTATTTAAAGCTGCTTTTAAAGATTATAATGAAAATAATATTCCAGCCATCACTTTACGTGGTATGCATGATTATACAAAAAATGGAAATGTAATTCATTATGATCACAATTACTCTTCTAATTGAACGCTTGCTTTTATTTCCGAAAATATAGCACCTAATGAAAAAGAGAATATCTCTAAAGCTATCACTAACAATGTGGCAAAATACGGTATTTTCTTGGACGATAAAGGTATTAAAGACAGTGCTGCACCTAATTCTTATTATACTATTTTAGACCCAGGAAATAAGATTTATTATGTTAATGCAGAAATACAGAGTATGCGTACTTATGCAGTTAATATAAAGACTGGAAATCCAAGTAAGCCAGCAGCTAAACCTGCTCCTACACCTGCACCAGAACCAAGCCCTGCTCTTGCACCAAAGGTTAGTCCAGCTCCTACTATTAGTCCTCTTCAGAAGTTTATAAATGATAATAATCTTAATATAACGGCTTCTTCTATCGAAGATGCTAATATACAATTAAAGAAGAAGAGTAATACTTGGTTATATGCTCAAATAGTAGAAGAGAATGGAGAATTTAAAATAACATTTACTGATGAGAATAATATAAAGTCCTGGTTTAAAGAGACTTATGGTATGGATATACTTTATGAAGAAGAAACTTATTTTATAGATAGTATGAATCCATTTGAGCGGAGGGTTTCCAATTTATTTATAGGTAGTAGAAATGCCTTTTATTATACAGAAAATGGATATAAGAATTATGTATTTAAAAAGGGTGAGGGCGATATAGTTAATTCTGCTATGTATTATACTGGGGAAGAATATATTGCTTATAGACTCTTTAATATACAGCCTAAGGACTTAAAGGGAATGCGTTCTAAAGTACTTTCTACTATTGCTTCTGATTTTGAAATCGCAGAAAAAATTGCTAAATTTGAAGAAATTATGAGTTGTTAAATTTAAATAAAAATTATGCAGTGTAAATATTCTGACAAACTTTTTATTCGTGCTTATGCTTTATATGAAGCATATAAAAACGATCCAGAAAGATTGGGAGAAGAGTTCGCAAAAGCGTTCACTGATCCCGAAGTTGCTCTGAATACTGTTAAGAATTGGATTAAGGGGGAGACTGTTACACCTCCCCCTTCTTCTAAAACTCCCGTAACAAGTATTCAATTAGATATAGATGAAAATGATGTAGGCTCTTATTTTGCTGATACTGCAAAGTATAATCAACTAAAGAGTTTCTTTAAAGAAAGAATTTTAGCAAATACAATTTTGTCTATTAATTTAAATAATGGGGAGTATGATTTTATAGATGGAAATGCATTTGTAGAGGGTACAAATATCACTATAGCACAAGAAAACATATTAAATTTTAAGAATGATCTTCTTAATTTAATTACAGCAGCATTAAAAATCGAACCTGCTAATTTAAATATAGATTCTTCAGATGAGGAAGTGACAAATGCTATTAATACTGTTCTTACAGCATACGGTGAATATTTGCATGACAATCCTACTTCTGAAGGAGATGTATATAATGCTTATGTGATTTTAAAGAACTTTGATTCACTACTTCAAAATAATAGTCCTTATATTAAAATAGATCCTAGTTATTTAAAAGCTGGTATAGAGGGTGTTACGAAATACTCTTTAGTGCCTAAGGTAGAACATTATTCTGGTTACTCCGGAAAAGATGAAAGTGCGGATATAATGAAACAAGTAAGTAATCTAGCTGGTACTATTCTTTCTTTAGTTCCAGAAATAGATGCTAAAGGACGTATTTTACCTTCTTATATAGGAACTGCTGGATATAATGGAGCAATGGAAACTTTAAAACAAGCATTACTCTATACTACTCAATTTGGAGAAGATACCTATAAATTCAGAGAGAGTTTTCATAAAGGAGAGAGTGCATTCTTAGACCCGAATAATCCCTATAATCTGTCTAATTTAATAGATGCTTTTGTTTCTATTAATACTGTAAATAGCAAATCTACTTCAGACTTTAGTAGGTTTAGACAGACTTATATACATAATAAACTTAGAGGTATAAATTATTTCTTATTTGGAGATAGAACTCCTGCTTATGTGAAAAACATGTTCAGCAGAATGTTTTATAAAACAGAACCTACCAGTTATAGAGTTTATCAAACTGATGAAACAGGTATGTTTGGAGCAAAGTCCTTAGAGTCTAAAATGATTCTTACTCAAAAGTTTGCTATTCAAAATATAGTAAACGGAGGATTTAATACCATTCATAGTACTAACGTAGCTGACAATATTATTTCTAAATACAATCCTATAATTACAAGAAATGGAGACGTAGAACAGTTGTCTCTTACTACTGAAACTGGTAGAACATTTTCTGTAGATTATAAAATAGGAAATAAAATAGAAGTGGGTAACACTACTGAAAATACTGATATTTTAAAGGATTTTTTACAGGATGCTTTTTCTTATACTTTACCGGAAGATTATGCTACTTGTATGGGAGAGACTAATTATAAATGGGAAAATGACTTTCTTCCGTTTGTAATTATAGGCAGTAAATTAGCATTACAAAGAACCAAGGGAAAATATGGGCTTTTACCGTCTAATATATATAATATGGATGGTACTATTAATATTAAGTCTTTTAATAATACATTTTTGAAAATAGGAGAGAGGCTTGGTATTATTTATGGTGATTCTGTTAAAAGTGTTGTTTCTAGTCTTTCTGGTAGTAAATTACCTTTATTCCAATTAACTAGTCTTGAATATAACTGGCAGAGCTGTTTATATGATGCTAAAAATAATCCTATTACTTCACAAATAAATAATGTTTTATTTTCCGATGAAGATTTACTCCTTCTTCCTCAGATTAGAAATGAAGTTGAAGTAAATGGAAAAATTAAATCCGCAGTTGTTTTAAATCAGCAAGAACTTAATAAAATGCAGATTCTTGATGATTTCTTTTTTCCTTATTTGCTTGGAGGTTCTGATATAGATAATGGTATTTATTTACAAAATGCAGTTTTCTCTGATAAAGCAAGACATTTCTTGCCGGGGTGGAGATTAAATAAAACCATTAAGAATGCAGTATTCAGTTCTATATTTGGCACTGGAAAAACACTTAAAGATATTATAACAGAATCTTTAAATGATAATGGGGAAAAGTTGCAAGAAGTAGCTAGAATCTTAAAGAGGGATAGACATGTACTTGTTGCTAGAAATCTTATACATGATTATGCAGAAGTTTTTCCTTCTGTATTTAAACCTTTGGCTTTAACCAGTGATGGTGATACTAACGCTAAAAATGCTTTAAAAGCTCTTTCTGAGATTAATAAATATATTTCAGAAAACTTTAGATCTGTAGATGATTTGCGTAAAGCTTTCTTAGATGCTGGTGTAAATTTTAAAGAAGAAGTACACGCTTCTACAAACAATTTAACTAAGAAAGTTAGTATTAACGAAACCTTTTATAATTTCTTAAATGCATCTTCTTCTAAAGAGAATTGGGAAACAAGAATAAATTTCTTGAAAGCAAAGGAAAAGAGAAATTTAGCTTCTACTATTTTAAATGGATTTGATGACTCTTTAAAACGTAAGTCTAATAGAGACGATAAAAGTTCATATTTTGATCTTTTAATTAATTGGAAACCTGCTAATCGTAAAGATTATAATGGTTTTTATAATCCGAATACTAAAGAGTTTTCTTTTATAAATAAAGATGGGGAGATACATAGTATAGCTAATACTTATTTCTATTTAAATTTAATTTTAAATGGTGAGTATAATACCTTAACTTTAGGAGAATTGTGGGCACATCCAAATAAAAATAAAACGAAAGATGCTGATAATTATTTAGAGTTCTCAGAAGCAAGTCGATATGTAAATCAGATTAAGCGTTCTGTAATTAATGGTTCTACTATACACTCTTTTGCACAAGGAATTTTAAATGAAGAAGGTAAAGCAAATGGAGTAACAGAAAAAATACATATAGCTATAGTTAAAGATAGAAAAGCTGCTGTTGCTACTCCAAAGGGAGTGGAAAGTACTATCGATTCTCAAGACGGTGCTGGTAGATGTACTGCTTTACAAGCTCGTTTGGAAAACAACTCTGTTGTGGATGCTTATGCTGGAGAAAATAAAAAGACTATTTTACATGATATAGATGCAGCATATAATACTCCAGTGTTGTTAAAATGGGCCGTATATGCTATCACAAATAATTTGCGTAGACTTTCTTATTCCGCTAATGATAGTCTTGAATTACAGACTCAGAAAATGTATTCTTTAGATTTTAATAAGAATATTAATTTAGCACAGGAATATTGAGAATATGTTAATAAGAACGGTACTATCTGGATACAAAACCCTTTAAGCTTAGAATATGAAGAACTTATAGGTTTTACTGAGAATAATGGAGTTTATACACAACAACTTCGTTCTGTTGATGGTACAGTTAGAGCTGGAAGGAATTATGATACTACACAGAATCACACCTTATATGATATAGACCAAATATTTGGTGGATGCTTTACTTTTTCTAGAGAAGGTAACTCCTTTATAGGGAATGAAGCAAGTGTAGATATGCTAGAAAAAATAGCTATCAGATATGATTTACGTGATAAACAAGTAGCTTATGTAGTAAATACTTCAGCATGTAAAGTAGGAGCAGAAAACGTTAATCCTGTTTCTTCTCTTGCAGATAATACTCCTTTCTACACTTTCGATCTTTCTACTAAGTATGGAGGCATTATGATGGATGCTGATCACGAACTTGCTGAAGGGGAAGTAACTGAAATGACTCAGATGATTTCTTCTCTTATAGAAAGTGGTTTGTGTCTCCAAGAAGCCAGAGAAGTATATGAGGACATTGGGAACATTGTTTGGAATAACGATAAAGTACAAAGATTTGTTTCTGTTTTAGATACTTTAAAGAATGCAGATGCTTCTGTTGAAAGTAAAGAACAGGCAAGACAGGCTTTAAATACTCTAGTTGGTAGATCTTTTGTTGAGAGCTTTTCTACAGGCAGTAAAGATACAATAGGTCTTGCACAGGCATTTTCCAAAAAGTTCTTAGATGCTGCTAAAAACGGAGAATCTTTCTCTTTGCCATTTAGTGATGCTACTTTATATGGTGGCTTTGTGGCAAATGTAATTTCTCTATTTAATAAGGGGGCTATTAGACGAAAATATGAAGGTTTTGCTGCTGTACAGAATCCTGGTTATAATAATGTTATGTATTATAAAAATGGGTTATTATTTCCAGAATTTAATGAACAGTGTAAATCTGTTCTTAGTGATAGAATTTCCTATATAGAAGGACAAGGTTTTACTGGGCTAGATTATACAGGAGAAAATCATTTTTACTCTTCATATGCTGATCTTGCAAGTAATGCTTGGATTATAGGTGGAGAATTAAATCCTTTCTTAAAAGAAATTAATAAAAGAGAAATAGAGTTTGAAGATACTGTTTATATAAAGGAGAATGGAGTTATTACTAAGTACTATGTAGACAACTTTGAAACTTATGATATTTTAAGAAATTTAAAAGATTATGCTCCAGATGCTATTATTTATGTAAATACAGCTGCACCTAAGAATTTAAAAGGTACTGATACTGTATATACTGTATATGGTATAGATGCTACTGGAAATAGTGTTTCTTTAGGTACTTACAGTTATTATAATAATGATTCTGTAAGAGCTGCGCATTACTTAGATAACCCTAAAAAAAATGATCCTTATGCAGAAAAGAAAGCAGCATTAATTCAAAAACTTGGAGTTACTACAGTTGCAGAATGTAATCAATTAACCCAGGACTTCTTAAATGCTCTTAAATTCGGAAAACAGTTTAATCAAGCTGTAAGGGCTGGAGAGGATGTAAGAGATTTAGCAAATAAAGCTAGTATTTCTGCACAAGATGCTTTTGGTGATACTTCTAATTATGTGTCTTTTTATTGCCCAGAAAGCCAAGTAATTCCTGCTGAAATTATTATCGGTAGATACCAACTTGAAAAAATCGGAATAGAAAAAACAGATAAAATTTCGGATATAACTTCTTCAGAATTTTTCGAGAGAAAGATTTTAAATAATTTACAAAATGTGGTCTTTAGTTTAGATGAAGAAACACAATTAAGTGTTTATGATAAAGTCATTTATCATAATGGAGTTCCTTTCCTCGTAAAGATAGGAAAAGAAGGTTCTCACTTAACAGATAGTGTACAATTTAATGACGATCCAGCATTTAGTACCTTAGGAGAGGATTTCAGATATAATGGTGAAGTTATTGTTTCTGGAGTAGAGGGTATTAAAGGTGCCACAGTTAGTGATGGAACTTATTCTTATAATTATATTAATGTAGCAACTGAAGACGATTTTGAAAAATTAATAGACTCTGATTATTTTGAAGATATTTACAGAAATAATGTTGACTCTAATAATCTTGAAAAGGAAAGAAATAGATTTTTAGGAGAAGTAGAGAGGCTTGCTAATGATAAATATGAATCATTTAAAGAAGCAAGTACTTATATTGGAGCACGTATTCCTACTCAGAATATGCAGTCTTATATGCCTTTTAAAGTGGTGGCATATACAGACAGCGAAAAGAATGAAATCTATTTGCCAAAACAAAATACCTATTTAACAGGTAGTGACTATGACATTGATAAGCTGTATCTGCTTACAGTTTCTATATTAAAAAACGGTACATTACGTTCTGGAAGTTCTTTACAAAGAAATTTGGGATACTACTACGCCTCTAAGCTTTTTAAACCTAATGAAGTTAATTTTGTAGAGGGAGAAAATGGAACTGGAGTAAGATCTTTTATAGTAGAGAATCTTTCTAAACCAGTACGTGAGTGAACAAAACAGGATAAAGAGACCTTTATTTATATAGCAAATAAAATAAATAGTGATGCTATAAATGGTACAGCTACAGTTACTTTCCAAACCCCTGTAGTTGTAGATACTGAATGGGAAACAAAGAAAGCTAATTTTTTAAAACTTTTAAATAAGCATTCTCATACAAATTCTTATCTAAGGGATTCTTCAGAAGCACTTAAAACACGTATATTTAAAAATATTAAAAATATCACTTTATCTCCAGAAGTGCAATTAAAGGCACAAATAGCTGTAGATGAATGTACAGGAGAATTTAAAGCACGTGCTGCAAGTACTACTTCTGGTTCTGCTGAAAAGCAAGTTACTTCTGATTTAGCTACAAGTTTATTTATAATGCAAGTGCAAAATATGTTAGGTAAATCTGTAGTAGGCATTGGAGCAGTTTCTCTAAAGACTTATTATCTTCTGTCTTATATGGCAAATATTAAAGCAGATAAAGCAAGACAATATTTAAAAGAAGGTAAATTATCAGAAGCTATTCAAGAAGTTATTTCTATGATGCTGAACAATCCTATTCTGCGTCAACCAACTTTCTTAGCAAATACTAATACAGAAGGTCTTTTAGAAGGCTTCCGAAGTTTTCCTCAAGAAGCTTATGGGAATTTAAATAAAGAAGTTTTCTTGGGACAATTAGAGACTGCTATACGAAATTCTAAGGCTGTAAATGCTTCTGATTATTTGTCAGGTATCATTTCTTTAGGTGCAGATAATGCTAAGGATTTGGCTTTACCTAAATTAAATGCAACTGCGGATCTTGTAGACTTTTATACTACCTCTTTCATGCTAGGAACTCCTTTTAAAAACATTTCTGATATAATGACTTCTGAAATGTTTAACTGGATTACTGAAATAGGAAAGGATAATATTTTTGACGATTCTACTAGAGGTAATAAAGTTAAAAAGATGATTGAGGAACTCTTAGCAGATAAAATACCTGGATTTGAAAAAGGAACTGAGGAAAGGGTTGTACAGCTTTATAATTCTTGGGCAAAAAAACATGGAAAAGAGTTACTCCAAACTAAAGATTTTACTACTAATACCCAAGCAATTGCTGCGGTAATAGACGCTTTTGAGAACTCTGATCTAATGACTTATGCTCCAGAACGTATTACTAGTGAAATGTGGGATGCTTATTACCAAGCTTTGGAAGAAGCAGAACAAAATAGTGATGGAGGACGCGTAAAAGTAAATGTTCCATGGACAACTAAAGATTTATATAAAGTATATAAAAGCTTACAAATCTTAAGTAAAAAACTTGAATATTTACAGGTAAAGAAGAATGCGGAAAACTTAAATACATTAGGACAGTTGTTAGACGCAGCAGATAAAATGTCTACTTTAGGTAGAATGGCCAGTGTTAACGGGGGTTTACGTACTGATATTTCAGCTTTCCTTAATTACGGTAAGAACATAGATATGATGCCAATAACTGCTGGAGATAATCCTGTTCTTCTTGATTTTAATCGTTTCCTTACAGATACGAACTATGCACAACAAGCTATACAGTTATATAGTACTAATTTTTCTGGAACATTTAATATCTTAGAGGCTCTATATCTTTCTCCTAATTTCTATAATATGGCTAAAGTGTATGGAGTGGCTAAAGATGTATTGGATAATACTTCTTATGTGTTTAAGAAAACTGATGCTATTGTAAATGTTTTATTAAATAACAAAAAAGTATTTTATTTATCAGATAAGGCATATAAAGAGATTAATCGATACTTAAATGACACCATGATTTATAAATTTCTTCTTAATAGCTCTTTTTCTCTTAATTTGGAAGAGTTAGCTAATACTATAAAACGCCCTGTAGAAGTTTATAAACCTAATGGTGTAAGCGAACCTGTTGCAAATTTAACTTTTAGTAATGCTATGGATATTGCTTCATTTAAGCATATAATGGAACAGGCTATTATTCCTTATTTAAAAATGGTATATAAAGATAATCCTTTTGTAAGAGATTTAAATCTTACTGAGAATAGAAGGCTAAAATCTTTTACTTATAGTTTACCATTGCAAATGATGGAAATTGATGCTGACGAAAGTTCTCTTGCAAAGTATAATCAGTATTTAACTGGATTTAACTCTATAGCTAAAGACACAGTTGCTGGAAATAATATAGGGGATTTATTTTTCTTATATAACTTAATTGTAAATAAGAATTCTTACGGTAATCAGTCACTTACTCGTATATTTGAGAATCTGGTAAATAGTAAAAACAGTCCTGCTGGGATTTCTGCATACTATCAGTTTATAGGCCAACTTGATTCTGGAAATATGAACTACGAAATTCCTATAAAAGAAGTTGCTTATAGGTTAGGTAAATATGCAGATACATCTGTTAATGAACCTATAAGTTTCCAATTTATGGAACTTCCTAAGGATTGTACTTTCGATCTTCCTATGACAGGAGGCCTCATATCACAGGCTGGAGTAGAAATAAAAACTAAACTCTCACATTTTACTCCACTGGGTAATTTAAGTGCAAGAGATATTATTAATACTTTTGCAGATAAATTAAATTATAATAAAAAGGTTGTAAGTACATTTAGAGATGAGAGTAAGACTTCTCCTAAGGCTTTTATACAAAATGGTTTGATTCATTTTAATTTAGCTAAATTGGACGCTAAAAATGCCATTGGTGTAGGAATGCATGAATTATCTCATTTTGTCTTTGCTGCTATTAAAAACAAAGATGTAACAGATCCTAATAGGGTTGCTTTATATGCTTTGTTAGACAAAGTGCGTACGGGGCAAGATATAGAAACTTATACTAAATATTATCCTTGGCTTACTGGTACTGATTTAGAGGAAGAAGTTCTTTGTAATAAAATAGAAACTGTACTTACCGGAAAACTTTCTGATGAAACTGAAATTGATCTCGCTAATAATAAAATTGTTTTAGAAGGACTTAAAACACTATTCCCAGATGGTGTAAAAGATTTATCTGAAATAGTAGGTTTAAATCTTGAAGAAGCTGTTGAAAAATTTGCATATTCAGTATTTAATTTTATGGGAGATATTTCTCAGGATTATATGCTAAAAAATCAGAAAGTAGGTTGGTTAAAGACTTATTTAATTAACAAGACAGATAAAAATAATAAACTTGAACAAGATTGTAATGGATAAAATTTTAAGAGAAAACTGTAAATGAAGTTTGACCTTAAATGGAAAACAAGTTGATTTAGGAGAGGGTCTAGATACTAATCTAGACTCTTTTCTCCTAAATAATTTAGACCAGATATTGGTAGATAAAAATAAAGGAACTGTAAAATTTTTATCTGTTTCTGAAGAAATTAAAGAGAAGATAGATAATATTACAGCGGATATAACTAGTAACCAAATTATTATAGATAAACCTAATCATGGTGCTCCTTTTGAAGGAGGGGAAGATTTGGATAAAATTAAAGTAATTCCTGGTTCTATAGGTACTACTCGAGCTATTACAACACTTAATCTTCATAATGGAGATGTTTGTGTTTCACCTATGGATATGGCAGAATACAAGAGAACAACTATAGCGGAACTTAATGATCCAAATATTTCCTCTTCTAAAACTACTCCTACAGGTTTAAAAGTAGAAGAGTTTATGCAAAAGAAAGGAGTTTCTGCTGAAAATGTATTAGATATGGAAGAGGCTTCTTGGCCAAAATTAACAGAACTTGGTACAGAAGTGCATAGTATTATGGAAAAAGTTTTTAAAGGAGAAGCTCCTGTAAACAAAACTTTACCTGATAATGTATTTAACTCTGTAGTAGAACAAGCTACTAAGTTTAAAAAACATCTAATGACTTTGTATCCAGAATGTACTTTTTATCCAGAGTTGGCTATTAAGTCTAAAAATTTATCTTCTATTGCTCAAACTATTTTGGAGGGGGCACATTTAGACTCTTTTAATGGTATAATAGATTTACTTGTAGTGGACAAGTTTGGTAAAGGTCATATATATGATTATAAGGTATCAAGAAAGAGTATTGCTCCCGAAGGAGAAAATACATTAGAGTGGTGACAAATCACTGGAAATAAAGCAGTTCAAGAGAAGAAATTATGGGTATCTACTAAGAAATTAGCTGCTTCTTATCAGACGGAGATGTATAGAAATATGGTAGAGCAATACGATATTCCTGTATCTGATACGAATATTTTACCTATAAAGTTAAATTTAAAATATGAAAATCAAGATGATCCTTTTGAAGTAACTGGAGTAGATAGCATACAAGTAAACTACATTGCTGAAGACATTATTACTAATCCAGGTAGATTAAAAGGAGGTGAAGTTGCCTCTACTGTAAAAACCTGGTTTAAACCAAAAGTAGAACTCACAGCAGATGACATACAAAAAATAGCCAAGGCTAATGATGCATTTTTTCCAAAAAACTCTGTAATTGCTAGAGGTGAGGATCTTCGTACTAAAGTGGAATATTATAAAAAGCAAGATCGTTTAGTACACAAATTGACTTCTGGAGAGCCTAAATATGAAGAAGGGAAAGTTAAATATCGTATTTCTTTATTCGGTCAGCCTAAAACATATTGTGAAGAAAGTGAATTAGATACTAAGTTACAAGAACTTATTAGCCAACAAGGTTCTTTACAAACTACTAAGCGATTAGATGTAGCAGCTGCTATTAAATCTATACAACAAGGTGATCCTATTTCTGTTTTAACTTCTCTTTTTAGAGATGATACTAAAAACTTTGTAGAAGAAACCTTTAGACCTTATTTACAAGAAAGCTGGACTTTCCAAGAAGATGAAGCGGCCAACTCCATAGGTCTATTTAGATTTACAAAAGGAAATAAATCTGCCCTTATATGGCTTTCTTTTGATGCACTTAGAATGCAACTTTCTGATTTTGACTTTAAAAAGGAAAAGGGTGTACCTAAATTATGGAAAGGAACCTCCTTACTTGGTAGAACTCGTTCTGATATGGAAGCAGGACAAAGAGTACTTCCTGCTTTAGCTGGAAATGTAGAAATGATGAAAGCAATGTCTTATGTCGCTTTGCATCCAGAATTATTTAAAAATTATAAAATCTCAGAAATCAAAGTTGTAAATCCTTGGTTAGGTATAGAAATGCCTGCTCTTAACTCTGATTTAATTTATAATTTCGATGCTTTAGTAGAAGAGAATCCTACTTGTGGACTTACTAAAGTAGATCCTACTTTATTTATGTCTGATGCAGAATCTTTAATCGAAAGTGCTAAAGAAACAGATGAGAATGTTTGTCAAGTAATTGAGAATGGGGGGAAGGGAAATAATGATGATTATGCTTCTGTAGAATGGTTTAAGAATAGAATAAATCTTATAGAACAAAAATATCACATAAATCCTTTCTCAGGAAGAGGTTATCAAAATACCCCTATATGGAATGCTTACGTAAAGCTTAGAGAGGGCTTGAACTCTCTTTTGGGTTATACTGTTAAAACTGAGTTAGACCGTCCCGATTACTTTGAAAAAGGACGTATTTACGAGTTAAATGGTTTAATGATTAAGTCTCCTTCGTTATCTTCTTCTGTAAATATACGAGAACTTGGTAAAGTAATTGAAGATTATGCCAAGGAAGTTCGTAAACAAGTCTATGAAATTGGACGTGATGTTCAGATTAAATTTCAGAAATTATATGAAACTCATGGTACTGGAGAAAGTGTATTTAGAACTTGGTTTGCAGATCGAGAGAACCTTATTTTAAAGGATCCAAATTCCTCTGATTTTGATGGTGATCCAATAGCAAGAGAAGCGTTAGATGCTTTCTTGAAAACTATGGCTAAATTAAGACACCCGGAGCTTAAAACAGAAGAAGATTTTGCAAAAGCTAAATTAATGGATGATTATTATGCAATTCCTTTACTTGAAGCAAAATTCTCTAGACAAGTTAAAAATTTAGGTTTGTGGCAAACAACTAAAAATAAATGGAAAGAAAATCTTACTCTAACAGAGGGTTTGTTTATGGGTGTTGAACCTACGGAACATAGTATTTCTGGTTACGTTGCAACAAAGCAAGAGCTGTATAATAAACTTAAATTTGATAATTTAGCTGCAAGACAATCTCGCTTAGATGAGTATGGGTATGGTTTATTTGAAACTGATCTGGAGTTAGTAATGAACGCTTCTTTAGTAGCTTTCTGTCGTTCTAATGTAAGTAAAACATATGTACCTATTATAGCTGGTTTAAAAACTACTTTGGAAATGCTTGATGCCAAGGGTTCTACAGTTAGTACTGTAGATATGGCAAATATTAGAAAGCGTTTTGATGATATAGTTAAGAGTAAATTTTATGGTGAATCTATAATTCCAGAACCTGTACAACAAGTTGCTAAATTTTTAGACGTATTTAAATCAGGTTTTTCTAAAGTAAATCTTGCTTTAAATGTTAAATCTTTCCTACGAGAAACTCTACAAGGTACTATTACAGGACTTACAAGAGCTGGAGTAGAATTATATCCAGGAATTACTTGGGATTCTTATAAGAAAGCTGTAGAATATGTTATTCAGACAGCACATAAAAATACTTCTGGTGTAAGTATGCTTCAGCAATTAAATGCTATTTATGGCATGGCAAACCAATCTCTTAATCAGGTAGCTAATCAAAGAAGACTTAATTGGTTACATATAAATCACTGGGGAATGGATACTTTAATGTTAGGTACTACTTCTCCTGATTTCTTGCATCGTATGTCTTTACTTGTTGCTAAAATGATGGGAGATGGAAGTTGGGAAGCTCACTCTGTAGATGAGAATGGTACTCTTCAATATGATATTAAAAAAGATGCTCGTTTTAAACATTTAGTAAAAGGTGACAAGTCTAGTCCAGAATATCTTAAAGAACTTTCTCTTTATCAGAAAATGATAGAAGATTTAAATCGAGAAGGTTTCCGAAAAGCAGATGGTTCTAAATATAGTTTAACCGAAGTAGAAAATCTACCTCAGGCATATACAAGACAAGAAGCAGAAGGTATTAAAAACTATGCTGACTATTTATATGGACACTATGATGAAGAATCTAAATCTTTATTATGTAATACTTTTATTGGTTCTCTTTTCCTTCAATATAAAACATTCCTTACTGCAAAGGTGGAACAATGAACTATACATGAAGGTAAATATAATATTGCTACATTAAATCAACAATATGATAAAAATGGCAAACCTTTATATGTACGTTTTTATGAAGACGATAATGGTATAGCACATAAAGATATCATTTTGGAAAGTGAATTTAATGCTCTTTCTGAAGAAGAAAAAGAGAAGTGCAGACTTTATTTCGATTATGATCAATTGCCTTTCCAAGGTATGTTACAAGCATCCCTTAAATTTGCGAAAGCTGTATTAACTTGGAATCAAGAAGATATAAATAAAATGTGGTCAAATCCAACTACTCGTGCTATGTTAAAACTTTGTTTTAATGATATGTGGGTGACATTATTTATGTTAATGATTGTAAATACTATCTTTGGACAATCCGCAGATGTAGAAAATCCTGGTGTTAATTGGGAAAAAGTAAGATTAGCTATGCGAGATAAAGGACCAATGGAGAATTTAGCATATGCTGTTCTTACTGGAGCTATGCAAGATTCTCAATTAAATAATATTCTTGGACAATTTGGACAAGATCCTCCTTTAATTTCTAATGCGCAAAGACTTATAAAATCAACTACAAATTTAATGTTTGGTAAATCTAATATTGCTTACTGGGTAACTCAAAACGTTGGTATGTTTAGAGACTTCCAAGGTATTGCAAAAACCCTTAACGACTAAAAAAATAAGGCCCCTAACAGTGAAAACTGCTAGAGGCCTATTTTTATATAAGTTCAGTTACAGATTTAAACAAATCTTTTAAAGATTTATTATTTTCTATAACGTAGTCAAATTCATTATTAGCATATAAAGTAAGAACTTCTTGTTCACTTGCGTGATTATCTGAAACGCAGGAGTCTCGTTTTATATATATGATTTTACCATTTTGTTTATGGATTTCATCTAGTTCTACTTTAAATCTGAGATCAGAAATAATTAAATTATTTCTTTTAAGTGTAGACAAAATCCATAATTTATCTCCGAATACTGAGCGCATTATATCTGTAGCAAAACACTGCATTAACTGTCGTATAGAAATATACATACATTTAAGGAAGGTGTAATCCTTACTTACAAGAAGTCTATTAAAAACATTTTGTGATAGAACTTGTTCATAAGGAGGATTTTTCTCGATTCTCAATTCTGGAAAATAAATATAAGTAGAATCTTTAAACTTCCTATCCTCAAATTTATTTACTGGCACATTTAAAAGTATAGCAAGCATTTCCTTCATGGGTTTTGCAAATGCTACTATTTTATACTTTCCTTTTACTCACTTAAATGTTTTATACATATAATAATTATGCATAAACTTAGGTGTATTTAAACAGTAACAGAGCATTTCTGCGGCAGTATCTTTTCCAGAGTTCTTTAATCCAGCAAATGCTATATACGGAGTATTATTCGGTAGTTTCTGGGAGAGTTTCTTTCACATCAGCTGTAAGTTCTATGTCTGGTATAAAATCTTCTATAACTCGAAAATGCCTTATAAAATGATCAAGTAAGAGTTGTGGTCCACCAAAAGCAGTCAAGAGAGCATTTATTTGTTGCTCTCTTGTAGCATTAGTTGGCAAGTCTAATTCTATACCATAAAGACTATAATTAATCAATACTTTCATCTAGTGTTTCTTTAATGGTATTTACTATTACTCTAACATCCGGATGTGCATATTCTGAAGAACGCAAATCAATTACCTGATACCAATCGTCTTTAAATGCAGTATAAAACACTGTAGTAGCAGTATCTAAAGGAAGTACCCCTCTTGCTTCCTGGGCCTTTAAAGCAGGTTCTCCTGTGGTCAGTTGTATATAAGATTCTTCTGCTGAGGCAAGTGCTTCTAAATAAGTTCTAACTCTAGTGTCCTTAGCAGCTAGATCTTTAAGCATTGCCACATTATATGTAGGCTCTAGTTCATATAACCACTGTGGAACAATAAAAGTAAGTTCATTTCCAAACTTTCCCTTACTATAATTACAATAGCGTGTGCTTTGTTGTGCTATAGAAAAAATACGATGCCTATTGAGTTCTCTTGCTATAGCTTCTGAACAAACTACTTTAAATGTATATCGCTTTTCATGATACTGTTCTGGTTCGCAGATATAATTTAAGTCTACATACTTTTCGTTTTCTACAATTACTCTAAAGTTCGTAGTTATATAAGCATAATAAGTGTCTTCTATATAATGTATATATACTCTACTCCAATGATTATTTAAATAAAATTTAATCCTTTCATCTAAAGCAGTACTTTTAAAGCGAGGTATTTTCAAATATACCGTACCATGTTCAAGTACTGAATAATGGTGATTTTTCTTAGCAAGTTCAAGCATTCTGTTATAAGAGTCTTCTGTAATTTTATCTTCAGAACGATAACAATTTCGCATAGCTCTTTCTATATGCTTATACATGCCTATAACACCAGGAAGTTGTGGTATATATTCTGTATAACTATTAATTAGCTTCATTTAATTCTTGTATTTTAGTTTCAATCTGTTTTCTAGTCATAAATCCTGTATGCCGATAAACAACATCTTCACCACTCATAAAGAGAAGAGTAGGAAGGTTCTTTATATTATATTTATCACAAAGATTTGTGTTGTCATCAGCATCAAAATATTTAACTGGAACGAGAGCGAAGTCTTTCAACTCTTTATCCATCTGTTTGCACGGCAGGCACCAGTCTGCTCCAATTTTAAATATTTCTGTAATCATTTTAAAAGTCTCCGTACCAAACCTGACAACATAATAATCCAAGATCTCTCCACATATTTATGCACTGATCCCTGTCATCAAAAACGGCTATTATGTCGTATTCTGGTTCTATATAAGTTTTATAAATTTCTTCTTTTACAATTGCGTCTTTGCGAAAATCACCTGTTTTACGCATATAAAGTCTCCATTCTACTTTCCACAAATCAGCAAAATTTTTAATTAACCATTCTTTAGTAGCTTCTTTACAAGAGTTCTCTCTACCAGAAACAAATAAAATATCATAATTGTGACTTAGAGTTAAGAGTAATCTTTTTAAATCACTATTAATTACATCGGTAGAAAGTTCATTATATGCATAAGGGGAACGCCCTGTATGAAGCGCTAGTGTACCATCTAAATCGCAAATAATTGCTTTCTTATAGGGTCTATTTTCAGCTTTTTTAATCGAAAGTCTTTTATCTGTAAAAAAGATTTTAAATTCTTCTGGATAATATCTTTCAAAAAAACTAAAAAGTACTCTTTTACCTACTGGTTTTTCTCTTATTTTATCCCTTTTTAAGGCCTCATCGAGAGAGATGATAAATTCCTTATATTCTATTTTCACACCCAAATTTGAGGCTAATTTAGTCCATTTTTCAAGGGTTTTTGAATTAAGATTTGTCGCATCTATGCAAACATCTTTATTCTCTTTGATAGCATTGGTAATATATTCTATTTCTTTTTTAGAAACTTCTTTTTCTTGTGCATTATTTCCTATAGGAAAACAACCAAGTTCTGTTCTAATTGTGTCTCTATTTACGATAACACGTGTTTCTGGAGATTCCCCCAGCCAGGTTTTAGCATAAGTGCTTTTACCTGACCCAGGGACTCCTTTTAATACTAAGATTGTTTGCATTTCATTTTATCTTTTAAATACATTTCGTCTGTATAGCGTTTTAACCATGCGATTTCTCTACTTCCTAGTTTATAGAAAGTTTCTTCTGGATTCTTAGTATAAGTAAACACTCTATATGCTGAAGAGAAATCTAATCTTCTGAGTTTGTGGTTTTCTATAATTTGGTTTGTACAACCAATACGAATAAAAAGATTCATCCATTCAAAATTAGTAGAAGCTTGTTTTTTAGCTTCCTCGTAATTCTTTCTTAACTGTAAAGGATTTGTACTCATCATTAGCTTTACATGCTCTTTAAGTATGTATTTTTTATTAATACATGCACATATCCAAGGTAAGATTTCACATTTTTCTATGAGTTCAAACCATTCTGAAATAGTAATCACTTTTACAGGAAGATCTGTTGTTAAAGCTCTATTCTCCTTAATTATAACTAAGTATTTTCAAATATTTTCTAAACCAAACGCCTCTCCTCTAAAATCATAGATATATAGAACATTTGGATTTTTAATTAAAGATTCCATTCTTTATGTACAATTTCTGGATTATCATCTATCCACTTTATTAATTCATCATAATTTATAAAGTCATCGAGATTTTGGTAAGAAACCAGATTTTGATAGTCATTTAATATAAAATAATTATCAAAATAACGATAATCTCCATATCCTACTTTTTTTAGGACTTCGTGTGGAGTAAGCCCCTCTAATACAAAATTTAAAGTATTTTTATCATTTATATAATAAGGTTTATAAGGTTTCTCCCTATATCGCATATATGTATTTCACATCTCCAAAATAGTCTCTGCTGGAAGCAAAAAAAGTTGTTTTTTATTCATCCTCAACAAATTTATACCACTCTATATCTGGGTTATCTAAATCATAAATTTTAATAATTTCTTCCTTAGACATATTTGTACATGTTCTAGTAACAGGCTTAGCCTTATATTCTTCCTTAAATATCACTTTCATAACCTTCTAACATTTCTGAATCCACTTCACCTTTATCCATACGTTTACTTTCTTTACTCAAGAAATTAAAGCATTTTAGTTTCCAAGCTTCTGCAATAGAGTCATTAGCTTTTCTTAATACAAATCCTTCTCTTGGTACTTTATTATTACACAAAGGTTCATTCTCTTCCATAAGAAATCTTTTTTCTACTTTCAATTTTTCGAGAACATTTTCATGCCAATGATTATCTACAGGAACTTCTGGATACAATGCTTTAAGTGTTCCTACATACATAAGAGGGAACTCCATAATACAATCTCCAAGTTGTTCCTTTAACTGATTTCCAAATCTGATAACTTCCGGAATATCTAGTTCTTTACCCTTATGTGTAATTCTATATATCATTAATTTACAAGGATTTTCTGTATTTGGAAGACACCCATAATCATAATCTGTTTGAATAGGAATTCCTGTAGGGCCATAGCCAACTATTTCTCCATATACTTCATAATCTTTAGGTATAAGACCTTTGATTTTTTGTGCCCAATATCCCCAAATATCATCAGAATAATATCCTCCTGGTTTTTGTTTTGGATTTATATATTCATTTTTAATAACGTGTCTTGAAGCATATACAAGATCATAATCCTGCATATAAGGAGAGAGATGTTGTATATATTTTCTCCAGAGTCTTTTATACCAAGGGGTTGGAAGATTCGTGAGAATATTAGCAGCGATAAAACTTGAACCATGTATCTTAACCGAGATATAAACTTCATCATCCGGCTTTATATCCGTCATGTGCTTTTGCAGACCTTCTGTATCATAATGGAATGCAAATGTATTATCGATAATAGTTTTAAACCGCTTAAGTTTCTTTTCTGCCTTCTTTCCTTTAGATGTTCTTACTAGTACTTCTTTTACAGGAGGAACATAAACTTGTATAAATCTCTCCTTATTTATCTCATCGAAGTCCTCTCCTACATGAGAAGCAAGAAAATCAGTAACATCTTCTATAGATTCATTAACAAACCTTGCTATACTTGTTACAGGTAAAAGCATTCCATAAGAAGGTACACCACCAAGTTTTATAAGTCGGAGTCTCCCAGCCTTATTTATATATCCTCTTTTAGTAGTATCTGCATTTAAAGAAGGAATATCATACATAGAGTTCTGCTTAAGATAAGTAGGATTAATTACAGTTTCATTAGCACAATAAACAGCATAGTCCCCTGTTTTGAAATCTGCTTTTCCTATTACTATAGAAAGACCATTTACTATAGTTTTAACTATTCTATCCTTTCCTTCTATAGATTCTATATTTCCTATTTGTACTATAGTCGCGCAGTACTCATCTTTAAATGTTTTAGATTTAGAGATTTTCATAATTATTTAGTTTAATTTATATGTATATTGGCTAACAGTATCTCCGCATTCTTCGCAGGTATACAAGTCTTTATAGCTTCCATTACTATACAAAAAGGTTCTTAGTATATCTATTAAATCTCTGGGGTCTTGTAATGTATTTATACAACGACATACAACTTTTTGTAGTTCTTCACAACTATATTCATCTGCATCTCTATTATCGATTTTAATATTATCGCAAATACAGCCGTTAGTCAGTTTTATTTCCATATTATTCTATATTTAATAATTTACATAATTCAGAAAAAGAAAGATCCGTTTGTTCAAAACAATAATCCTCTATTAAAAAAGCTTTCGTTTCCCCAAATAAAGAAGATAATAATTTGTGTAGCAAGTAATTATACTCATTATAAAAATTAGAAAATTTAGAATTTGTTAAATCTACACCATATTTATTTTTTAGTTCTTGTATAGTTTTTTCTGTATTTACATATCTAATTATATAATTTTTAAATTCTTCTTTCGTCATCGCCTCATATCTTTTTCTGCTAAAATTAATATTTAAGTTTATTTACTACGTTAGAGTCTTCTTTTCCTAGTAAATAACCTTCATAATAAGCCTTACTAAGGAGGTTCTGAACCTCCTTTCGTTGTGCTTTAGTAAGACTTCTAAACAGTTCCCTTTTCGTCATTTAATTCCAAATATAAAAGATCTTTAACAAGCTTTAACTTCTTTGGGTAGTCCCTATAACGCATAGCTAATACCCAAAGCAATTGTCTTTCTTTTACTCCATATGTATATCCATCATTAAATTGTCTTTCAAAAGGAATATACGCAGTAGCATTTAATACTCGATTTCCATTACAGAATGTAGATAGATTACATCCGTGATCATCAGAAGTTTGAATATCTGGGTATGTAGAATTAAGATAATCTTCTACTTTAGAATAATCTTTTTCTTTCTTTGTAATATCTTCTCCGCTTAGGAGTTTACAAAATTCTTCAAATGTAAGATTTCTTTGTTCCATATTTATTTTATTTTCCAGTGCTTCCAAATCCACCTTCTCCACGCTCAGTATCCATATTAATTTCGTCTACCCATTCAAATTGCATAGGGAGTGCGGTACTAAGATAGATTTGTCCTATACGGTCTCCTACTTTATAACGTGGCATATTAGGCATTACATGATAGAATACAGCCATCACCTCGCCGCGATAAAATTCATCTAATGTGCCTATTGAATTACTCAGCACCATTCCTGTCTTCCAAACGCTGGATCTAGGACGAAAACTTATACATACATTCATCTTTTCCCCCGGAGCTGTCTTGTTCCAGTTCTTAAGACGAAAATCATTATCATCTAATTCATAAGCAAAACCAAGCTTATATTGCCATACGTTAGGGGCAACTTCTTTTTCTTCTGTTGCAACTACATCATAACAAAAATCTCCTGGTTTCTTCTTATCTGGCATTATTGCCTTATCATTAAGTTTCTTAAGTTTTACGCGCATAATAAAATAATTAAAGATAAATTTTGTAAAATATTTAATAACTGTAATTTATATACAGTCAATAGCAGGCAAATATGCCCAATATTTAAATTCTTCATATGGTATTTCTTTTAGAGTTGTATACTCAAGCCATACTTTCTTAGGAGTTGTGTATATACCTACTGTTACAGGTGATATAAGATTTTTCTTACACAAACACATTCTATTTTCTTCTGGAGTATCCTTTATTAGATGCCAAAAAGAAACCTCATCTTTTTCTGAGACTGACAACTCAATTTGGCCATTATCATTATCAATAAAAAAGTATGGATCTACAAGTTTTATTTGCGTATCCCAAGGATAAGCCGAGTCCAAGCAGACATCATAATCACCTGGATACTGGCTAAGAAGTTTTTGTAATTCACTATTTCTCATCTTTTATATAAAGTGTGCAATGACAAATATCGTTTTCTCTATACTCCTTACAAGGGCAAAGCCTGTCTTCTCTAGAAAAACCGGGATTATGGCAAGGGCATTCTCCATTATTTGCTTCACATCTTGTAATGATAGAGTTTACTATCTTTTCATTAGGGTTAAGTTTCCAACCTTTCTTTATAAATATATTAATCATTTTTTCAAAATTTATAAGTTATATCTTTCCAACTTTTATCTATTGTAAAATCTGAATAAGCGGGATTATAGGCATATAAACGCTGATTAGTAGTAGGTTTATCAAGACCTCCCAACTCTTCTTTATATGGTCCTATTTTTATATAATCAAAATAATTTAAATCTATTTCTGAAGAAAGATTTTCTTTTCCAGAATACCAACCCACTTTTAAATCTGGGTAATCTTCTTTTACACATTTAGCAAGTCAAGAAATACTATTAGGAGCCTGATCTCCTCCCATAAAGACAACACAAGTAATTCCTGCATTCTGCTTTATAAGAGAAAGGAGAGACTCTTTGTTAAGAATCTCTCCTATATCTTGTGCTAAATATGGTGAGTGACAATTTTTACAATGGCCTGGACATCCAGAAATACTTATACAAAGAGAAATCTCATCTGGGATCTCTCTAAAAGTAACCATTGTATCTACATATTTAATCATCCTCTTTTAATTCGTATTTAAGTACTTTATACAAGTATTTTAGTATATATGAAAAGTCTTGTGCATCTTTTTCTGAAAGCTCAAATGGTCTAAATCCCGTATAAGTCAAATTATAACAAGGTTCCTTTTCATTATATATAAAAGTAGCTACTGTATAGCAAGTCTCTGGATTTTTAAAACAGCTTGGGTAAATATAAATATAAGGTCTATTTCTAGGATGTGCTATACCATCCTCATCCCAAAGGTACTCATCTTCTTTACCATAATAAGAATTTGGTTCCCAGCATACTATATCAATATCTTTAGTTTCTCTATCATCTAAATAAGTAGGATTCCTCGCTTCGATATTACCAACTCTTATATACTTTTTAAACATGTTCAAATTCTCCAGTTTTTTGGTTATATGTATAGTTATTTACTTTAAAGTTATCTACAGTCATCCAAGAAATTTCACTGTAATGATACATTAATTCTAAGATACTATCAATAGCTTCTACTTGCAAACCTTCTGGTAAATTAGAAATATAATCTACATCACCAGTAGCATAATTCAATACTACAATATTCATATTAATAACTATCGTAAAAATAAACTTCTAGATTAGGATGGTCTTTATAATATACTTTAAACCATTCGAGAAATACTAGTTGTTTATAAACAACATCGAAGTATTCATCATATTCCCAAATAGAGTCTGCATATTCATCCCAGTAATCACGAGAAAGGAAAGGTTTCAATTTTCTTATAATTGCTGGAATATCCTCTGGGTCTATTTCTTTCTTATACTCATCATTTTTCATATGGAGAACATCGAGTATTACTTCTCGAAGTCCCCAGCATTTTCTCCAGTATACTGGTTCTATACAATTGGATTCTGTATAAAACTGTACACTCTCTTTATAGGGCATTTTATCATAATCTTCTTCAGACATACCCTTTATCCTAATTCCATTATCTAGTCCCATAAGATTAATCTTTCTTTTTTAAAAATTCAAATTTATGTCTTTCTCCTGTTTTTGAGTCTATTATACTACCTCCAACTGTTCACATATATCCAGGAGTAAAAGACTTTCTTTTTGTAAATATAATAACATCGTCTGTATGGAAAATAAGCCTATTTATTATCCATTTAAAGGCCAAACATATAGCTGGTAAAAACCAGTTATAATCATAACCCCAAGTTGTCTTAGGCAATCGTTTTCCTTCTTTTAAAGCGTATCTTGCTCTTAGTACATAATATTTCTTTATTTTTGGCATTATTTAATTTCTTCTGTTATATGTGAGTAAACTCTGGTTTTTTGCTCTTGTTGTCTTCCAGCACTCCAATTTTTTATTTTAGTTAAATCTTTTATACCTTAGCTTTCGCTATTTTATCTTTAACATGTTCTTGTATGTCGTGTTTTTGAGATTCGGATAACATTTTTATATATTTTTCATATTCAGAATCATTAGAAGTGTTTCTATATTCTTTTAATAAGGTTTTTTCAAGTAAATATCTACAGTAGACTGCCTCTTCCTTTTTATGAAATGAATGCGGATAAATTCGCTTCTTTTCATATGAGAAATCAACTTTTCAAACTTGTCTTTTTGTGTCAAAAGAAACCCCTCGTATTCCAGATTTATTATTACATTTCTTTTGTAAATTTTTCATATTATTTTGGATTGTAACAAGTCGTAGGTTTGATTTTCTATTATCGGAGGTGTCTCCTGAAATATGATCAACTTGCATATCTCCACAATCAACAATTAATCGATGGAAATAAACTCGTTCCTTATGTTGGTTTCCTGAAAATAAATAAGGCTTGTCTCTTTTAAAAACTGTTCTTCATTTTCTGGATTTTGCTAAATCAATATTATCTAAATCTATTTTAAAAGTAGTAACTATATTACCATACTGATCATATGTGTCTATTTCTGCATAATCTTCAAAAACACGCACTTCATTTAAATCGAATACTCCACGTGAATTGGTGTCAAAAAATTTACCATGATTCGAAAATTGCATACGGTGTTTATCACACAAACCCTTATTAGCTTCAGTTACATACTTAATTCTTTTATATGTAGATAAAACTCCACATACATCACATTTTTTAATTTCTTTCATACATTAACATATTAAAAATAAAACATAGGAATAGACTATACCTTCACCACTTATGGTGCGCCTTGGTAGTCGTTGAAACCCTATATAAATATATAAAATTTTGTGCGAATACACAAATATTTTAGTCCTATTTTTAATAGTGTCTGCTGATTTCCCATTATATCTGTTTTTAGACTTACATCATGAACCATCCCATTACTTGTTTCTGATTTCTCTCCATATAGGCAAATGGGCTCTTAGGGGTTTCCAGCAAATTCGGCGTTTTCCATTGTAGTCACCTACAATGGGGGCAATTAACATTTTACCCGATCACTCTATCGTAGTAGTCAATTTTGGTACTACCACAATGTGGACATTTTGTAATTGGAATTTTCGTTATAAAACCACAGTCTTGACATTCTGAATTAGGCACATTAAATGTTAAATATTTACATCCAACATCTCCTGCGTAAGTTAAAAGCTTTTTATACTGTTCTTTTGTCAAGTGGGAATCGAGGTTTAGATGAGCAGCAGAACCACCATCCAAATTATCTCCACAAAAGTCTTTACCATGAAGATAAATTTTATCCAAAATAGAAATATTTTGGTCATTTGGTTTATAGATATAGCTCGCATAAAGATTTGTATCTTCTGGAATCCAATATCCATCTTTTTTATCTCGATTATAAAGCTTAATCGAAGCTGATTCGCCATTCTGTTACACGCTCTCGGGGAACATTTTTTTAAGTTCCTTCAAAGGAGAGAGCTGATCTAATATATAAAACAAATCTCTATTCGGACCATATTCTCCACAAATCTTTCTTTCATATGAAATTCGTGCTAATACGGCCTCTGCCTTGGTATTGAAATATCCTAAATGAATAGATTTATAATTATGCATAATAACAGCTGAAAATTTAGAAAAGTTACTACCGTTATATTTTTTAATAAATTTAACTCCTACAACTTTTCCTTTCTTCCTTAAATTTTGTGCATTTTGATGTTGTGTACATATACGGAGGTTAGATTTTCGATTATCTAGGGAATCTCCGTTTATATGATCTACAACTTGATCTATTGTATATTTAGCATCTCCAAGTCCCATTAAAAATCTATGCACGGCAATTTTACGTCCAGTTCCTAGTACTGAAATGTGGGCATACATCTTATCTTTTTGATGCCTTGCATACAATTTATAATTTTTAAATTTTCCTTTATCTTCTTTATCAATCTTAGTACGAGCAATTTCCTTTGCATTTTTATCTTTTAAAATGCATTCATAATAATCTCCACAATCTATTCACTCATTTGGAGAATAAATGGTTTCGCTAACTTCTCCTTTCCTACTCATTTGAATATAGTGCCTTCTACAATAAGGTTTACCATCAATACATCCCATTTTAGGGTTATCACAAATACAACAAGTTAATTCTTCTTTAGATTTTTTATGGACACGTTTTGATGGATCGGTAATCTTCTCATAATTAATCATTTGCATAAAATGCTTTTCACACATACAATATTCATTAAATCTTCGAAATCTTCCTTCTTGTCTAGTTGCACCGCAAACACAACACGTTGCGTTCTTAGGCATTTCCATTCTCGTACTTTTAATTAATTTTAATCCATTTAATTTTGAAACATCGATCATATTTATATAAATTTATTTATATACAAATATAACGATTCTCCAGGAAAAATCAAAATAAATTTTAATGTTTTATATATTAGACGGTTAATTATTTCTAATTAACTCTCTATGTTACCATAGAGTTCGGACTATTACATACGTATTTCTACGTCCTTTCTATTTAGTCTCTCACGCTGCACGGAATTCTCCTGCTTGCGCCTCGTTGTCCACTAGGGAGTTTCGAGTCAATTAAGAAAGGTTTATACACCGCACGTTCATTTACGGTGTAAATTCTGTATTGAACATCAATGACTTAGATTTATGGAGTTGATTTTGTTCTTTAATAGTTCCAAAAATTAAATTACAAAATCTTTTATAAGCTTCATTTTTATTGCATTGATATCCAAGAAATTCCGCACCTTGATTTAATCCATTAATACCTATAGTTAAATATTGTTTTTTAAGATCGATAAATCCTGCTGTATAAGTAGTTAATAGACCTGCTTCCAAAAGGCGTTTAAGACATGTATTATATGCTGTTTGGTATTTATAAATTCTTTCTAGAATTTCAATCAGATAAGTTTGTAAATTTTCTTGATACTCTCTGTCAGTAATTAAGAGACTTCCAATAAAATGTGGAGAAGGTTTCCCTCTCTTCTCTTTAAATGCGATTTCAGTATCTAATGTATTATACCAATCTTGAACGATTCTATTTAAGTTGAGTGTTATAACGTTCTGACTACCAGTCATTTCCCCTATTTGTCCATTTGTAAAATTAAATTGTGGTTTTGAAATTTTAGAAGAAAGACGACAGTTATGAGTAATTATACCATTCGGAAGAGTAAAATAAGGCTCTTGTTCACTGCATTCAAAACAATATACATTTTCAGAATATTCTATTTCATGTATATCCTTGATTTTAAAGTAAATAGAATTATTCTTTTTAATCCAAGAATTCTCAGTATCCTTATTTTTGCGATGATTTGCAGGTTCGTACCAACGAACACAATATAAAGGATAATTTCGTTTATACACTTCCCCTCTAATAATAACCGCTTCGTCAGTACGATCTGAAATATCAATAATTGAATTAAGTCCAAGAGAAGTAATTAATACCTCCATACATTCTGCAAGTTTTGGAGAAGTTGTATAACAACGATTTGAATTTCCTCCATCCGTAGCGTACCACCCATCTAAAATACCTTTTCTAAAATCAAGAGATTGTAACAAACAATTAAGATTTAGTTCTTTATTAAAAGCATAAGTCCCTCTTTTCCAATTAGTCCATTTTGTAATAAATGCTACTAATTCTTTAGAAGAAAGTCTAACTGGATAAACATTATTATATATAGAAGCAAGATATGGCTTATTTTGCCCACCCACTTGTTGGTTTGCAATATCCAACATTTCCATGCATTTTTTATGCTTTTCCAAATTTAAAGAGAGATTAATATCATAAATTACTCCATTTTGCTCAGAACCAAAATTTCCATCTCCTAAAAACGTTCCAATTACAAACCCCTGTTCGTATGTTAAGTGTTCATCGTTTTCAGAAATTGCATTTGTAGGCTGTTGATTAAAAAGTAAATAATCATTTATCGTTAATTCAGAAGTTGGAATATCACCTCTTAGAGTTGGATTAAGATGATTATCTGTTACAACAATTTTCTTATTATTAAATGTAGTAACTTCATACATTTTTCTATTTGGAAGTTCTACAAATTTTCCTTTTACCCAACTTCCATTATGAAATATTTTAAAATTTTCTTTATTTCCACTATATGGAAGATTTTTAAATTCTTCGAAGGTAGTTAAATGAACTCCAGATGTTGAAGATTTCCATAAAATCTTTTGGTCTTTTGAAAAGCAGCATGAACTTAAGCTTTCCGGAGAATCATTTATATATGTAAAGAATGAATTTCCTTCAGAATACTCTTGACAGGCATATTCAAATAACTCTTGGTCTACAAATTGATTATTCCTATAAATTAAAGCTACAGAAACTACTGGAAATGTTAAAAGAGTTTTTAAACGCTCTTGGTTGAGCCAATGCAAATACTTTTTTTGCAACCAATTAAAGGTTTCCCAAACTGGAGCAGTTCCATCTGGAAAAAAGAAATCTCCATACATTGTATTATAAAATTCTTTATCAAAGATCGAACAATTCCAGAAAACTGATTGCCCTCCGCGTGCCGATGCGGGTTGGTTGATACTGAATGTTATTTGTTGAAAATATTGAACAATTTGAGACTCAATAGTACGATTTTTCTTTCCTAAAGAAACAACTTTATCTAAATGATAAATATAATCATCTCCCCATTCTTGCCTACAAAACCAATCCATACATAAAAGAAAACCCGGCGTTGCAACAGCACCTTTATATTGAGACGCTATAGCAAAAACCATATTTATAAATATTCCACAAAAACTTTCTAGGGATTCTGGTTTTGCGGAAAGTCCTCCAAGTTTTTTAATACCCTCTGTAAGAAAAGGATACATAGTAATAGCGACACAATAAGGCATTCCAATTTGAGAACTTGAATCATGTACATAACAAATTGAATTACAATCTTTTATAAATTGTTTGTAATCAAAATCTGGATATAGTTGTTTTATAGTATCCTCTAAAAGTCTATAATTTGTATTTTGATTATTTTCTTTATGTATTTCAGCATTTAAAACAGCAATATTATGATTACTAACATTAGAATTATCGTCTATAGTAGCATTTGCAGTGTTATCTGAAGAAATAAATTTATTTATAAATTGTAAATTTTTCTCAACCTCTTTTCTTATTTGTGCATGTTTCTCTCTATACAAAATATACTTTTTAGCAACACTAAAACAGCGATTTGCCATCAAAGCATTCTCTACAGCATCTTGTATATCTTCTATGTGATAAGGAGATTCCAAAGCATTTAAAGCACTATTAATATCTTCTTGTACTAGAATCGTTACTAAATCTCCATCTTCATTAAATCATTGTTCCTTTCCAAAAGCTTTATTTAAAGCTGTAACAATTTTATTAAAATCAAACTCTTGGATAGTTTTGTCTCTTTTAATTACTTGCATTTTTAAAAAATTTAAAGTTAAACATAAAAGTGTTTAATTTATTAAGAAGAAATTACTAACGTTTCTTCTATATACTTCTCTCATACTCTTTCTCTTCTTTTATTTAGGAGAATGTTTTCTTTAATTTCGCCTTTTGGTTTTGTTAAACCATATTTTTCTTGTCCATATTTTATAAGAAATGCTTCTAATACTCTAGCATTTTTATAAGACAGCCCTTCGATACTAAATACTCTTCGATTAGGGTTCTGTTTATGGGCTTCTGTTAGTAGGTCTTTTTTGTGTGAATAAGGGCGTTTCCAATCTTTTTCTCCTGCAAATCCTATATAGACAGAATTATACGTTGGATCTATATCTAGATATACTTTACAATGCCCTTTTTCTATTTTCTTAAAAGACGTACTAAAAAATAAATCTACTAAATCGTACATCTCTATAGTTAAAAAAAGAGCCCGTAGAAAAAGACTCTACGGACTCTATAAAAATAAAAATATTATGGCAAGAAATTAATTTCCAAATACAACGTAAGTACCCAACTTGGTGTGAATCCCAGGAACATAATTTACAACAAAAGCAATCTCATGGTCTCGATCCACCTTATATATCTGACGACAAAAAAGATCCTCCTTAAACTCAGACATACGCTCCTTAGCAATCTTTATAGCAGCAGCCTTATTAGGTGCCTCTCCTACATATTTATCTGTAGAAGTACGTACCTCAAATACACGCTTCTTAGTAAGACTTCCCTTAGGAACAATATTATTTATTTCATAAGGACGTGTACGAGTGTCTGGGCAACCAGGCTCTACTACGATCATGTAAGCAATACCATTAACATTGGTAATCTTATCTCGCTCAAAGATCTTCTGAGCAAAATCGGTATAATCATCAGTTGGATTCTTCTTAAAAGTCGAAGTTACATTCTTAATTACATTAAGACCCATCTCACGAGCCTTAGACTTGGCCTCCTCATAAGAGAAAGCATTAATAGTTTCAATTCTCATAATTCATTTACATTTTTTAAATTAAACATCTTTTCTACAAAGGTAGAAAAACTTTTTCTTTTTTCAAAGTAAAACTATACAAATTTTACTTCTTTCTTGTGGCCAAACATTTCGTAATAAGCCACTCTTTTTATGCAATCATATAATTCAGCTTTTCCTTCTTTAAGTGCTGTATTTGTTATAGGAATGCATCTTGTGTTATTTTCTAGTACTGTTTCTACGGCAAGAATATTTGTTTTAAATTGCCACTGTTTTGTAGTATATCCGTACTCATTCTTACAAAGTTCCTCTAACATAATCTTATAAAGAGCCAATTGTCTTGCATAGTGATATTTATAGAAGGAACCGTATTCTTTATTTGTAAACCAAGTAACACAATGTCCAGTAGTCTTTAAATCATTTAAGGTTAAGATTTTATTTTCTGTGTCAATAGTCCAATTATCGAGTTTTCCTTTAAAAGAGAGCTTTACGTATCTATCTTTATATGTAACAAGAAAATCAAGAAATAAAGTGTCTTCATTAAAAGAAGGAAGTTCTTCTAAAAAATCGGAAAGAGGGTGGAGTTTCTGTTGTATAAGTCTATCTTTCTTTAGATTCTCTATACAAATCATTGCTGTATCCCAAGCTTTATTATCCAAAGTAAATACATTATCTGCATAATCTTTTACTTTTTCATAAAATATATCCCCTTTCTCAATTACCGCTGGAAAATACTTTTCTATTTGGTTAACATAATAACTAGCTTCTAAACAAGCTTTTCTCGCAGCTTCTTCTTTAGAGAGACCTTTCTTTATATGCTTAACATATTTATCGCAAGCTAGTCCCAGCTTTGCTGTTGGTTTATCTATTTTAGGAGCTAACTCAAACTCTCCTGGCTGAAGAGTTTGGGTATGTATAACTGTTCCTAAAGATAGACTAGAAGTCTCTATACGTTCTGCTGGACCATAATACTTTTCCATACTACCACCTTGTGAAGGGCATATAGAGGCAAGTTTGGAATTGCTAATATAGTGTTTATATTTTTCTCCAAAATATATTTCATCACTAATATCTGCCCTTCTTGCAGAGTCTGCAATTGGAAAAATGTTAAATTCTGAAAGTTTAATTTGCATTATTTTATCTTTGTGAGTTCGGAAACACTGTTAATCCTATGGTGTCCGACATTATAACGTTTATTTGCTCTTGTAGTTACTAAATAGCAAAAAATTCCGTTGTCTTTACATTCTTTAAAAGTACTAAATTTATCATCGATCATGATAGTAGCTCCTAGTTTCTTTAAAGTATCTATTTTAGATACATTCCAAGGTAAACTGTATATAGGAGCTTTTGGTAAATTATTCTTTTGTATAGCCTCTTGTGTCCATTCCACAGGTATACTACGAGCTGTTACATAATAATCTACCTCAAAAGGAACTTCAGAAATGACAGGCATATTTACCCAAAAATCTTTATCTTTCTGAAGTTCCTTTAAATTATCAGACATATTATAGTCTCCATTCCAATAATCAGATAGTTGTACACCAAATCTTTTTTCATAACTCCCGGTAAAGTCAAATATACAGTCATCTAAATCAACTGCTACTATATTTTTAGTAAGAGGAGTTATTTGTCTATCATCACCTTGTGGATATATAGAGTAATATTCTGCAAGGATAAGAGCATTTGCTGCAACCTCTGCTATCTGAAGCAAACCTTCTTCTGTATAGTCATTTCCCAATTCAAATTCTGTTAAATGTTTCTTAAGAGAGGATAAAACTTCAGTCCAGGAAATTCCGTACTTCCATTCATTTTTATCGTGCTCCTTTAATTTATTTGTAAGCACTTTGTTTACTTCTGTAATTCCTTCTACAGGGAGTAAATCATAACGTATTTTATTCATTTCTTATAGCTTCGAGTTCTTCTTCTGTATAGGCAGATAATTTATAATAAATATCATTAATTTCCTCATACTCGTCTGGGTCTTCTACATAAGATACTGGAACATCCCATGCAGTAATATCACCACATTTCATTTCCACCACAGGATCAGTATCTGGAATATAGTCCCTTAAATATTCACAATACCAACAACAATCATTACAAAGATCTCTATCGGCATATTCTGAGTAATGTAACTCTTCCGGATATTCGTTACTAATAAATTCTCTTCCACAATCTGCACAATAATAAGATTCCCCAATACGGCCGTCTGTATTAGAAAGATATATACAATCATCACAACAAGAGGTACAAAGAGTATTTGTATCTCGACAATAGTATCTAAAACTATCCATATAAGGAAATATTTCATATCCAGGATTAATTTTTAATTCCAAACTTGGATAAAAAGATCTTTCATAATCATCTTTAGGTCCTACAAAATTTTGATCCTCCCCATCGCTAAGAAGAGAATTATCTTCTCTATGGTACCAATGATGATCTTCTGCATACATGATAAAAGCATTATACAAATAATCTACATAAGTATATACTCTATCCATATATGTTTCTCCATTTATTTCCCATATAAGAGCACGCCCTGCAACTTTATCATCTTTAAAGGCTACAAGCATTTTTGCATAATCCTCATAAATAGTAAAGAAAGACTCACAAGTACTATAACGCATGCAACTATTTCCTAAAGTTCCTGTTTCTTGGTAGTAATTCTCTTTGTTATAATACTTTGTAATATCAGATCCTTCTACAATACGAAAATCTATTTCAGATACTTTAGCCTTAAAAAAATTCTGAAAATCCTCGAATTCTTTGCAAGAATATTTCTTTACTAAAAGATTTTGGATTATTCGTGCAGGTTTACCAAATTGACGATTTGTTCTTCCCCATTTATTTTCACTTGTATAAATAGGATCTTTTCCTTTAGGCAAAAATGAAATTAATAATTCATTTTGACGAAAAGTGAGCATTCTGTAATTATCATTAATTAGTTGTGAAATGTTTTTAGAAAAACTTTTATCGAAATTTGGATCATTAAAACTTCTTGCTATTTCGACTAACTCATTAGCAACAAGAAGATCATTAATTATATCACTGTCATTTTCTTCAGAAATAGACAAAAGAAGATTTTTTAAACTATCTGAAAGTAATGGTAACATTTTTTTATTCTATATCTACTGTTTCATCTGAATTAAGACTATTTAAGAACATAGTAGCGAGAAATACAGTAAGATCTATAGAAGAGTCCTTCTTATACTCTCCGAGATCTACATCATAATGCAGAGTTCCTGAACTGTGATCATAATTAAGGTCAATCTTAATTTCCTTCTCTTCGTTCTTAAATGTCACTTGTACTTTTTCCATTTGCATAAGGTTTTATAAGTTTATAAAATAATTGTTTATCCATAATTACAACTTCTCCAACTGAGACTATATTTGTAGTTCTTTTTTCTTGTTTCGATCAAAGTACTACAAAGTCTTCTGCTTTAACAGAAGATTCTGAACGTATTTTAAAATATTGTGGAGTTTGTTGTGTGGCTTTTAATTGTATCTTACAAGGTAGTGTATTATCTACATCATATATATCTACCTTATCTGCATCTTCTGTTCTAGAGTTATTTCTTGTAGTACCTACGTTAAATCCAAGTTCTTTCAGCTCTTTTACTATTTTACGCTCAAAAGTATTTCCTTTTGTACGACAATAGTTTGCGGATCGTTTTTTAGCCATTAAAATAAAAATTTTTAGCTGTGGTTATCAATTTCTGAGTTTCTTCTCTTCCGTATTTTTTATAGAAATCAGAAATATCTTTTGCTTCATACTTTCTTGGTATAAAAGCTACTTTTGTTCCAGGAAATTCTTTTCTAATCTTATTTAATCCGTGGATACCAGCTAAATCATTATCATAAACAATTAAAATATTTTTAAATTTAGTTTTTAATTTCTCATACTGAGCAGGAGTAACAAATAAATTTTCTGAGTTAGGAGCGATTGCTGTAATTCCAAATTCATATAAAGTCATACAATCTTTAAGAGATTTTGTAATTACTAAATACTCTCCACCTTCTTTTGGTAATTGGGCGGCTCCTTGTATTTTAGTTGCTTTCCAATTAGAAATAAATTTATATTTCTTTTTCCCAGGAAAGTAGATTTTTCAATTTTCTACTCCATCTTTTGTTCCTCCAAAATAACCAAAAATCTTTTGCTTACTTGTTTCTAAATGAAATAAAGTACCATTTAATCATATGTTCTTACAAGAAAAGACCCTAAAGTGTTTTAGAGTCTTTTCTGTAATCCCATATGTTTTCCATCAAGCGAGTTCGTAATCTTGGAAATCTCGTATTTCTACTTGTATAATACTGGTTTTATTTTCTTCCAATATACTACCTGAGTATTCCATTTTAGGTTTATTTACTTTAAGATTTTCATTTTTTACAATCCCAAAGTCATTCGCTATAATCTGAAGAGCTTTCATATAACTGCATTGGAATTTCTCCATAACTACAGATATAGCATCTCCAGAAAATGCTCCAGAAAAGTCCTTAAAAATAATCCTTCCATTACGCGCTCTATAAAAAGCACAAGTGGGAGAATTATCATTTCTTAATGGACTTTTAAATAAACCTTTTTTTACTGGAATACCTAAATAATACTCCAAGATTTCCTCTTCACGAACTTTATTATAAATAAGCTCTTTAGAAAGAATAACTGGAAAAGTTATTTCCATCTCTTAGAACGGTAAATCTGAATCTGAAGAAGAATCCGAACCGTTAAGATCATCAAGCATAGAGTTTACTGTATCTGTAGTGGTAGAAGTAGACATCTGCGTTGGCTTAGCTGCCTGTGCTGTCTCAATTTGCTTAAGCTCACGTGCTGTAAGAGTAAGATCCTTTCCAATAATACGAGTGGAAATTCCAAGCTGTCCATCTTTAGTAAGACGAGCCGGAAATGCAGGAAGATTTGCGTAACCCTTACTATTAGGAACAAGCTTAATTTGTGTCTTTGTTCCAATGCCCGGAGCAGTCATACTAGCAACCGCAGCTACTACTTGTTTAAAGCTACCAGAAAGCTTCTTTTTGCCTTCATTAAGCTCTTCAAAAGCTGTTGGAGCAATTGCCTCAAGCAACTCTCGTACTATAATAAGAAAATGATCGAGAGGAGAAGGTGTAAGTCCCCACTGCATTTCTTGGCGCTCATTAGAACGAGGCTCAAAAATCTTAGCCTCATAGTCTCCATAACCATCAATATCAAACTTCATAGCCATATAAGCAAGATCCTCACCACTCTGAGTTGTCTGCTGGCCATATTCAACGCCCTTAAAAGTAGCGTCCTTTATACCAAATGAAAGAAATTTACCTGTCTCTTTTGCCTTAAGGGCCTCATCAAAATTAAAATTCATACTTGTTTTAAATTAAATTGTTAAGATATTCTTCTTCTTCTTCAAATGTTTCTTCAGAGGTAATTTCGGGTTCCTCTATTTTAACCATTTTAAAATAATGTTTAAATGGTTCTAGTTTAAAATAATTTCCATATTGGAGCAAAATGTCTCTTTGTGCTCCTCTATAGGAAACCGTGTTAGATTTCGTTAATCTGTTTCCGTCACAAGCAAATAAAGAGGCTCTTCCAATTACTGGAAAAGTCTCTTCTGCATTCTGTGATCAATAATTTACTGCAATTCGATCATTAGCTTTAACACCAAGAAGTTGTGTAGCCTCTTTGTTTAAAACTAATTTATTATTCTGCACTTTAATAGTTGCTTCCATTACTTGCTATTAAGAGATGGATAGATTCTTTCCCAATGTGGAACAAAAGAACCATCCTCTTTACGTTCTGCTACTATAATATCTTTATTTGCGAGATGTTGGGGTCTTGCTCCAGTAAGTACTTCTCCATCAGTTCCAAACTGTATACAAAGATCACTATTTTCATTTCGGTGCACGAAACCGATTGCGTCTGACTTTGCAGCTAAAATTCTCGAAGTTTTCATTTTGTTATCTTAAGAGTTTTTTATCTCTTAATTCTTATAATTTCTCATAAGATCAGCATATATATTTATCTTTTTAAAAAGATAACGAACACTCGTGGAGGTATTTTATTCTATAAAATATATAGTTTCAACCTCTATGCGTTACGATGCTAAAAACCCGTTACGTTTTTTAGTTATCTCGGTGTTAGCGTGCACTGTATCAAAATCTATATTAAAATATTTATTTATTCAGTGTTTAGCCTTCTCCGATATTGTTCGTTCATAATCTCTGTAATCACTTACAGAGACGGCAAAATTATGATGCTTAGCATAAAATTTGTATTTTTCAAATTTTCGATCTAAATAAATAGAAGCATCATTATATATAAGATTTAGTAATTTAACAGAATTAGTTTTATTGAATTTTACTTCTAAAGTATTATCTTTATAAGTTTTATTTTTATAAATAGATCCAAAAATTTCTTGTGTTTTGAGGAACTTCAGTAAAGAAAATATAAACTCTTTTGTTCCAATAAAACTAGTTTTAACTGTGAAACGAGATTTAATAGTATCACTAAAAGTGTGGGATAAACAACCATCTCCATCAAAATAACCTCTAATAAAAGGGATTAAAAATTCTGTTGGAACTTGGTTTTCTTTTGGAAATTCTAACCTTAAAGACTTTTGCGGAAAACAACCTAAAGAAATTAAAGTTTCTTTAAAATGTTTATTAGAAATAGAAAATCTACACCTTCCAAATGTACCTATTTTAAAGTCTAAAGCAATTTTGTTTTCTGCATTTAAAAAACTTTTAAACTTATACAAATGTTTTGCATCTAAAAGTTGTAAAGATAATTCTAGAGAATTATCTCTACTTCCAACACAACCATCTGCATATAAAAACCCTAACCAGTATGCCTTTTCTTCAGTATCTATATTATCAAATATAGTAGAACAAAAAGAACATGGAGTTGTATTTCCTCCGTTTTCATTAATAACGTTTGCCAAAACAGTTTTATTAAAACCGTAGATTTTAATTAAATCGTTAACGGTATACCCATCATTAAATTTTTTAACTATGTCAGTAACAGTTTCTTTATTTAATAAAGAATAATCATATTTTCTTGAATTATAATCTATTCTAAGTTTTTTAAATTTCTGTGTAAAAAGACTACTTGAAAGGTTATATTTTTTAGCTATATTTTCAAAAGTTTCTCCTTTATATTTTAAACTTAAAGCTTCCTTTAAAATCTCTTTTGTTATTTTTTGTTTAGAATTTTTCTTTTCTGTAAAATAATTATCTATTATATATAAATCTACTTCTTTTTTATCTATTTTTAAAAAATCTGAAATTTGTCTACTTGACAAACCTTCTAAATAAAGTGTACTAATAGTATTTTCCATATTCGATTATTTTATAAATACAAATATAAAAATACTTTTTATTTTATGCAAAAATTTTACCTGTTAAATCGAGAGTTTTTAAATTACCATTTGTGCTTTCTGAAAGTGCAGCATCTTTAACGTGTCCACAAATTATAATATTTGGGGCACAAGAAGCAATTTTGTTAATAATGAGTTCTATTGAGGATCTCCAAAATGAAAATCCCGAACCATTAGGAAGAGCTGCGGGATCTTTAACATTTGCATATTTCTCAGAAAACATTGGGGAATCTTGGTAGAGTTTAATTGCTAGAGGTTTAGCCATTTCCTCTACTGCTGTAATAGTATCTATTGTAATATATTTGTATGGACATTTGGCCTCTTTTATAGCTGTACAGATTTCATTAAGTTCTTTAATAGAATTAACTTTCATTTTAAGTGCAGAAACATAATCAGAACCGTTTTCAAACATTTATATTCCATGTAATTCGCAACATTACATGCGCTTTTGGCAGCTGCATGTCGCCATGCAGATTAGACTATATCATTCTCCATTTCTGGAGACCCCCCACTTCCATCACCATTAGCTTGTGATGTACTCTCTTGCGAGATAGTCGTTAAACTTTTATGATGATATATTTTATATATATGTTTATAAAAAGTATTTATATCATAATTTAATTTCATTCTATTGCACATTTCACAACATGGGACACAATTTTCAATAGTATATCCAGAATTTGAATTTTTTCTATCTATTCCATTTGTAAAAATAGGAACTCCTGTTTTATTATAACGTTTTAATGACTGTACTTCGTGAGGAGGATTTCCGCAATAAAAACAATCTTGTAAAATTAAATTATTAAATTCTTGTCTTGTTAATTCAAAACCAAAATTACGCATAATTGCGTTTTGTTTATATGAGTTGTATAAAACATTATATACGGCATTTTCTGATGGAATAATATTATTTCCACAGCACTTTGAACAGCGCGTATTTTTAGTGTCAGAATAAATTGCATCTCAACGTAACACTAGTTTTGCGCCACAATTTTTACATACAACATCATAATAAACACGTCTTTTATTTTGATTACTTCTCTCAAAATTAATACCAACAACTTTATATGTTTTATTTTCATAACCAATGTGAGATTCTCTTTTTGTAATAGAGAGGCACCTTTTGCACATTCTAAGTTTTTGGTTTTTTCAATCTGACCTATATATCTTTTTTAGAGATCCACATTTTTTACACTCTACTATGTAAAAATACATATATTTGCCATTTACTTTTTGCGAAATGCTTTTTATAACATTGTAAAAATCAGATTGAAATTCTTTATTAGATTGATAATCAACATCTTCAATTTTAGTTTCTACTTCTTTTCCTTTATATAAACATAATTTTTCTATATCATTCATACTTAGCTTTTGATTAACTGTTAAACATACTTAAAACCATTTACAAATATACAAAAAAATATTTTTGAAAATGGGAATAAATATAACAGTTTTTCCAAAAATTCAAGGGGTTTGCTATAATCATTACTGATTATAGGGACTTTATTACAAATCCAAAATTAAATTTCCTTCAAGAGTAGAAAGAATTGTTGTTTTTCCAACCTTTGGTAATCCAAAAAGGATTAAGTATTTAGGATCTTGAGTAGTAGCAGGAATTTTTGTCGTAGGTAATGTTATAGCCATTTTTTAAAATTCATATGAAATAAATTTTTTTGTAGAACTGTCTGGTTCTACGATCTCTTGTTTATTTGGGTTTAAGGACATATAGTCCAATGGATTTTTAATTTCTTCTGGTTTTGGTAATTCTCTGAAGAGACCGATTTCTCCAAAAAAGTTTACTGGAATAGACTTATCAGAAGGGCCTGTACGGTTCTTTATGATCTGCAAAAATCTAATTCGATTTCTAAAGCCCGTAAAACCAAAACCGTTGTCTTCTGAAATTATTGGATAACCAGATTTAGTTTTTAATTTAAATTTTATAGGATTATAGACTCCTATACATAATTCTGCATCATTTCCAGTATTGCCACTATCTTTAAGGCCGTCTAGACTACAGTCTGTCATATCCATTTTAATTTTATCGGAGGATGCAGAATTTCTATTTTCTTGTTGTAAAATTACAAAAGAAACACCACATCTCTCTCTTAAAGATACTGCATACTGGGAAACTAAATCTATTTCCTGTTTTTTAGTATGTCCATCACAACAAAGTAATAGACCTATATGATCCAGAACAACTGTTACAAACTGCTCTGGATTGTTTTTAATATATATTTTTCTTCTTCCATCTTCAGATTCTTTAAATGTCCCTCATTCTTCTAAAAATGTCATTATTTTAGAATAAAAGTTTTTTGAAGAAAGATTAGTATCTATTATTATAAGTTTTTCAGAAATAGATTCTAGTCATTTTCTTCCCTTACATATATAATTGTAAAATTCGTCATTTAAAGGCTCTTTTCAAGACATTATAGAGGAGTAAGGTATTATTACTCCAAATTCCTCATAAACCCATAAACAGAGGAGTTTGCTGAGCAAAACATCTGCTCCTAATTCCAAAGAAAAATAAATATATTTAAGATCTTTTTCGGGATTATCTTTTAATGGGCGATAAATATAATTATATAAAGCTACGGAAGTCTTTCCGGAACCCGAAAGTCCAAAAATAAGTGTATAAACACCTTTTTGGATTCCTCCTGTATATTTATCTAATTTAGGTATACCTGTACTCAATCCAATATTTTTTCCAGCTCTACCTTCATCAATTTTCTTAAAAAGTAAATCTACATTAGTCATCTGTTAAAATACTATCTTGGTATATAGGCACCATTTCTGGATTATCTCTAAGTTCTTTCAAATTATTCCACTGATTAGAAATTACAAAATTTAAAATTCCAAAATTAAGTAAATTATTTTCTTTAGCTCAATTAAGAATTCCCATTACTTCTTTATGTTTTTCCGGATTACTACCTATTTGTGTAGCATAAAAATTAAAAAAGTCATCTAAAGAAGCAAATCTTTTAGAAACATCTTTCAGTGGAACATATTTTCCCTGTATATTTAAAAATGAAGGATAAGCATTAAGTAATTCTTGGCCCATCTCTCCAGAAAATTTATATCACTTTTTTAAAAAATTTTTATTAAACTCTATATCATTAGGTATATAAGATTCTGGATTATAAGATTTAAGGATTACTCCTTTTTCCTTTAAAGAAGAAAATAAGTCTCTAAGTCTTTCTCTTCCTCCATTATTAAATCACTGTGAAAAATAAGTAGCATTACCCTCTTCGTCTCTTGCTAAGAGGGTTATATAAATTAAAAGCAGCTCATCTGCTGTGAGATTGTAAGCTGACATTAAATTTAAAATCGTATTTAGTTCCAAAAATTACTATTTAAGTCATTTTAAAATCTATAAGTTTTATCTTCTGTTCACTCTCTTTGTCGAGAGTTTATTTCTTCTCCATTTAATACTTTGTCTAAGTCTGTAGAGTCATTTATAGTTATATACTCTGTTGTGCTACTGTTATTAAACCATTTTACTTCCTGAGTTCCTTTAATGGCCAATGTAAATATTTCTGCAACTTTATTAGGTGCAAATCTACAACAACGACCAGTTTTTTGGACACTAGAAATTTTAGAACTATTCACATTCATTATGATTCCTGTTGTAAGTCCTTGAATATCTACCTACTGCTAAAAGCTTTCGCTTTCCAAAAAATTGTTTACAGTCTGGACTATATCTTCACCCTAAAATAGGGGTACCTGTATCTAGTCTCTAGGGCTGAGTCTTTAGCTCTTTGCCTCGTTAAGTTAGCATGCTTTTAAAAAGTTTAGCTTTCAACGATATCCAGGTATTATACTATAATAAATTACTTTATTACACGGCGTATTTATATTTAAAACTTAAGTTTCCATTTAAAACCATGAGCTTCTTGTTGTTGTCCTTTACAACATCTAAAAATTGAAGCCCAACTTTTATTTAATACACGACTTGCTTCCATTACTGAAGGATATTCTGCTATAAATTCATCATCTAAAGTATATTGAAGAACAATTTTAGATTTTAAAAAATCTTCATATTTTTTACGTTTTTCATAAAAATCTTCCATGGAAGAACAAATAAAATGATTCTTAGCAAGAAAAGAATTTCCATGGGCATTATGCCCTTTCATCGCACAACGTAAATTACTGATAGATCCCCACTTTTTACTTTGACCGGCTTTAGTTAAAGAAGGAAATCTATCTAAGATATTTCCTTCTAAATCTATTATTAAAACTTCTTTATATTTAGCTTTATTAAGAGATTTTTTAACTTTTTCTAAATCTTCTTTAGTAACAGGCTCTCCCTGATATCTTCAGATTTTACCATAAGCATAATTTCGTTTATGATTACATACAGCAGAAATACCACTATAGTGTTTTATCCCAGGCAGAGCTTCCACCATAGATGAAAAAGTTTCTATATAATTACCTTGTAAATCATAGCAATCTATTGGAGTACCAATTGCATAATATTCACCACCGATAGTTGTATTTGCTAAATCTAAAGTTTCTTTATACTTTTTAATATACTCTATTTCTAGATTAATTATTTTATAAATATCTTCAGATTCTTCTAATTTAGTGATTATAGGAGTAATACCTTCTTCTTTTAAAGTATGTATTCAACGTGTCTTTTTTGTATCTGCGGTGTCTTTTAGATGGTACATTAATCTTTGTTGTAAATTACAAGTAATTCCCACATATTTAGGAACATTTGTTCTAGGATCATTAAGTGTGTATAAATAAAATTTTTTCATTAAATGTCTTTTAAATTAGATTTTTTGGTTTACCTTCATTCAACATACGACTCGAAGCGATTCATCCTTTCTCCGCAACATTAAATTCTTCTATAATTTTTTTATTTTCAGAAGTTTTTTGTGCAGAGTATAAAACCTTTCCCCTTTTAATTTCTTTTGCAAATTTTATAGTAGGACAAAATAAAATACCTTTAGTATTCGGTTTTGCATCTATTATTCTTCTACAAATTTCTATTTTCTTAGGATGGTTTTCTATAAAGGATTTCCTTGCATGTAAAGCCTTCATTCAACAGGAACTCATTTGTAAAACAGTTTTTGGATCAGAACCTATTTCTTTAGCATATTTGTTGCGAAAGCGTCAGTTTTGCAAGCAGTTCATAGCTGTATCAAACTGAAAGCCAAAGAACGCAAAATAGCTATTAAATTTTCTATCTAATTCTTTATATGGCTGTAAATCAACATCTAAGAGAACTAAATAGTTTTTAACTGGAGCTACTCAACCTTCTTTAGTTGCTTCTGTTAAGGTTATCTGATCACATACTGGTGCATATTGTTTAAGGATTTCTCCTCTACCATCTAATCTATCTATAGTGGCAGTTAAGCATAAAAGCATTCTATAACTAACTGTAGTAAAGATAGAAAGGAGGGTTGTAGCGGCCGCACCATGTGCTTCCAAAACTCTTTATACTTTCATATAAAGTCTGACTATATCTTATTTATAATTTTTATTTTTTATAATTTTATTACCATTGGGTAATATACCTTTAGTATTTTTATCCTTTTTGTATAAAAAATTAGAAGAGCAGTTATATTTTTTCAAAATATCTTCAACTTTTAAATACCTATCTATTATATTTTCATTTTTATCTATTTCAAAAAATCTAAATGGAGAATTTAAATCAAAGTCGGCTTCTTTTTCAAAAGATCAAAATGAATTTTTATATAATCTTTTCTTTCTTATAGCGTGTCTTAAAGGAGAAGAATTTTGTATATTATAATACCTTTCTATACTCTTTATACTTTCATGCATTTTTACAAACGTACCGTTCTTATCAAACTGATACACTTTCTTTTTAAAACTTTCAAAGTTAGGAGTGGTATTAACATAAAAATTTCCATTTTTATAATCATTTTGTTTTACTCAGTAATAACCAAATGATTTTTTAGTACTAACGTTTTTAGAAATAGCATTTGATATAGCAGTTTTACTTTTTCCTCCAAAAAATCGAATTGCTTCTACAGCTGAAGAAAATTCTAAAACTACATTTAAATTATCATCTAAAGCATATACTGGAATTTTATGAGCATCTATACTTCTTTGCAACCCTTCTTTATTTCTCATTTCTTTTGTTACTATTCCGGAGCCGCCTTTTTGGATATTTAATAATTTAAACCCTTTGTTTTGATATTCTTTAATTCAATACTTTTCTGTTTCCTCTCAGACAGCTTCTTCACAACAATCTATTTGAGAAATAATTATATCATTTCCAGCTAAATATTCCGAATACATTCATTTATGAACTGCGGTAGATCTCTTATTTTTATGCAGAGCACAATATTTATGCCCACTTAATCTTTGTTTTAAAGTACGAGTAGTAACGCCTACGTATCTAATATTAGATATATCTTTTGTTGTAGATAAAGTATAAAAATAATAAAGTTTTTTCATTTTTTAATTAAAAATTATAAATTTTACTGTTTCCAGAATTTTATTCTGTACTCCCATTTGGGATAGTCGATGAACCTTCTTCTAAATTAGAAGCTTGGCTGCGGATTATCCAATTTCTTTCTTTTTTACTATACTGAGGTAATTATTCTCACCATTATATATATTTCTATTATAATTTAGTAGAAAGAACTCTAAGGAAGTTCCCGACAATTAAGTAAATTTAAAGTCAACAAAGCCTATTTATCGACTATTAGCAAATCAACAGTATATGTATGCCTAACTATTGTATTTATCACTACAACTTCACAATTTTCTATATTAAACTTTTGGAGATTTTCTATTCATTGGTTTTTCAGATAGTTGGTTGGAACGCTGATTAAAATAGAAGCTTCTGGATTCTTTCTTAATAATAGCTGTATAGCCATTATAGCAGTGCGGGTCTTCAGTAATGTTATCCTAAAGGTTTTTTATCCTTTAGTTCTATAAGTTACCTTATAGCTCGGCGTACATTTTTACCCACTTATTTCAGTTGGGGTATTGGACACTCTTGGGGAAATTATATTCTATTTTTAGGTTCATTCCCTACGCTCTACGGTGTTTAACTATATTACTAGTTAAATTACCTCGGTATTGTCCTTTTGGAGTTTTACCGATTTTGCCCAATAAAAACTTCTTATTCCTAAGAAGCTAGGCTTTTATTATTTCGATACCTACGCCCGTACCGTATTCGAGCGTTCCGATAGCTCCGGCTTCTAATCAGCGTTTAATTCCTAATTTCTGTCTTTCTGTTCTGTCCATTAAAATGTTTTGGTACAATTCATACAGTCCATATCTGAACAGGTGTCACAAGGAAGAGGTTCAAACAGATAATCATGTGTATTATATGAGAAATAGTCATTATACTTCAACAGAGATCTATCAAGATCTTTATTTGGAGCAAATTCTACTTTATATGGTTCTTTATCTTTAAGAGTATTTATTAATTCTCTCATAAGATAAAGACAATTATGTAATTCAACTGTATTACAAGTTTCATTTACCGTATGCTCATTATAATACCCACAAGAAATATTAATTCCAGAAATACCACACCAAAAGGCAATTTCTCCTATATCGGTAAAAATACCATTTGTAGTAGAATAATTATACCTTTTAATTATAGGTGTTATATCTTCTACAAATTTATCTGAAACAATTTTTCTTCCATTTGTAAAAGTGATTATGTTAGAGTTCCCTCTTCTGTCTGCCTGTAAAAAGAAATTTACATTATTAAAGAACTCTGTGTTTTCAGTAGCTACTACAGCTCCAATTCCTCCTATTTCTTCTTGTGTTGTAAAACAGATTTTAATATTTGGCATAATATCGAGTAATCTCAAAGCACAATAAATACCATTAGAATCATCTGCCATTAAACCACAAGGAGCCTTTGTTTTAGCATCTCTGGCTGTAATAAAATTTCCTTTCTGTACAAGCTCTCTTTCAAAATCATAATCAAATACAGTGTCCATATGCGCTATGATACAAGGCATATAAAGAGGATTTGTAGTATTCTTAGTTATAAACAGATTTTTTTCATTATCTATTTCTATGTCTACATTTTTCAGATTCCTACAATAATTTAAAATAAAATTAAGCATAGGAGCTTCTGTTTTAGACCCTCTATTAATCAAATAAAGAGTTCTTAAAAGGTGTAAATTTATTTTCATTAATGTATTCAATGATTTCCTACACTAGCTTCAGCTGGTATAGGTAATTTATGTACTAAAACTGCTGCTGCATTTTCCATAGTTTGTTCTAATATTTTTGGAAAATCTTTATTTTCTTCTGGAAAAGTACAAACAATTTCATCGTGTACTGCGGCAACAATTTTAATTTTATTAAAATAATTATTATCTATTATATAGTCAAATAAATTCTTTAAGGCTATTTTTAATATTACAGCTCCAGAACCTTGTGTTACTGCATTTCTAGCCATTCTTTCCCAATAGGCACCTGTTTTTCGATGCTCATTTTGTTGTTCTTTAGAAAATGAGTTATATCCTCCATATTTCATTAGTTGTTCTTCTTTATATCAGTCCTTTCAATCTGCTCAGTGCATTCGATTTCCCGAATATGGATCTATAATAATATAACCATGAGATTTAACAAATAAAGCTCCTTTTCTTGCAAAATCACAAGTTGCCTTCATGTTTTTTTGGTAATTATTATAAATTTCTTGTGCTCTTTCTTCCGAACACTGAACAATAGATTTTATAGGGCCTGTGCCTCCACCAAAAGAAAGTGCAAATTCTGGACCTTTTGCTAACTTTCTTCACTCTGGATACTTTTCTTTAATGTCTTTTACCGGAACTCCTTCTAGCTCTTTAGCAAAAAAAGTCTTTGCAAATACACTATGCACATCTCCACTTCCATGTAAAAACTCCTCAAGTAGAACAGGTTCATTATAAATTTCTGCTGCCAAACGACTTTCCTCAGCGCTGAAATCTGCACTTACCATTAAATGCCCAGGAGGAGAGATAAAACAACTTCTAGTTTCTTCGTCCGCAGGTAATTGTTGTAAATTAACTTTAGGACAAGCACCCTTAGGTAAATGCTTATACTGAGCGAGTTCTTCATCTGGATGTGTACCTTCACCACAGGACATTCTTCCTGAGGCAGTTCCTATTTGTCTTCAAGTAGTATGTATACAATTAGTAAGAGGATTTACTGCATTTATATGCCCATATCCAAATGAAGAGACTTCCTTTGCAGCTTCTTTATATGCAAAATATAATTTTAAAAATTCGTCATTAATTCCCTTCTGAGGTTTTAATGCTTTTTCCATTACAGAGTCTTTATCTTTTCCTGTTTTCTTATCCTGAGTGGAAGTATCAAAACCTAAATACTTAGCCAAAGCTGTTACTTGTGCTGGACTATTTCAATCTATTATACAAGAAGGTTTATCAGAAAAACCAGAAAAAAGATCTCCTTGTGGATCTAAATAACAAAAAGGATTATTTCCTTCATTTAAAGAAACTACAAAATTATTTAATTGCTCTTTATACTCTACAACTAATTTTTTATTTTTAATAATTTTTTCTTCCCATTTCTTAGCATCAAGACAAATACCGCAATATTCTAAATAGGCAATGGCAGGAACGGCTTCACATTCTATTTGTACGCCTTTAAGGCAATTTTGTCGTTTTGCTTCAGCATACTGTTTTCACATTATTTGCTCTAAATAAGTTACATCTCCTGCTCCATAAACAATTACTTCTGCATCTATTCCTCTTCAACGTATTTGCCCTCTAACAGTTTTATCTATATCTATACCAAGATATCGTTCAGCACAAGCTTTTAAACTATAACTTATATAACCAGGTCTATAACCTAAATATAAAAGTTGTTCTGCAATCATAGTATCGTAAATTTTTCTTGGAACAATTCCTTGTTTATAAAGAAACTGTAAATCAAATTTACCATTATGACAAACAAGCATTTTGCTTTCCAAGAACTCTTTAAATAGGTGTATATCTACAGTAGTACAATCTATAACCACTCTAGTATCTATTTTATCAGAACCTATCTGAAGAGTCATTAACTGTTTTAAATGAGGATTTAATCCATCTGTTTCAGTGTCAAATTGTACTAATTTTATATCTTTAAATAAATCTAAGACCTCTTCGACTGTAGTAAGTCTATATCTACTGTCTTCTATTAAAGGTGTCTGATTACTTAAATATAAAATCATTACTTTTGTTCTGAAGAGTATAGTGAAATTTCTCTTTCCTTAGCTACTTCTTCTATTTGTGATTTCAGTTTCAACCATTTCTCAATAAAGAAATCAGTATCGTAATCAAGAAGTACAAATATCTTGTCTCTAAGTAAAAGAAGAGTATCTGTTGGAAGGCTCGAGAACTTTGGAAGTTCTGTAAGATGTATAATAGCTCTAAATTCCTTGTAAGAAAGTCCATGAGAATTAAGTTTCAGTTTAGTTCCTACTGGGAGCATAAGTCTTTCCTTAATTACATTAATTCATGGTTTTTTGTTTCCATTATCATCGTACTCCGTAAGATCTTTCTTTTCAGCATCTGTTAGCCAAATACCTTGTGCAAGGATAAAACTATCAGTAAGCATTTTGCGATTAAATACTCCCAATCTATCTAAACAGGCATCTAAAAGTTGCCCAATGGTGACAGTTTCAAATTCTCTCGGTGCATTAGAAAATACGGTAGTAACTGAATCTGTAGAACTCAAATTATTAGCTCGTTTACTCTCTCTAAGAAAATCGATAATTTGGATATTTGTTTTAAGACAATCAATGTTACATTCGTAAAGCAAATAACGCATGAACAACTCTGCATTACAACTAGCCATATAATTCTGTATATTCTTCTTTACTTGGTACTTACCTGGTGTAAGTTTACTCTTATTATAAAGCATTTCATTTACATGATTATAAGCTTTTTGTAGAGCTTTTGGTGTCATTTCTATAAGCTTTACTTCTGTACCATTATATGTCTTTCATACATACATATTAACTGAGTTAAGTGCTGTATTAAGTGTTTCTCCAAATTCTGTCATCTTCTTTATATCTTTCATATTAAAAACTATATTCTTTTACATTATCTTTTATTTGTTTTACAAAGTTCATAAAATAAAGGTTATCATACTGGATTTGTTTATCTTCACCTGTTATTTTATCTTTATAAATATCTCCTTTTTTAACATCTTCGTATTCTAAAAAACCTTCATCTCCCACACGTAAATCTTCTGGTTCTTTTCAATTTGGACATCTTGTAACAGTTAAATATCTATATAAACTGTTTTCTGCCTCATCAATATTCTGAAATACATATTTGGAGTAAAGGTCCTTTCTAATTGCCATTACTTTAGCTTTAATGACTCTCTTTTGTAGCATCTTCTATAAGATAATCTAAAGCGTCCTCAATAGCAACAATGGACTGTTTCATAAGACTAATTCTTTCCTTAAGGATTTTAATATAACTCTCCTTAATAGAAGCTTCTACTTCATCAATTTTTTTAAATTCCATATAAACTTATTCTATAAGCAACTAAGTGTAAATCTAAGTGATAATAATTCTCGATTAATGTGTATAAACTACTAGAAATAGTAAATTTTCTATTATTTATCCACATTTTCATTTGAAAGTCATCGTTAGTTAAGAAATACCTCTGAAAATCACTTTCCTGAAACTGGATTAAACCTTCTTCTATAATAACATCTGTTAACTCATGCAAATAAACAGTAACTATTTTATCGTTATATTTATCTGCTTTTGTTAATAGGAACTCAATTCTTCTATCTAGTTTTAAGTCAGATGGATTTTCATGAGGAATATCTAAATACCAATGATTTCCTACTTTTTTAAATACTAATTGGAACATCTTCTTCTAAATTAAGACACTGTGCGGCATGAACTGCTAATAAATCAGCTAACTCATTATATTTGTTTTTATTATGCCCCTTTACTCATATAAAGTTAACTGTATGAAAGTCAAGTAAATCAATGATCTCAAATCACAAGTCTAAGTTTTTCTTAGAATAATCATGCTCTTCAAATCATTTATATACTTGTTTTGCATTAATAGAATTAACTACATACTGAGAATCTGAATAAATGGTGAGAATAGAGGGAGTTTTAAAATATTTTAAAGCTTCTAAAACTCCCTTTAGTTCCATTCTATTATTTGTAGTATGTTTACAACCACAATAAAGTTTCTTTATAATAGTATCGTCTTTTATAATAATAGCACTTCAGCCACCACATTCTATAGAAGCTTGGTAAGAACCATCACAATAAATGGTATAGCTATCCATTAAGGTTAATAGGATATACCATACTCATAACTTCTTCCTCTATAAGCTTGGCAGTAGACATAAAAGTATCACTTACATGCAAAGTAGGAGGAATCTTAACCACTTTAAATGGTTTATTTAGAGCACGAGAATAAGCAATATCTCTACCAATTCTTTTATCAAAATGGTCTCTTGCACTACATCTAGAAACTCCAAAATACATAATATTAGTATTAGTATCCCAAATGCCACAAATAGTAATCCTTGGAAGACTCTTAACTTGTAGAGGTTCGCCAGTAGCAAGCAGTTCTCCTCTGTCAGAAATAAGGCAAGGTATATTTGCTAGCTTATACTCTCTGCCATAATAAAATCGTTCTTTCAACATTTTTCTTTCTTTTTATAAAGTAAAACTAATCGAATTATAATAGTTATAGTTACTGCTTCTAAAATCTTATTTAAACCTAATAATACTGCTATACTTGCAGAGGCCCAGACTAGAATTGCAGTAGTTAAATTATGGACACTTTTGTCCTTAAAAATTAATCCAGCTCCTACGAAAGAAATACCAGAAACTATTTGTGCAATAACATGGTAATCAATTCCTCCAGAAGGCATATAAGCTGAATATGTAAAACAATAAGCTCCTAACATTACTATACATAATGAGCGGAAACCTATTGCTTTACCTGCCTTTGCTCTATCCTGTCCTAAAAACCAAGAAATAGCAAGTATTAAAATTAAGTTTAAATAGAACATTTTGTCAAAAGTACTAAAATCTCTTTAGTTTTCTTATCTCTTACAAAGCCTGTAATTACAAAAGAATTAAAAAGAGAATCTCCTACTCCTAAGAAAGGGCCCCCATCGAAGTCAATTGCTTGTATATCATCAAGATTTCCTATAATACGAGAAACTTCTGTAGCTACGTATCTTGCTACATCACCTTTAATATCTTTATAAATAAGTTCTCTTTTAAATGAACTATAGGCGTGACCTAAATTATGAAGATATATTTTTTCTGGAAATTGTAACATTACTGAACAATAATTGGGCTGATTACACAAGAAATAGAAAGGTATAAATTTGCCACAGAAACGGCATTTTTAAGAGCATGTTTGGCTGCTTTGGCAGGATCTATTATCCCACTTCTATAAAGGTCTGTAATGAGGTTATTTTTGGCATCATATCCAATTTTATCAGTAAATTGAGAAGTATATTTCTCAATCTCTTTTTCTGTAACAATGCCGTTATTCTTAAACAGTTGGTGAAGTGGGGCAAGTAAAGCATTTCTAAAGATTTCATAACCAAGTTTAACATCTAAATCACTTGGATAATTTTGGTCCAGATAATTATAAATGTTATAATAAGTTAATCCTCCTCCTACTACAATTCCTTCTTCTATAGCAGCTTTAGTAGCAGCAACTGCATCTTCAACTCTATCCTTCCTTTCTTTAAGTTCGAGTTCTGTAGTTCCTCCTACATAAATTCTAGCAATACCTCCAGTAAGTTTAGCAATTCTCTGATTAAGAAAATCAATCATAAAACTGCCATCCATAGTGGCATCTGCCTTAATTCGAGCAAGATCTTCTTTAAGTTCTTTTACTCTATTATCAATATCACCTTCTCCTCCTATAATAGTAGTAGTATCCTTATTTACGATTACTTTTTTACACTGACCTAAATCAGAAATAGTTATATCTTCTATTTCCAATCCCATATCATAATTAATACTTCTACCTTTAGTAAGAATGGCAATATCTTGCAAAAACGCTTTTCTATATTCTCCAAACGTTGGAGTTTTAACTGCACAAAGTTTAATTACTCCATTTAATACATTTAAACGAAGAGCTTCTAGAACATTTTCACTATAATCAGAAGCAATTAAAAGAATAGCTTTATTTTCAGAAGCAACTTCATTTAAAAGAGGAGCTATACTAGACATCTTTGTAATCTTTTCCTCTGTAATAAGAATATAAGGATTTTCAAGAATACAGGTATCTTTAATTACATCGGTTACAAAATGATTAGAAATATATCCTTTATCAAATTGCATTCCAGTAGTTACATCCACATAAGTCTGATAATTAGTAGATTCGTCTACAGAAATTACTCCATCTTTACCAATTTTCTTAAACGCTCTAGCAATGATTTCTCCAATTTCATAATCATTATTTGCTGAAACAGTAGCAACGCTTTGCAAATCATTTTGCTTTATAGATCGTGCTTCTTTCTTTATATATTCAAGTGCTCGTTCTAGACCAAGAGAAATACCTTGCTGCAATTTAGGAAAATTAGAGTCTGTAAGAACTTCATCTCCTCTATTTATAAGATCTTGTGCGAGTATGGTACTTGTGGTTGTAGCATCTCCTACAGCAGTTAAAGTTTTAATGGCTGCTTGTTTTATAAGTTGTGCTCCAGTATCTTCAAAGGAATCACTCAAATTAATTTCTTTTGCTACAGAAACCCCATCTTTAGTGAGTTTTATTTTTCCATTAAGATCTTTAATCACAACACACTTTCCTTTAGGCCCTAAAGTGGATTTAACTGCTTCAGCCACAGTATTTATACCAGCTTTAATCTTTTTTCGTGCATCTTGTTCAAACAATAATTCATTAATCATTAGAAACCCATTTTTTGTGTTTTCACATTACAATCAGTATCATTATAATTATAAATTTCTGCCAAGGTCATAGGAACTGTACTCTCTGGATGATTCAATTTTTTCAAAAGAGCATTTGTTTTCTTTAAACACAATGGCTTAAATTCATAATTAGCAAAACAACGACCTTTTCTTAAAAGAGCTGGATCAATTTTGTTAATATCGGCATTAAAAGTACAAATAAACTTTATATTAAAAATATCTGACAGCAACCCATCTGACATGTTCAATATATTAGCTATAGCACCATTAAAGTTAGTACTTCTATCCATCAAAATTTGTTCACAATCCTCCAAAATAAATACACTATCCTTATTATCAAGCATAAAGGAAATAAACTCTGGCGATGCTATATGTTCTGCAAGAGTATTTGTTACCAAAATATAATTATTTGGATGAGTTGTAATTAAATGACGTATAAAAGAGGTCTTACCGCTGCCTACTTTACCTCTTAGTACAATTAAACCACTCTCTCTATTAAAAAGGAATTCTTCTATATCCTTATAAACTGGAAAGAAATCGTCATTATAATTTTCATTTATATCTATTTCCATAGGATTGATATTAGAAGAAATAGTGTAATAATCTTGATTAAATGCTACAAGTTTAACTTCTGTTGCTTTACATGCTTCTCTTGTTCGTGGCAAAATAGAAAGAGAAGCTTCTAATTTAGCGCCAACATCTATAGGATCACAATACCAAATAATAAGTTTATCTGGACATATAAAGGTGAAACACTTTTCCTCGAATAAAGAAATAGAATTTTCATCGAATGGAGTTGTAAGTGTTTCTATATCGAAAAATTCTACATCAGAGTTATTATTTGCCTCTCCCAAAGTTTCTACTTTAGCGTAAATAGCTTCGGGAAACTTTTCTTTAATAAATTCTGGAGTAATTTCTTCCAAATTAAAAGAGTCCTCTTCTAAATTAAACACAACTTTATTTGGAAGTACACCATATTCTTCCAAAAAAAGTTTAGTCTCAGAAAATCTACCAGATTCATAACCTTTTTTAAAATCCATAAAATTAAATTAATTTAAATATCTTTTAGCGAAATCTTTTAGTGCTTCATATACCATTTCTGAAGTAATTTGTAAATTACCATGTATTTCATATGGACCATCTACTTCTCTATATATAGTAGTACCCTTAATAGCATCTTTAAAAAGAACGGCTGCTATACCATCTGTAGAATCTCCTTGCCAATAAATATCTACATAAAATTTCTTTTTATAAATACTAAATCCATGTACCTGACAATTCCATGGAAAACTAGACTCTGCAAGAACAGTTCTTTCTCCACGAGTTTTGGTGTGGGTTCCATATTTGGTAATGACTTCTTCTGCAATGGAAAAAGCAGAATTTTTATCTTTATTAATTAGATCTCTGTAATACTTTTTTGTTTTTCTCATTATGTAAACTCTGTTGTTTTTATGTCTATGTTTAAAAGTCTTGCTATATTATATAATATAGATAATTTAGTCCTTTCGTCAAATTCATTAAAAATATAAATATCATCAGTTTCAGTTTTAAACTTCAATTCCCCGTTTTCTATATAAAAATCACAGTTATCAAATTCTTCTAAGTCAAAGGAAATTTGTTTATATTTAGAAATAATTCCTATAACTCGTTTTTCAATATAATCTTTTTTTACTGGAGGAGTTTTTATATTAAGTAAATCGGGTCTATATTTTAATAAAATTTCTCTAATGTACTTTTTATTTAAGCAACCGAGGTGTAAACTAATTTGTTTATAAGAACAGTTATGTTCTTTCATTAATATAACGCATTTTTCTAAAGGGGATAAATTTTCTTCTCCTTTATATTTTCCAAAAGAAAATTCTGCACGTTTTAGATGTTCTTCCCACATTCTATTTTTTCACCCAAAAAAGCTGCTTTCAATATTTCTAGATATTTTTCTATAGTCAAATCGGCCATTGAAAGATAGGTAATTTCTGTAGCTTGTGAAGAATTATTTTCTTCTTTAGAAACTGAAGTATTGTTGTCTAAATGAGAATAGTCTTTAGTTAAAATTGTGGATTTTTTAGTTGAATGTTTCATTGTTGTATAAATTTTCCTTGTAGGAATAAATAATATTAAAGTTTTTAATCATAATATATAAATATTAAGCGGACATTAACCGAATCGAACAGTTATCTAAGATTTTGAAGATCTTTGTTTTTTAACCATTAAACTAAATGTCCTTATAAAATAGCTATATAAAATAGCTATTAAAGATGGATACAAACTTTAGAAAAGTTTGAAATGTCCAAATTAAACTTAGTTGCCCATTTTTTTACAAACGGAAGTATTTCATCTGTAATATCACAATTACAATATCCATGTATTTGTCTCACTTTTCCGTTTGGGGTAATGTCGATAGTAAAATAAGGTGTTTCCAAATTTGGAGTTTGTCTTAAAAATAAAATATATTCCTTCCCTTTTCCTACAGATTCAATATAAGAACTTACACAATGATGTAACTCTTTTCCTTCTGTTATTAAATCTTTTAAATCTTTTACAGCAATTATACTATATTCTGAATCAGAAAATTCAAACATTTTTGCCTTTTTGTAAAAAGCTTCATAAGATATTTGCATTGTAGATAATAAATTCTTTTCTCTATAAACTTTCTCTTCTCTAAAAATTTCAAAAACTTTATCATGCAAAGAGGCTAACTTATTTACGTCCTTTGGATACTTAGGAAAATTTGAAATATTGTGATTTACAATACTATCTCTAAACATGATGTAATCGAGATACATACTCACAAGTTCAGGTTTAAAAGTTTTTATTGTATGTAAATAATTATAATATCTTCGCAATTCCTTTTTACTTTCCTTAGAAAGGAGATTTTTATTAATTCTTTCTTTATCCTCCCATTTAATGAGGTCTATGTATTCGCAAGCTTGTTTATCTGAACAACTAAATAAAGATTTTACCGCAGTAAAACTACCTACTAAATCACCGGCAAGATTTTTTTCTAATAATGAAATTAATACACGTAATGTTGGGATTTTAACACCAAAATTGTCTTGTATTAATCTATTAGAAGAAACAAGTTTTCTGTGATTTGAAGTTAATAATATTTCAATAAGACCTCTTATTGGTATATTATATTGTTTAAGTGCTGCTAACAAATCGAAAAATACAGGATCATAGACATAGTTCATATATTGGACATAAACCCATATCTTCGAAAAGCATTGGCTATAACTAATAAAAAACTGAAATATATTAGAATATGTATCTCCTAAGAAAACAATATTTGATTCTTTCAAAAGAACAGATCCAAGCCATTCCGTACAAATTTTAAGTTCATCAGTATATATATAATTAATAAGAGCCTCTTTTGTAATTTCTGTAATATAAAAGTGGTAATCGAATTTCGATGTAATTCTCGTTGCATCTATAACTATAATCTTTTTAGGAAATTCTCTTGTATCGATAATGAGTTTTTCATAATACTCTGGACAAAAATATTTTTCTCTAAGTAAAAGATATTCAGATTCAGTCATTATTACCTAAGATTATTTATTATAACTATTAAACTCATTTATAGTTTGTATTTCATATCTAACTTTTCCTATAAAATCATTAAGAGTTTTAGCTCCAGCATAAGACATAGTAGAGCGTAAAATATCTTCTATTTTCTTTGCAAGAGTTGCTAAATCTGTAGTTGGTATATAGTTTCGACTACATCCTTCTGGTTCATTAACAATCTTTCCAAAACGATCTATTTGTCCTGATTCTGAAGCTTGTCCATAATACAAACCTTTAAGACGTATTTCTTCACAATTAGCAAACATACTTCCCATCATTACATAATCTGCACCTAAAGCAAGAGATTTCATAATTTTAGAAATATTATTTACTCCACCATCTGCTACAATCCTAGTAAGACATAGATACTCTTTACTCTTTTCAGTAAGCAAAGAAATTTGTGTCAAAATATCTATTTTTCTTTTAATTATTTCGGTGAGCAAATAAGGCAAAGATGCGTGTATTCCTGTTAAAACGGAACTTAGACAACCACTTCCTCCTCCAATTCCCACACGAACATAATCAATTCCTGCTTTACAATACTCATCATAAGCATTTGGGTTTGCAATATTTCCAGCCATAATAATAAGATTAGTACCATAATATTCCTTTGCTTTACGTGCTAGAGTAAAAATACTTTTCATATGGCCTTGTGCGCAATCAATTAGTATTCTGTAGGGTAATCTATTTTTTGGAAGAGGGTTTTCTACAAAATATTCTTTAAATTCTTTCAGAGAAACAGCTACCCAGGAACCATTTGCAATTTCAAATCTTCTTTCTACATTCTCAGTAAAGAAAATGGGATAAATAGGAATAAAAGCACTATTTTGAAAAACTCCTATATTATTTGCATCAATTAAACAAGTCATAGGAGCTACAAAAATGGGGAGTTTTCCATTTTTATAAGGATTTACTTCTTTTCTAGAAGTTATAGTAGAAATAGTTTTTGGTAAAAGTCCTATTTCATCAAAACTATACATCATATTCAATTTCTTTTTTAACTTTATCTAAAAGTATTCTATCTACTCTATTTTCTTTGGCAATAGTTTCAAATACTGCACACAAGTAAACAAGCGTTTTAGGATGCATTTTTGGAGAAGAAAGTAAAATCTTTCTACAGAACCAATTATACTCTTTTTCAAAAGTAAAATCTTTTCCATTATATGTTTTCCCTGCGGCTAAATAGTCACATATAAGCTCTATAACGTATTTATATGGCATTTTTATCGCAGTTCCTCCTTTATCAAGGTTGTCCACCCAATACTCATAATGATGAGGATTATGTCCTTTATGATGTTGCCACGCTAGACTATAACCATTTATATCTTTAGCAACTTCTATTGGAGACTTTCCTTCTACAAAGTATTTAATACTCTCAAAAAACTCTATTGGAGAAAACTTACTTAAATCATGAGTAATTCCTTGCCAAGTTATTCCACATTTATTTGCATAATAAAGAACCCAATGTTTATGGATAATAATCCTCTTTATATGCTTAAAAGTGTTCACAATATTGTTTAAATTCATTTATATAAGCGTTATCGTTTCTATGATTAATATTTCCTGTATACCCATACCAATCTTGTGAAGTATACTTTTTCTCATTAATTTCTATAGAAATACCATATTCAATTAAGAGTTTATTTTCTGGCTTACAATTATCACAATAAGGACACTGCCAACTTTCTATAGGAGTATATCCTGTAGCAAGTTTTCCACAAATAATACATGTTCTTTCTGAAATATATTCATACTTCATAAGAATTTTATCTATGTCTCGATTTCCTCCAGTATAATTAATATCCAATCGACCAAACTTTTCTTTTATATCATTTATAGTAAAAGGACTCTTTTTAAGATACTGTTTAATCTCTTTGCACATTTGTATGCCAAAAGCTTTTTTCCAGCCTGTGGGAATCCAACAATACCAATTATATGGATAAATCCATATACGTTTCCCATTTTTATTTCTATAACAAAGAAAAGGAAATCTTAAATTCAGATAAGTAGTTTTTATTACTCTATAAATGTATTTAAAAGGATTCATTATAGTTTTCTTAAATTATATACCCAACCATTATTTCCATATAGCACATAAATCTGTAAAGGTTCTCCATCTGCTGCTCTTAATTTAACAACACATGGATCGCCATCTTGATCTAAGGCTTTGTTTCCTATGGTTTCTTTATCTATATTTACAGGTTCTGAAGAGAAAATATACTGCTGTGGAACAACTGTTTGAATTTTAACAATCCAATCATCGAAATTAATCATTACAGTGACATCATTTGTTTCTTGCCACTCTTGCCATCTTCCATTTAATGCAACTGATACTTCGGTGGTTTTATAAAAAACAGTTTGTGCATTTCCTAAAAATGGAATTATGGCAAAAAGAATAATAAAAAACTTTTTCATTTTAACATATTTTAAAGGACAAAAATACGGCCTTATAGAGTAAAGATGATACGCAATACATTTTTAACCTATAAGACCGTAAAAAGTGTGTTATTTTAATAAATTTTCTAAAGCATTCTTTGCATTTATAAGTTGAGTTCTAGTTGCTCTACAAAGAAAGTAATTATCTATAACTTTAATTAAAAGTTTAGCTGTTTCTTGAACCGATTCCATAATTAGGATTATTTAAATATAAGGTTCTATATTTTTCTTTAATGAAAGTTCTATTTAAAGGTCTGTCTTTCATAAAAGAAATATCTTGTAATTTATTATCTCTGTCTGAAAAAACTATTTGTATTTCTCCATTAACTATATTTACTACCCATCCCTCATATATTTCATCATTTATTTGTATTCAGACATCATCGAACTGTTTGAGTGTAGACAAATCTTTTTGAGGAGTTTCTACTTTGGGCGTAGGTTTTTTAAAAAGTTTACTAAATATGTTCATAAGTAATATTTTTAAAAAAGCGTTTAGCGTTACCCAAGTATAACCACGTGGAGGCGCTTTAATCTATACTCTCAAAATAGTTAATGGTTAGTCTTCTCAGTCTTCAATGTATTCCAAAGTTTCCTCTTTACGTTTTTTAGTTTTAACGTGCTTGTTTTTTGGATTCTTTGGTTTACGTTTAAACTGTTCTGAAGTCTTAGAGTCTTGATATTTATCAAGATCATTCATGAGATTTTTAGACATATAAATTAAAATTTATACGTAAAGATATATGTTTGTTTTGTTAAAAACAAATTTATTTGTGATTTATTTAAAACTTAAACAAATTTTCTATTTCTTCTTCTGTTAATGGTGTAATACCAGATACAGCTTCTGGAAGATTTAGGTTTGTCATTAACTTGCATGGGATCCTTGTTATTGTAGAATGTGGATATAAGTATATATAATTCAAATAAGGGGTATTTGTTATAAAATAACTACCTCCAGAATGTACCACATAATATTTATTTCTTATAATAGGAAATTTATATTCTGTATTTTCTTTTAGTACTACATTTGTAAGAATTTTAAACTCCCGTACACTGAGCACTGCATAACAACGTCCTTCTGTATATAAATATACATCCCCGGTTGTTCTTTTAGCGATGTAATATTCTTCCATTTTAAAATTTAAATAAATTTTCCAGTTCTTTCTCAGAGAGCAACTTACCTTCTTCAGGAATGTTAATAAGAGTTAGATTCTGTTTATATGAAATTATGTTTTTGCATATAGGGTTTGGATAAAACCATCCATCCACCCAAGGAGAAGTGCTTAAAAAACAGTTTTCATTTCTGTCAACAAGCCAATACCCTTTTTTAAATGGAATTTTTGTAACTTCTCCTGGGTTTAGTTTAATTCCTGTATAAGATTCGAAGTACTTATCTTCTATATATTTATAAGTATAACCTCCGTAATAAAGTTGATATTGTCTTGGAGTTTTAATTACTTCTATTTCTTCCATTTATACGTTGTTCTAAATCATTTAAATCATACCAAGTTCTTGTATCTATACAACAAAAATCTTCTCCTATATAAGGATCTTTTTTAAGTTGACTGTGACCAATAATTTGATAATAGCCTTTTAAGATATTAAAATTACCCATTTCTTGAAGATCTGCCCAAACTAAAGAACCTGCTATAGTCCAACCTCCTCTATAAAAAGAAGCTTCATTTAAAGCTCTATAAAGATAGATATCCTTTTCTTTAAAAAGTTTATTAATATATTGAGGCAAATCTTCTTCCTTTATGTCACTAAATAATTCTGGGTGTTCATTTATCCAAGGCTCTGTAATCCCTGCATGAGAAAAAAGATATTTTTCTTTTTCTGTATTCAGAGTATAACAAAGTTGAAATAAATCTCTATTCTCATTAAAAATGGATTTGTATTCTTTTATTTGTTGTAAATCTGTAGTATACCGACAACAAAATTCCCCAATGTCCATATACGGAAGATCGTGGTTTCCTAAAAGAAGTATTACATCATTTGGTCTTTCCTTCTTTACTTGAATTATTTCCAAAAGATTTTCTTTAAGCTTTTTAAATAAATTAGGATCTGAATAAGAATCATATTCTTGAAATTCTTCTTCATCTAAGTAAGGATCTAAATAATCTCCTAGAAAAATTAAGTTAGCATCTTTTGGTGTAGATTTCCAAAAGTTTCTTCCATGTACATCTGGAATAATAATAATTTTATCCATTATTTGTGTAATTTTTCTTGTAGATAATTTATATCGAGGGCGTACTTATAATAATTTAGTTTACTTGTTTTAGTGGCAAACTCTAATCCAAGAGAATCTAAAGCATGAATTGTTTTTTCATTACTTGGTGTAAGAACAAACTCGTCTTTAAGCACATAAAGAGAATCTAAATACTCTTGTATAAATGCATCTCTTTGTTCTATTTGTTGACGTTGGTAGCTATGTTGTTTTTCGTCTATTATTACTGAGTATATAGCAAGACTTATACAAAGAATAGAAGCTACAAAAAGTCCAATTATAGTCTCTTTTTTCATTTTTATTTATTTTTTAAATAGTTCCAAACTAAATCGATAATTACTAAAAAATTCAGTTGTATTTGATCCCAAACATCGATTTTTATAGGATTTGAGTCTTCTACTTTATCTTTATATGGCCAATCTACAATTATAAACTCCCATTCACACTTAGACCAATAACGATACATAAAATAACTTTTCATGTACTCAGCAAGAAGTTCTTTTTCTTTAAAAGACTTATGTTCCTCTGTTATTTTAGTTAACAAGCCTTTTAGAACTTCATATTTTTCTAATTTTCCTTGAAAAGATTTGCAATAAACAAAATACTCTGGGCGTTTCATTTTTTAAAGTTTTAAATTATCAGCAACATTAAATAAACCTCTAATTCTTAATAGCTGTTGTGCTCTATGTAGATATTCTAGTTTATCTAATTCATCTATTGTAAGATAAGGTTTTAATTTATTTCTAAGATGTGAATTTTTTGTTATCCAAATAGCAGCAGGAGGATTGATTTTATCATCAAATTCCCATACATCACCTTCATTTCCAGGAAAATCTGCATTTAACCAATCCTCTCCTACAGTAACTACTTGCATAGGATAATAATGGGAATCTGTAATCCAATCTCCCACCATAAATTCTTTGCATTTAAATGGTCTACTCATTTTCTAGATCTATTTTAGAAAAATCTATAGAGTTTAAATATGCTATTCTTTCTTTAAGAGTATTTTCTTCTTTTTGTAGAGTTTCTATTCTATTTAAGAAAGAATTAAAAATTTTATTTAAAGCATCTTCTGGAGTTTTACCAGAAGCACGAATACCTGTTACTTCTGGAGTAACATTAGTATTAGTAAATGTCATTACTTCTTCAAAAGTAGGAGATTTTGTTTCAGTTAATCTTACTTTATATGTAGGAGTAAAATAAAATTTTAAAGTAAACATATTATTTTAAACTTCGATTAAAATTTATCATTTCTTCTGTAACTGAGAAATATTGCCAAGCTTCCTTTGGTAAACGAGATTTAAGCTTTCGTAAACTTAATTCAAAATTAATTCCAGCTTTTTGTCTCATATATTCAACTCCAGCTTCAAAAGAACAATGTGAAAGAGTTTCATCTTCATAATTTTGTAAAGTAAGATTCTTTCTTTCTTTATTTACCCAGTCTGCCCAGGCATTTTCTGCATTAATATTCATCCCACTCTACTTTATATGTACCTATATAATTAGAAGAATAAAAAGGCTTTGAAGCACGAGATTTAGCATTTTCTTCTGTTGTATAAACATAAGTGTCAGTAACTACTCCCTCTGGAGTTTTATAAAAATTTACATAACCCTCACGTTTCTCTGGTAGAAAATACAACTCAAAATCAGGAAAGATATTTCCGCAAGTACCATCTTCTTTCCAACCAAGTACAATCTCTTTTTCCCAAGTATATGCGTCATCTACTAGCCCTATTACACATTCTCCTGTTGAAGATTTTCTATCTGTGCAAATTATACGTACAGGTTTTCCTGATTTTGTAACTATTTTCCAAGTGGGATGTTCTAGATATTCTTTTAAACTAAACTTTTTCATAACTTATTTTTTTAATTGGCACGAACACATCATATCCATCATCATCTTCATAATGATCGATTATTTATCATAAAACTCTTGGTCATTAATATTTACATAGGTAATGATTTTTGGGTTATTTATTTCTTGTAAGATCCAATACCAATCCCCATAAGCATAATTATCCTCTATTCCAATAACAAGATATTCTGTAATTATTTCTTTGTCATTTTCGTCATAACTTGCTTGTTTTCGGATAGTACCAAGGTATTCTTTAAAGTCCTTTTTGATACTATAAAAATTAGGATTAAAGCATTTAATAGCCTCTTCTCCTAAATACTCCTCATATTCTTTAAAATCATTAAGATTCTTAAGCACATAAACAGGTTGATGACCAAAAGGTCCATTTGTAATATATTTTTCCATTTATGGTAATTTAAAGAGTTTTCTTAGAAGTAAATAACTCATATAAATTAATGCAACAAATGTTACTCCTGGCCAAAATATCACATATATGGAAAGACTTAAACTATTTACATACCAAATATTATATTCTCTACTTTCTATTGTAAAAAATCGGGGTTCTCTTCCCAAAGAGTTTAAATGCCTATCTATCTTTTCAAAGATACAGAAAATACAGATTCCTATAATAAAATACAGAAATATGCATAATATTACTTTCATAATTTTAATATTTTATTTTTATTGTTTTTATATAGAAGCTATCGGGATATGCACTATTTTTAGCCTCTTCTTTTGAAGTGTATATTTTACCATAAACTTCCATTCCATTGCCAAAGTTAAATATGTTAATATACCCGATATCAGTTCCGGTTGGAGCAAAGAAAAGATCATATCCAGATTCCATTGCTATTTTCCATTTTCCGTTTTTATACCAAGATGTTACAATGTTTACATCTTCAGTTTGGATTACTCCGGCTATACCTTGTTCCAATCCTATATTAGTACATTGTATACGCACGGGCTCACCATTTCTAGTTACAACTTTTCTTGTAGGATTTTCAGTAAATTCTTTAATATTAAAAGGTTCCATATTAAATTATATTATTTATACATTCCTTTATATCTTCTTTAATCAAGGCTTCTATTTCTTCCGCAAAACTGATTAAATATTCAGTAAAATCAAAATTTACTTCAAAGTTCTCATTTACATTATTCCAATCAATACTATCATTTGCAGCTTCCATAAGTGCAGATGAGTATTTTTCTATAAGTGAGTCTTTTGCTTTCCAATCTGTCATAAAACTATATTTCTACCGGTTCATTTTCCCAAGTGAGATGTTTTCCTATAAGTTTTTCATCCGCATTATAAGGCATTTCTACCATATCGATACAGAGTTTATCCAAATCAGGCATCCATGAAATACCCTTCCGTATTGGTTTTTCTTCATAAACACAAAGAACATTATTTTCCAAATCTCTTGCAATCCAGGCCATAACTATTTATGTTTTAAAACATACGTTGTATCTGTTTGATTATCAACAATTGTTATTTTTGTTATTAATTCATATTCTGAAGCAGGAAATTCTTCTTCTACTTTAGTTTTTGGATAATTAATTACAGTTTTTATAGTAATTAAAATTATACAAACGAAAGTTAAACCTATCACAATTAACCCCAGAGGATCATCATCATCTTTTAGTAATACCCAAACCCGTCCTAATAGAAGGGTAAGTAAGCTCACACATATTAATAATATAATTATTTGTGTAAGAGACATAATTATTTATTTTCTATTAAAAGTTTAGCTAAAAAGATTATACCTTCTATACCCATAGATATAACAATATCATGTGCTATAGAGGAAAGTATTTTTCCTCATTACTTTTTTCTTTTATTATATCAGCACATTTAATGGCTTTTTCTGCGGCTTTAAAATGAGAAACATATTTTTCTATATAATAAGGGAGAGCTACACAAAGTAAGCGAATTCTAACTTCATCTGAAAGTTCAGCTTCTTTTTCATAAGCTTCTTCCAACATACTTTTATAAGGTTCTTGCAGATCTATATCTGCCATAATTATAAATTTTTAAGTTCTTCTTTTTTCTTTTCCAAGAGGTTTAATAAATCCTCTTTAATGAGTTTACTATATTTATCCATAATAGGATCTAGTATTTTAGAATATTCACTTTCTAGAAACACAGATTTCCAGCCGTTAGATGTATCTTTACACCAATCTAATTTTAAATAAAAATTAGGATTGGGTTTAAACTTTAATTCTTCTAAAATAGAAGTTAAAAGTTTTATGTTATAAGAAAGAGATAAAACTTTATCTATTATTTCTGTTTTCATGATAAAAAATAAATTTATTTGATAAATAATAAGTAAATTTCTTTCTCTTAAAATTCTAGACTATTTTTGTACCATTCTAAATACTTATTTGATAACCATAGTTGAAATACAGGGCATGTTTTTCTATCTTCACACCATTCTTTTGAGTTGTTATCTATACTCCAACCTTCACACCTATAACAAATGGGAAGTAAATCTTCTATAGTATCCTTATTATCCATATAAGGTTTAAGCTTTTGCCAAACCTCTTCTCGTTCTTTTTTAGATACCATGCTATTCCTCCCATTCTATTTTCACCGTGGTCCTGTAGTGTTTGGACTTGTCATGACTTCTCGCATATTCCTCCGCATGCTCTTTGGAACAGAAGATTACTTCATCAGATGTCGTCTGTCCATGTCCATCATCATATACATTCACCCATCCTGTGTACTTTGTGGTGTCGAACCAGAGATTGCAGTCGTCCGTGTTGCTGTTGCTGAATTTGCCGTCCTCTTTCCAGCACCTGACCGGCTGTTCTCCATAGGTGTTGAAAGACAGCAGACCTACAATACAGAAACCTCCATCGGATTTCCTGTCGGTGCAGATGATCCGGACTTCATCCCCGTCTGCGGTCACTACCCTTCTCGATGGATTTTTGAGGTATTCTTCTAAACTAAATTGTTTCATGGTTTTATTTGTATAAAATAATATTTGTTTAAGTACTTTAAAGTATTTAAAAACTAAGCCGTTACAGTAGTAACTGTAATAGCACTAGTTGTATTATCTGTAAAAGTTACTGTTCCTCCAGTAACAGCACCAGTAGCATCTTTTGTTAAAGAAATGGATTTAACTCCTTTTCCAGCAGTCCCAGTGTCACCTTTTTCTCCCTTTGGTCCAGTAGCTCCCGTAGCTCCCTTTTCACCAGCATCTCCTTTAGGTCCTTGAGATCCTGTTGCACCAGTAGCTCCCTTTTCTCCTTGAGGACCTGTTGCTCCAGTATCCCCTTTATCACCTTTAGGTCCTTTGAGGCCCGCAAGTTGTTCTGCTGTAAACATACTATATGTAAAAGCAGCTCCTGTTGCTCCCGTAGCACCTTTTTCTCCTTGTGCCCCAGTATCTCCTTTATCTCCTTTATCACCTTTATCTCCTTTAAGACCTTGTGGACCTACTGAACCTGTATCTCCTTTTAAACCTTTGAATAAGGAAGATTTTATCTTTTTATTGGTATTACCATCAACTACAAGCACATATTCTGTACCCGCTAAAGTGGTTTTTTCGACTAATTCACTTATTTTTTTTCCTTCCATTTTTATTATAATAATTTAAACTAACTAATTTTCAAGACATATAGGACACTCATCTTCTGTGAGTAACTCTATATTGTCTTCTCCTAACACACGAATATAATCATCAATTTCAACATCTGTTATAGAACCATCCTCTGTTATGATACTACAAGAAATAATTGGACTTGCACTTTCTATAAATACAGTTTTTCCTTTTGTTCCTGTAATTCGAAAAAGAGTGACTGCATTATAAAGACATGGATCATCAATAAATTTCTGTGCAGGAGAAAGATCTCCTATACTCATGCTAACAAATATATCAGCATCTACAGTTCGACAAAGATGAACATCGACATAATCTCCAGTTACATTAACTTGAAATCCGTATGTTCCTTTATCTGTTTGAGTAATTTTTGATACTGTCATTATAAACTTATTTTATTAAAGTACTTAAACAAATATTTTTATAACAAAGATACAAAAAAAGAAAGTAAATTATATTGTATTATAATAAAAAAAGAGTAGTAATTAAATGAAAATGGATTTATTATATATTAACCTTACTCTATTATTGTTTTTTTAAAATCATCAATTGAAACGTAATAATATTTTTTATTATTTTTTAATCCCTTGATTTTTGAGTACGTGTAATGTTTTGTCAAACATCTACTTGGCTCCAGCTATAAAATCAGTTTATGTATCTACTATTGTGTAATTTATATTACATGTAGTAGATACATATTCTTTTGCTTTTTCTTTAAGTGTCGTATTACAGTAATGGTTTAGCAGTTTCTAACAAATCTTCGAAAGTAGTGATAAATTCTTCTGCCATATCATATGTAGGAAAAGATAGTCCACTTGAATTTTTATAATCTGTAGATATAGTAAGCTCTTTATTAGTACCTGATAAAATTTTACAAACACAAGCAGCATCTTTTACCCAAGCATTTCTTAACTGAACGAGTTTCATATATGCCATGAATGCTTCACAAAGTTCTTTTGACAGAACATTTGCATCTTTCTGAGGTTCTCTTTTACGAGTCAACACTTCTTTAAACTCACAGTTCCCATTAATAAAATATTCATTTTCTTTTATAGGATTCTGTTCGCAGTAATCTTCCCAAGACATTGGTTTGTCGTTAGAGTTGTACCAATCTCTATAATAAGCATTGCGTAACTTCCACAAATTATATTTATCGGTTGAAAACCAATTAAAGGCATATCTGATAAAATTTTCATTATAACAGATTGCCTTACTGTCATTCTTGAAAAACTCTTCATAAAACTCATTCTTCCATGACTGTTTGTCAAGCCATTCGAGTATTTGTTTTTTTGTTTTCATAACTATTTCATTGTTTTTATTGTTTGATAAAGAGCACTTGAAAGGGCATCCACAAATCGCTCATTGTCATTCAGATCATCCTCGCCGATAGCATCAAGAACAGCGTGTATGAGTTCGTGAAAGAATGTCTGTTGTTTTCTTTCCTCTGTCAGCTTTTCTCCACCTGCGGTTTCAGCTATGTGTATGGTACAGGTTGTGCCATTCCAATGCCCGTATTCTTCACCATATCTCATAGATTCTTCGTGAAGGATTTTGTAGTCAAGCCCTCCGACTGAGAAGAATTGTGGTATTTCAAAGTTCATAATGCTATTTCTTCGATTGTTTCTATATCTTAAAATTGTCTGCT